CGCTAAGACAGAAGGACATCCGCACATTATCAAGTATTCCACACCTTTTTCCACACATTATCCACAGGCATGTGGAAAACTTAAGTATATTTAAAATGACATTTATAATATACTCCGAATACACCCCACAGTACCTTCGGAGTTACTTAGATAAGGTTATTACGGTAGAACTTATCACGTTCTCTCTCCTCTTGATCGTATGCATGTAACCTAGATCTAATACCATACTCCTTCTCACTCATCTCATCTCTATCTACTTCCGCAATGTTTGCTCTCTGTGATGCCATTGATGCATTAGTCATCCACCAACCTGCAATAATATACTTATCACCACTAATAGGAGGCACCCCACAATGAACATAAGACCAAGTACAAGGGAAGAAACAAATATGACCACGCTTAGGTAATGCTTTGAAACCATCTACAAATGCAGTCTCTCCTCCTTCCTCTACATCATTCAAATAGATTAGATAAGATATTGCTCTCCAATAACCTTCATGAGCATTAGGATCATAATAGTCATCACTATGCCATTTAAAGAATCCTCCAGGTGTAGTCTTCTGTACGTTAAATCCTGTGATATAAGAGTTCTTACGAAACAGTGGATAGATTAGATCAGGACATTGATCAGTAATGAGATCAGTATATGTTGCAAGAGTCTTTAGAATAACACGTTGTAGTTCTTGTGATTCAAAGTGATACTTACGATTATTATAGATGTGTAGATCAGTAGACTGTTTAATCTTTAGATTTACTTGAGGAGGACCATCTTTATGACCACATACACCCTGATGAACATTCTTATCAGTATTAAACTTTGCAATTAGTTTATCGCAAAATTCTTGTGATAGAAGAGGTTCATCAGAATAATAAATGTAGTTGTTAAACATAATGTTTGTGGTCTTGTTGTATATTACTTATAAAGATAACCACCTGCCCAATCACAGTTCTCTAATACAAACTCACGCTCGGTGATAATGAGAAGATTAAAGCGTACTCCTTTAGCAGGTTGTTTGAATGATGCTGCCTTGTATAACTTCACCAGTCTTCTTGTCAATGAAGGCATGAACTGATTCAGTCTCACCATTCACACATTGCATGACCTTGTGATACTTACGACCAGAAGAGATTAATGCATAAGAATAGTTCTGACCATTAGGATGTGAACGCTGATGTGACTGTTGCAGTGCATCACACAACATTAGACCATACTTAGTCACATTGAGTTGATTGGTGTTCTGTGCATCCTTCTGAGCACAGTAGTCAGAAAATTCTTTACTATTATAGAATGCTTGATCTTGGTTGAATGTGGTGGTGGTCATGGTGGTGTCCTTTGCTGATGAATTAATCATAACAGATGCTGGAGCGTCATCGGTGGAGTCCAGTGCCAGTTTAAGAAGTGGCATGGCACTGTATGCACTAGTCTGATCTAGTGCTACGATCTTACCTATCTTATTTGATCTGATGGGGGCATGGTAAGTGTGCGTAGTGCCTCTCTTTGTTGTCTTAAATTTGACAAACCCCCAGATTGTGCTGACTGTAGCGCCGCTATTGAAATTATAATGGTTAAGATGGTCACACCAGATGCTAATAACATTTGGTTTAAATTCAGCGGTTCGGTATCTGTATCCTGATGGTGCTTCATAAGGGAAATCAGTAGGTAATTCGTGCATCATACAGTTCAGCGTGGCGTTGTAATTCATTGATGTGATAATCTTCAATCGCACCATCAATGGTCTCATTCATCATTTCACTTGAATGAAAAATTGACTCCCACGACTGTTGCTGTTGGGTTCCTTGCGAGTGCAGTTGTGCGAGCATCATGAGGGTTAGCAGCGATTACTTTTTCTTCAAATAGTTTGCCAGCGGCATACATTTTAACAATGTAAGTCATGATCTCATTACCTTGTTGAAGAGTTCATTGAAAGTTTTACGATCATCAACGAGAATAGGATGATCAATTAGATCAGTGTTGTCAATCATGATCATCAATTCTTGCAACAGAATTAACTCTTCATAATGCAAACCTGTGATACTAAGAGTTTGTTGTGCCATCATGATTCTACCTGAGATCTTTTCTCGTAGTCAATGTTCTGAACATTGAATCCATAGAACTCTGTAATCTCATCCACTAGGTCATCTTCATCACAATGCCAGACACGATGTAAACAATCAGTGATGAGTTCTTCCTGAATGTTTGGAGGCAGTTCAAAATCACTGTCCTCAAAATTAAATGCGATCTCGCATACTTGATACTTACTTGTCATCAGTTCCAACCAGTTGATTCATCAGGATCACTATCTAGTAGGTCAGGATAATACTCCTCAACCTCTTCAGTAATCTCAGCATCAGAATAGTTTGAGTAAGACTCATTCATGAAGTCATACAGAACACTCATTACAGTTTTTAAATCCATGTCGTCAAGTGTTTGCTGGATGAGTTGGGATTGAAGTGTTTCTCTGTTCATGAGATTTGTTCCTATGAAGTAATTATAGAGCACTGAGAGGACGCTAGGAGCGTCCCTGTGCCACTTATCAGACTGACTGGACCAGATCACCAACGCGGCGAGCATCTGCTACAATACCGCCCAGTGACATGCCCATAAGATCTTCTGCTTCAACAATCTGAGTCAGTTGTGATACAAATGCCTGAGATTCGCTGGTGAACTCATACATTTTATCAGGATTAGACTGATATGAAATAGTTACAACTGCATCTTCAATCTTGATGAATGCAACTGCACTGGATTGTTCAGCAGTGAGAATACGAGCGATAGGAGCGTTCACGATCATGATGATAAAAAAATGTTAGTGTTTGTTTGTCTAGGTCTTACGCTTAATACTGTGCAGCCTAGGAGAATGGAACGAATAAGCAATACTTGTTGTTATCGTAGATACCAATGGTTTCACGATCAACTTCAACCCGCTCAAACAATTCGTCCCAATTGTTTACCCACTCTTGGATAGAATAATAGGGGATAATGTTATCCCCATGTAGAGCGTAGTTAGTATGCATCAGCAGGTCATCGGAGCATACTCAGAGCGTGGCATCTGCTCTACGTTGTAGTTAGTTACCTCAGCACCGTTAGCGATACGCTCTGCCCACTCATTACGTGCTGTGAGCATGGTGACAGTGCTGTAGGACTTGAGACCGTTAGCATTCCAGGTGACACGCTTCTGGAAACGCTTGACGACAGTGCCAGACTCTTCAGCGATGAATGCCTCAGGAAAGAAATCAACCGTGGTGACGAGTGTAGTGAGTTGCATGGGGTTCCTTGGTTGATGAATTAATTATAGGGCATCAGGCAGCGATGCCAAGGGTCTTAGTACCAGTTTGGGAACTGTCACAGGACCACTGGACAATGGGGCGAGCGATGGCAGTCTGCATCAGTGCTGCAACGTTGGTGCAGATGTAATCATCATTACCGCCACTCTGTCCACCCTGTTGCACATTGAACAAGCAATCATCACTCTTCAAGTGTGCTTCAAAATCTTCTTTAGTGATGTAGAACACGCGAATGTCCTGCTCAGAAGGATTAATTCCGCAGAAGATCAGGCGTTCCCAATCCTTACATACGGAAACATGATTAATGATGAACTTATCAACGATCACACCACCTTTTTTAGCGCGAGTGGCGATAGAGAACTTAATCTCTGTGAGGATATTACTGATCACACGATCATGTCCTGCCGTAGATGTTGCGGCACGTTTGACTTCACAGAGCATGTTCTCCATGAACTTAGACACAAAACGCTCACCAAACTCACCCTTCTGCTTAGGTGACATGAACACATAACCCTCAAAAGGTGTACCTACCCAAGGATCACTCAGATTGCTGTCAACATAGGAGCGGAGACTACCATCAGCGAAAAGATTGTCAAACATGGAGTGCCTTGCGTTGATACAGATAGTATGGCATAAAAAAAGCACCCTGTCAAGGATGCTGAACCAGTTCATTAAGTGTCACAGGGGGGATTGTCAATTGGGGTCAATCTGTCCCACCATTCTGGATAGATCACTAGATTACTCGGTCCAACTGTCAATGTAATATACTTTCCACCAACATCATCAATGAAGTTTACTACACCATCGTGATCAAAACCATTAGAAGTGTAGAGGAATCGTTGTCCCTTTACAAAATCACTAATCTTCATAGATTAAACATTCCGGTTCAGATGGATTGGCATCACAATATAGTTCTAATGGTGATGGGTCATGATGATCACCTGCTTCAATCTCTGCCTTGTGATGTTCTGCATAATCTTCCAGTTCATGCAACTCACCTTCAATGTGGCGACGTTGATTGGGTGAAATCATAGGATTGTCAAGGATTTCTCTATCCTTGGCGATGTGAGATTCTATGTTCTCCATATTTTTTGGTAATAGTGAGAGTAAATTTATGTATTATTTATCTGAGGTTTGCTCAGACTGTAGACATTTTACCATAAGATGAGTGAAACGTTCCATTTTGTCGTGATGTACTGACGCTGGATGTTCCTTAAGTGCTTTTCGCAATGCGTTGAGTTCCTCCAGTTCATTAGGAGTTAATGTACTACAGCGATCCGCTGGTAAGAATGACATGTCGTGGTTTTGATTATGTTAGTATCCTAACATATCTAGGTGACTTACTCAAGTCTGTTAATAATGTTTTAATGTTCACTTAAATTGTGTATACACTGAATAACGTATACCTTTAGTCACTGGAAGTGTTTCATATGGGAACATGAATGCTGATGGAAACACAATACCAGTGCCAGTAGATGAGTCGGTTTTTTCTGTACCATAGAATTGTAATCCCCCACCTTCACAGTCATCATTAAGATGAATTATTGCTGTGATAGCAGCACCACTAGGTTCATGATGAATCGGACAATGATGTTCTACAGTGGATCTTATTAAAGTATATCCAATATCTGTACTGAAAGATGCTGCTCTAGGATAATCTTTGGCATACGAATACATCAATTTAGAGAATTTATCCATTAAAAGATCATCAATTTTGCCAGGTCCGATACCAACAACATCACATAATTTGTCACCATTGCTCTCTAACTCCTGCCAATCATCATGTTTATACATACCAATGATTTCTTGACATTCATCAGCAGTAAGAGTATTTTTAAACTGTCTGATATAATCTTGGGTTGCTCTATCAATAAAACTACAGTCTTCAAACTTCAGTGGTTCTATTGGGTTTTCTAAATCAACAACTTTCATCGCTCTTTACTAATTCTTCTAGGTTAGAAATTAACATACCTTGAATCTCCTCTTGTGACATACTGTTGAGAAAACTCCACTGAGGATCATTCTTATCCCAGTCAATGGTAATTTGACCAGTGTCCTCATCATAATCAATTTTAAGACTATCTTCCATTAGTCTTGCTCCTGTTTAAATAGTTTACGACACTTTTTAACTTCTTTGAGTTCATCTTTAATCATTTGATAAGCATCTTCAGGTGTTAGTTTCTTTGCCATTTCCATAGCAGTGATCATCTCAACTCTGGTTCCAAAGTGTTTAAGTGCTTCCTCAAAACAATTGAGTGATTCATACATTGTCATCATCCTTAGCAACTATATTATATTGCACTGGATGAATATTGTCAACAGTTCTCCTCAGATCGGAAACATATTTCTCTAACGATTCAATCCTTGCTTCCAAATCTGTAATTCTATCTTCATACATTTCATCCCGTGGGTCAAGACCAGAATCCGACATTTGATCAAACATGTTATTCTCCTGTTAAACTTTTAATTCGTTTTGGAACTCCAATGACCTTACACTATCTGCATTAAATGAAAATGTTAGTCTTTGGTCAGTGACATTTTGATCATCACTGAGTTTCACACAATGATTTAGGTGTGGTGGAAACAGCACTACATCACCATCAACAAAATTAGTGATGTAATTATCATCATAGTATTTTCTCAATGGACTACTCTGAACATTTATTGGTCCCTGTGTTTTCATTGAGAGATCTGTTTTTTGAAATGCAAACTGACCAGGCAGACAATTCTTTGCAAAGTAAACACCAGACCAGATAGGTGCTAATCCAGCCTCAGGAAGATGATTGTGCCATTCTTGTCCTTGACCTGCATAATATGCATTATACCAAAAGTTATAAAACACAATCTCAGTCATTAATCCATAAGATTTATGCAATTTCTTAACTTGAAATAGCAAATCTTTTTGAAGTTGATTTACTGCCTCCATCGGTGCATAAGGATCATCCTGCTGTACCTGAGGAAATGATGTATTTAATTCACACTGCCATGATCTAGGTTGACGTTTAACAACATCCCAGTTATCCCATTTATCATTATATTCATCATGCTTTTCAAACCTGAATTTGATAATGGGTGTTGAAAATAGTTCAATTACTTCAGTATTTTTCATTGTTATGACTGATGTTGAATGAAAAAGTTAGTCTCTGCTCAGTTCTGTTTGTTGCTCCTACTTTTACTGAATGATGTAAATGTGGTGGAAACAAAACTAAATTGCCATCAGAGAATGGAGTGGGATAAAACTCTTCATAATAATCTCTCAATGGTGTGGTTTGATGAGCAAAAGATTGTTGAGTTCTATGTGAGTATTCTGTTTTGATAAAATAAAATGATCCAGGGAAACAATTTTTTGCAAAATATACTCCAGACCAAAATGGATCCTTTCCATCAACTGTCAAATGATTATGTGGTTCTTGACCCTGACCATCATAATATGCATTATACCAGAACGCTGTATACCTTAAATCAGTCGGCATATTCTTACTGAGCATGATCTTCTTGATCTGGAACATAATATCTTCCTTCAGATCATCTACAATAGCAGGAGGAACATATGGATCATCCTGTCTCACTTCAGGGAATGATGTATTTAATGGAACGTGCCATGATTCTGGTTTGCGATCACATTTATCCCAGTTACCAAACTCTCCCGCGTATTTCCGATGAGCATCAAACTCAGTTTGAATAACAGGAGTAGCAAATAAATTTAATATTTTTGTTTTCATAGTTTTTCAGACCACACTTTAGTTAGCATATTTTTACGATGCTTTTTACTACAAACAAGAGTATCATCAAGATTCATATTATCCTTATACTCTTTACAATGTATATTAATAGATATAATAATTCTATCGTTATCATCGTAATCCACAGGATCTACACCATGAGATGCCCATGAAGGAAATGCAATGAAGTCTCCTGAGTTTTGTGTGTCAGGATAATACTTCTTGCCTTTACTAATAAAGTAAAAGCACTTCTGATCCTTGGGCGCTCTTATAAAATGAACCATTGATAACAACTGATCACCACTAAAATGTGTGTGAGTAGGATGAAACCCACTAGTTGTTCTATTATAGATCTGACACCACTTGAATACATCATTTACAGTTCTGTCTAGTAAATCAAGATGATCTAGAATTTCATTCAGTTTCTCATCATAATAACTCTCTAACTCAGGAGGAAAATGCCGAGATTTTGAAGCATTATATGATGAGTAAATAGGAAACTGAACACCCTTACGTGGGTAGATGAAGTTATCAATCTTAATTGACCGACTCAGTTCTTCTACCAGAGCATCACTTAATTTATCATTGAACGTATGAATGATCACAACTTTCCACTAACAATACCAGAATTTACCACACGAGTATAATTTTGAAGTGTGCCATCTTGAAGACACTTAAGATGCCATCTAGACATTTGAACCACACCTTCTTCAGTAGCACCAGTGAGAAAATGAGCACCCAAAGGATTCTTTAGAATGCTAGTATACAATCCAAACATACTCTTCTTGATGTAGAAGGTATCATCAATCCACACGACATTTTCTGGAATACTCTTTTCAATAGTATTATTTGGTCCTAGTGTACTCTTTAAAGATGGGTGAATCATGTTAGTTTCTTGGTTCAGTTGCTTTGATAGTTGCTTTTCTTCTGTCAACTTTATACCTCTCTATGTGTGTGTTCATATGACCTTCACATTGGAAATAACAATTTCTATTACTGCCATCAGTATCCTTGTAGTGGAGATGGTAAGGAAATACCTTATGAAATCCCCCCTCTGAACAACGAGGAGGATCAATTACAGGTCCACGTTGTTTTCTAGGGCGTCCTGGTTTGCGTTTGGTAATATCACCATCAGCGGCGACAGTGTTGCCCTTGCGATTACGAATTGCCATCAGTTAGTTACTTTACGAAGAGTGAATGTGCCGTCATTGTTGTTAATCCATTCCACTGTTGTTCCCGGTTCCCAACCAGTTGAGTGAATTAGATCATCTGTAAGGTTGAGAACTGCATCACCGTTGTCATCATAGTCAACAGTAAGTGTTGCAATTGCATCAGTCATTAGTCGCTTGCTCTCCATCTTGGTAGTGGTTGTGATTTTAAATTCTGGAATTCTTCTACCAGTGTCAAGATCTTGTATGATGTTTGTTTCGCATTACTTTCACTCCAGTTGTCCTGTTGGTAGACCTTATGCAATTCTTTTGAAATGGCGTTAATTACTATGTTGTAGTTCGTCATTTAATGAACATAACTATGACTAATTATAACACTTTTTTACACCCAAAGGTGCATTACTAATATTTTTTTAATACCTCTTGTAACACGCAGACCACAATGAGGATAGTTGAATGAAGATGGAAACATTAAAGTTTTACCTGCCGATGGTGTGATTACACGATCAATAAATTGAGTCTCTCCTGATTCAAAATCATCATTAAGGTAAGTTATAGTAGATAGCATTCTATGCATGTTACCTTCAGACCTTTCATCAGAATGCCATGAGAAGTAATGATTGTTATCTTTATACTCTGCTATCTTAGCATCAAATTTATAACCACGATTGAGTTGACGATGAAACTCTTGAGCAACCAATGGATAAAGTTGTTTGGTATATGTCTGAATAAGTTTGGATGTGTCAGGATAAGAAGGCAACCAAATAACATTACGAGAACTAAACTTCGTCTGTTCTTTCTGATTGCACTGATAGTTAGAATATAATTCTAACTCCTCCTTAGTCCAAACATAATCATACAATATCATTCTTCTGCTTTCTAATTTTTTCTACTCTACGCCTCATCATCCATGTATCAAATTTAATTCTTGGATACAAACGAGCGATTAGTAACCAGCGTCTAACGTTGACCCAACTTTCCTTAAAAATTAAATTAAAGTATGGGGCAGCGGTAGGGTCTGTGTAAATTAAAAATATGAGAAATGCAAAGATTACTATAGAGAGTTCATAGTATATCATTGCTCGCTCAATACCTCCAGGCACATGACCTCAATATCTTTCTCGCTCTCATAATCTAGGAACCACTCACCAAATTCTTCTACCAGGGCACGAGCATTCTCACTGTCTCCTGCCTCCAGGGCAGCACCAATCAATCCATCAATGTCACACAGAATGTTTTCTACTTGGTTGAGATCGCTCATGAGAAAAAAATGTAGGTAATGGGGGGGTGGAGATAACTCCAAAGGAAGATGTGAGATTTGAACTCACGGAGGTGTGATCCTCTCCAGTTTTCAAGACTGGTGCAATAAACCGCTCTGCCAACCTTCCAGCAAAAAAGGGTCCGAAGACCCCTAAATTATAGCACAGATCAGAAGTTGTACTTCACACCCAATTTTGCTCCATAACCACGGTCAAGATCTTCGTCGCCTGAACCTACGAAGGATACTTCACCATATGCACCGAGGTTGTCGGTCAAACCGAGACCCAGACCTGCCTTACCTGAAGGGACGGTATCAGCGTCACCACCATCGGGAGTCAGCACGGTAGCACCGCCCTGGACGTAGTAAGAACCAGCTTCACCAAGAGCACCTTCGTACCCTACGTGAAGGTCTGTTCCAGCGCCGTTATACTCGGATCCAGTCCAGCCAGCATTTGTTTCTACGTTGACGTAGGGACCAGCGAAAGCAGCACCAGCAGAAGCGAACAGAGCAGCGGTTGCTGCGAATACAGATTTGAACATTTAAATAATTCTCCTTAGTGAGATGAGTTGTTTGTAATAAGTCTTAACGTTAGGTCAAGACGTTGTATTTATTGTATCAGAAAGTTTGTGGTGTGTCAACCTTTTCGGTTTCCTCACCAACGCTAGCGTCAAGTTTGTCATACAGTTCAATGAAAGAAGTTTTAGTTTCCTCATCAAAACGGTTCACACAAACCTCAATAGACTTCATGCGTTTGTTGAAAATAGCGTAGGCACGGATGATGTGGACCAGGCGACGTGTTGAGATCACTTCATCAATGCCTCCGTCATTGAAGGTCTTACGAATAATATCTGCCCACTGAGCAAGTTTCTCACAGAACTCACGATCTTCTAGACCAAGTTCATGAGATATACCCTCAAGAATACGTTGCTCAACTTTAGGAGTAGGATATTCCTGCTCAAAGGTGAGAGCGAAACGCTCAAGGAATGCCTCATTCAGTACATTAGTACCGATGAAACGACCGTCATCAGAACCCTTACCTTTAGTATTGGCAGTGGCGATGACATTAAAACCAGCAGCGGGTTTTACATATTGACCAGTCTTCTTGAGGAACACACCTTTACCCTCAAGAATAGATTGTAAGCACATAACTTTGTTGCTGGCAAGATCAATCTCATCCAACAACAAAATAGCACCACGCTCTAATGCTTCAATCACAGGACCATTATGCCATACGGTGTTACCATTGACCAAACGGAATCCACCGATCAGATCATCCTCATCAGTCTCAATAGTGAGATTGACACGGATAAGTTCGCGACCAAGTGTAGCACATGCCTGTTCAACACTGAGGGTCTTACCATTACCAGACATACCAGTAACGAACACAGGGTAGAAGATCTTAGAGCTTATGATCTTCTTCATATCGGTAAAGTTACCGAATGGAACAAAAGTATCGTCCTTAGTAGGAACAAGATTTTGAACAACAGACTCAGAAACAGCAGCAGGAGCAGCGTAAGTTTGCTCTAGTTTCTCTTGAACAGAGAGATTCCACTTGCCATAACCAACCTTATACTGCTCAACGCGCTTCATGATGGTAGGATAGGTAACACCAAACTCAGTAGCGGCGGCACGAACTGCATCACCACTAAACTCATCACCATAGTGAGTTGAGATGAATGCGGTCAGAGCGTTCATATCAATGTTGATCTTACGTGGCATGTGGTGTGTCTCGGTTGCGAACAATGTTAATATACAGTATTTGAAGGGTCGTGGGCGAGACCCTGTGCCAGTTTACAAACTGTCTATTGGGAACCGTATTTTACCGCTAGGGTAAATCGGTGTCGGTTTGTGAACGATGTAGCGCGATGCCTTAAAGTTGCATCAAATTGAACCATTCTGTTTGAATAAGGAAGAACTCCTGTAATTTGATTATCAATTAAGAATTGTGTCTCTCCCTGCATTTTTAGATTCCATTTTTGATTAGCATAGAATAGAAACGTATAACCTTGCCTACCATCAACATGATAGTCTGGACTCTCACCAGCAGCGAAACAATTTACATACATTCTATCAAATGGATGCTCAGTTATATCAACAATCTCGTCAAGTTTATAACGAAACAATTCGTAAATCCAACTTGCCTCCTCAATGGAATGAATCATACCAGTAGGTTTTGCACCGGGATGATCAACCTCACCATAAAGATATGGTGCTGTCATGCAGTATCTTACTACATCTTTATAATCAACTTCAGATAAAAAATTATCAAATATCTCAATCATAGTTTCAGAAATGGATTTCCAGGTCTCCTTTCTTAAACATCTTTGCACCATGTCTCTGTGCCATGGCGAGTAGACGTTCAGTCTCAGTCTCAGTCACAGTCTCATCAGATCTAGGCACAAGGTCCACAGACAACTGTTCAAAATGCTCATTCAGTGTAGCACTAGACATAGTTTCCTTCTGTTTCAGGTTCTCTTGACGATTCTTAATGATGTTAGGAAACTGCCTAGCAAAAATATCTGCATTCTTAATGAACTCATCAGGATGATCAGTAAGATATTCAGAAGCATGTTGCTCTGCACTATGAATTTCATACTCAGTTTTCAAGAATGTCTTTAAGTAGGAACGGAAACCATATGGTTTTTTGACCTGATTATCAGCTTTCCTTACCGCATGAGATCCCGTAGTAAAGAATTGACGGTTGTCTGTAATCCATAATGCATAGCAGTTGTAAAGTTCACAATAGTTTCTAGCTTCTAAAAGTTCCCGTTGGTGCATTTTCATGAGTTCATGTGTATAGTAATTATAAAGGCAGATGTCTCATCTGTCAAGAGACAAGTGAAGCAAAGGAGGAGAGAAGTTTCTTGTTGGTGGTCTTCTTCTTCAAATTGTCACGAAATGCTTTACGAACCTCAGCAACACTGGCATCATCAGCAACATTGAACTCAGTCTCAACATTCATACCAGAGGCAGAAATAGCATAGAATGAATCATAACCAGCAACAAAACTCATCTCAATGGATTTGAATTTGCGCCAGTTCTTCATGATATTCTCAGGAAGTTCCATGTAAGAACGACCATTGCTAACGTAACGATAGAAGCGGGAGAAGTCAGAACCAGAACAAATACGAAATCCTAAGATATTAACATCAGGGTTGCGATCCTTCAGATTTTGAAGCAGAATAGCGGTCAAAGATTGTTCATAATCACCACCCCATGTAGAGAACTCTTTGTATGTGCGACCAAGTTGACGATCACGTAGAGTAGCAGATCCAGTGCAACGACGGCGACCAAGACCATTTGCACCATAAGGATATTCATAATGATAGGCAAGATCACAACCTTCTCCATCAGTAAGAATGACACAGTTCACCTTTTGAAGTTTATTATCGCTCTTGAACTTAGGGATGATAGTGTTAAGTGCGATGATACTCTCATTCAGAGGTGTGCCAGACAGTCCCAGACCAGCAGGAACTCTATACCAGCAAGAATACTTGAAAGTGTAGGTGCAACGGAACAGATTAATACACTGTTCCTCAAACTGCTTAGCATTAGTACGGGAACTAAGCACATTCAGCAGAGTAAAGTGCTTATTAACATCAATCGTACCTGCTTTCTTTACTGATTTCTCTGGGAGACCTTCTGTGCTGTCATAATCAGGATCAGTGAAAACAGGATGCCACTCATTAGTGAAAGCATAAACCTCAAAGGGGATCTGCACTTTCTTACAGAACCATGTTAGATTTAACAGTTGCTTTACAGTATCAAGAATAACATCTCCCATAGAACCAGACCAATCCAGCACGAAAATCATGCCATGATTCTTACCGTCAGGAAGAACAGTTACTTTTTTGAACAGATCTTCATTGTACTTGTATGTGTGCAACATTTTAGTATTAAGCACACCAGTACGAGATGTTGCTTGACGAGCATAAGCATCAGCAGATTTCTTACACTCAAACTCCTTTACAAGATAGTTGACTTCTTTTAAAGAAGATTTCTTGTATGTTTTATATGCATTGTCAACCTGCTCAAAAACATCACCCCAGTGCTGCATACGTTCTTGCTGTGCAGCAGTAAATTTTTTAGTAATATAAGGAGTCAGAACTTTAGAATCAACAATGATATTATCCATATACAACTCAGGCAGTTCTACATACTCAGTCTGGTTAGCATATTCAGACTGATTAGCAAGATCTTCAGCATTCTCATCAAAAGCACGTTGAGTCATAGACTCATTCTCATCACAAGTATCAGCAGCACCATTGCTATAAGAAGGTGTGTCTAAATCAGCACGCTCAGCATCCTGATTAGTCTCTTCACCCTGAACCTCTCCCTGTTGATTCTCTTCCTCTCCCTGTTCTTCAGTCTCACCCTGCTGTCCCTGCTGTTGTGGGGGCATAGGAGCGGGTGTCTGTTGCTTCTCCTGTTCTTTCAGGTAGTCAACAATATCTTCACAGATAGCAAGAACTTCTTCAAATGTCTCAGCATCACCTACACGAGCAACAAATTGCTGCTCAATGTCATTGGCGAAAGGAATCATAGCGAAAGCACCAACCTTGAAGTGAAGGTTGATACGATCAATGAACGACAAATTCTCAGCGTTGATTTCTTGAATCTCAAAGAAGTCCTGATCATTCAGTTCTTCATAACCCTGATAGAAACTACGAGAGAGACCAGGAAACTTACGCTTCATAAGTTTCTCAATACGAGCATCCTCAACAACATTCACAAAGTCTTTAGGAACATTGTTACGAACAGACTCACGCCAATCAATATCAGGAGTGTATAATGCATGTCCTACCTCATGCCCCACCAGCATATCGTATACGGTCGCTGACGCCTTATCCCAGACAGGTAAGGTCAGAACACGGCGAAGAGTATCAAATGACGCTGTAGGCACCGTGCGATGCTCAACGATAAGATTCTCGGTGGCGAGCAGTTTGGCGAGATTGCCTTTGATCTCCTGATTAATCATGCGTTCCTCTCAACTGATACAAGTATAGGGGATGACCCAACGAACGGACCACCCCCTGTGACAGTTATTGAATTGGCACAGGGTGCCTCACATCTTTATAATAAACGTAGTGTTTCTCCATGGTGGTGTAATATCAGAGATACTATGAGTGTGTGATCTATTATCAAGTGTAACCTGACCACCTGTGCCATGACTATGACCATCTGCTGGACTTTTCAGTCCATAAGCAGTACCTTCACCAGTAGCATTAGGATTATTCCAGGGGTTTGTCACAACACTTTCAGGGATACTTCCACTACCACTTGCTATGGCATTCGCGACCTCAGAGTAACTAAGGAGTATTCTGTGATCATGAGCGCCACCACCACTTACATGCGGATCCATCCCCGTAGCCCCGCTAGTTCGGTAAATTCTGTACCTACCACCAGAACCAGAATCTTTACCAGATTCCCAATCATATTGTTCCCCGGACTCATCTGTCCAAACAGGCTCTGCATCAGGCCAATAGTTTGTGGAGCCGCCTGTTTCTGAATTAGCAGCTGTAAGGTGATCATCACCGCCAAAGTAGTGATCATGAGCCATTCCGCTAACTGTGTGTCCGTGGAGTCCGGTGTCTGGCATTGTGTCATAGTCTATTGTGCCGCTCTTTGCAGTAAATGAAGTAACGTCTACTGAACTATGACCATGATTCATACCATGTTGATGTTGCGGAAGTTGACCAATGGTTAATGAATGATTAGTAATTGTAAACGCACTCATATTAACTGCAAGTGTTGTTGCGTTAGTTGCATCACTAGTAGTCTTAGAATGCGAACCACCTAGCATAGAAGTATAATTACCTCCAGCATTATTACCCTTTCCTACAATAAATCTTCCTCTAAAGTCTGGTGTTGTAAATGATGATCCGTCTCTGCTGGTATATGTGCCACCATCACATAATTTATAACCATTAGGAATACTACTTCCAGCATTTCCACTAGAATCGTGCCACATAATAACTGCACCAGTAGGAAGAGCATGTTTCATGATTGCACTTCTCATGGTAGAGTTAAACTCATTGCCCTGAGAGGTATAACTTAATGATGCATCCAGCTCAAACGTACTTGCTTCAACTGTACCCTCAGCTTCTATCTTCTCCAGATTCAATGTTGCAAGAGTTCCTGTTACCTGATTAGTATCAAATCCACTAGCATCAGTATAAAGTTTATACTTCATTTCACTGACATCTAGACCCATAAATCCAGATTTTGCAGAACCTGAATAATACTTAAGTTCTAAACCTCTATCTTTATTGGCAGCAGAAGCAGCAGCGGCACCATCATCAGTAGTACCACCGAGAGAAATAATAGGATCGTCAAGATCAACAATCGTGCTATTTACATAGGTTGTAGTACCATTAATTCTCAGATCACCAGTAACTGTAAGGTTATGATTGACAGTTGTTGTGCCTGTGGTGTTACCAATGTTGATGAGAGTAGCGCCAGTAAACGCATTCATTGTTGCAGAACTAAAGTTGACTGTAGAAGGAATTGTCAAGAAGTTAGTTACGTCTGCAATCGTAGTGATTGTGGCAGTTTTAGAACCGGTAGTACCAGTGTCATACTTACCATGCATCTCAACATCACCCATGATACGAGTAGTATCACTAGCAATGACTGCAACAGAATTACCACCTTGAGTTCCTGCACCTAAAGATGCATTAGAGGCAGCAACATTCATTAGTGTTGCATTAGTAGAAAAATTAACTTCAGTAGAAGTAGTAGTATAGTTAAATGTAGTAGCAGTAGAGGTAAGATCACCACCATTGATTGCTACATCTTCGGTCACAGTCAAGTTGTTATCAAACAGAACATCACCCGTACCAACATGAAGTGATGCGGTAGGTGCTGTCTGGTTAATACCAAACTTACCAGTAACTTCATAAGGTTCTGGCAAATTACTAGAGAAATTAGGTGCCTGAACATGTGATTCTTCAATAGATGTGAGGTGTCCAGTACCAATCAATCCGATAGATCTGTAATCACCGACAAGACTTAATGGCGGAGCAGTTTCAGATGAATCACCACCAACAAAAATATATCCCTCATGTCTACTTGTACGGTTAATTACTGGTTTATATCTCTTATCGCCAGGAAACTCACCTTCAACACCAGGAGTAGGTTTAGTGTTACCAACACTTAATGCAATTTGTTTATTAGTATAATTGGCAAATTCTCCTGCTACGTTAGATACCTTTTGTCTGAAACAAATATCATGACTAATTAACGCTCTATTACTATCTTCCTCATTAGAGACTTGAGCACCTTCAGTAAATTTAGACAAGTTATTGAAGTTATTTGGAAGTGCGTTTCCTACACCACCATCAGTAGCAAGATTACCTTCAATATAAACGTTCTTAGAACCCGCAACATATGGGACATATTCTTCATTAACAGCAACAGCAGTTCCTGCAACTCTTAGAATTGGTTTATCAAGAATCTCAACTTCACCAGTAATAGCGTTAATCTTCTGATTACCAACATACAGATCGCCATATGCGTTCAGACCAGAGTAGAATACAACACCAGCACGGCGGCGTTGTGACTGAGAATAAAGAACTTCTTTATCGGTAAGAACAATTTCCTGCTTAGATGGGAAACCAGTTGAGTAGTTACCTGAACCAAAACCAGTATATTCAAACGTCTGGTTACCAGCACGAACCTGTGATGTTCTTCTGAGTTCAACATTGATATCAGGAATATTTGCATTAAATGCAATCAATCTATTTTCTTGACCAGAAGTTGCCTTTCCACTCAAAGAATTTAATGCAGGACTATAACCAGAATCAGCAACCAAGGTGGCAACTGCTTCTTTAGTGATGGAGGATCTATTATCATCCTGGTAAACTAAACCATGAACTAAGTTATCAGCAACTGAAACAGCAGCGGCAGGGTCAGCAGCAGGGTTATCTTTATCAAGGTCAGGATAAATCTTAGAAACATCTTGAGAATACTTCAAGAAATTAAATGTGTTATCCAGAGAATTAAACTGATCTCCTGTAGGAGCAATATCAGCAAGAAGAATAGTCAGATAATAGATACCATCCTGCTCATCAGGAATATGTCTAAGAACAGTATCAGATCTATAGATAAAATAGATTCTGTCATATGGAGCAGTTTGATCTGTCTGAGAATTAGTATCATAAGGTACGATTACATTACTTGCATCAGTTCTTCTTGCAACAACATAACCAATCAGAGGTGGTCTTGCATTAAGTTCAGTCTTAGGAATAACATAACGCATACGATATGTTCTGTCAGCTAACTGTCTATTATCAGCAATTCTTCTGAAGAAAATATTTTCTGTATTTGTTAAAGTAACGTTACTGTAGATACTATTTGGGTTAGTAAGAACTGGATGAATACCATTGTTTGCATTTGATTTTACAGCAAGATACCAGTTTTCTTGCACTGGATCATATCTCAGTGGAGATTTCTGGATATTTCTATAAACCTTTATCTGATTTACATCTCCTGGTGCATCAATGTTAATCTCAATACCATTGTTTGCATTTGATTCAGTGTCTGAAATCTTAAATGTATAAGCATCTACAACAAATACAAAATATTCACTTTTAAGACTGATAGACTGTGTTGTTCCACTCTGCTGAATTTGAGGAAGTTGTCCAGTAGTTTTAACATCAGCAATTACTCTACGGCGGAAGAATACTTTATCTCCAGTAGAGAAACCGTGAGGGAAGGTGCCTGTTGAAAATGTCTCAGTGCTTGAATTTGCTTCAACATCAAATCTTGGAAGTTCTGGATTAGTATCAGAAACAAATGCCTTTACGACCAAAGAAGATCCTAAAGCTATGATAGATCTGAGGTTTACAATACTATTTGAAGAAAGAGGATTACTAGAATCTGCACCAGCTCTTGCATCTTCTTCTGAAGGTGCAATTTTAAATGATGTATTATTTACCTTAATAGCATAATAAAGTCTATTAGACTCCATGCCTAGTGGCAAATAACCTGTGCTGCTGTAAATTCTAATAGGAGTAGCAGTCTCAAATTCATTTGTAGATGCTGTAGTGAATGTATCAGTAGCGACATCTACATCAGTAACAGTATGTTCTTCAATACCACTAGGATCAATTTCTGCTTCATATACATCTAAACCATTAGTAACAGGATTACTAAGTTTTACATGAATCCTATCGTTAATTTTACCACCAATCTTATAATTGTTGATGTCAAATACTGGTGCCTCAGAGGCATCTCTCTGTCCAAACAAGAATAGTTTGGTGCCCGTAGTGTTGGCAGCTAAGTTTGCTCTACTCTTCTGAACATCTAATGGATAATACTGAACATCACTTTCAATTGTTGATAATGACTGAGGTGGAACAATGTGAGTGAACTTACCTTTCTTATCAAGTGTGAACGAATCTGGACGGAAACCATCAGCAATTAGAGCCTGAGTACCAAAGTTAGAGTTAGAGTTAGTGATAGAATAATCACCACCAGACTCAATCAGGTGCTGCTCAGCGTAACCAACGGCGAACACAGAGACTGACTGAATGAATGCATTATTAGACACACGGATGTGATAATGTCTCCAACCAGTGCTAGCATCACCACGATAGTACACACCTCTGGTAGAATCTTGGTGAAGTGCAACAGCATCAGAAGCACCATTCTCTAGTACAAAACTAGGATTAGGAACTGTAGTTTCAGTAAACTTAACAAATGCACGATCATCCTTCTGAAGTGAAACTCCAGTAAACTGTGCAACAACCATGGATTTAAATCCACTGACTCTACTACCATCTGCCCATAGACCACAAAGACCATAAGTGGATCTTAATGAACAGTTAAAGATGTATGGTGAAGATGAGTCAACCGTATCAATCTCAGCTTTAACAATAGCCTGATCAATATCACTAACAGGAATATTACCCGGAGCCAGACCATTTAGAGTAACTACTAATTCAGTATCATTATTAACTCTAGTAACATAGTAAGTTCCATTCAAATCAGTATAAGAACCTGCAACATTCTCAATGGTGATTTGCTGACCTTCAAATACTTCATGAGGACCATCAGTTACGATAGTAATCAATGCACCAGAAACACTTGCTGTTGAAATTTCTTTTTGTCCTGCCTGTTGTAGAGGACCAACAATTCTATTTTCTTGTGTTCTAGATTCTAATTCACCTGGAGTTGTGGGGATTGATGCAAATGCTTTAGATGCTTTTGAATAGAAAAGATCTAGATCGGTTTGATCAGCATATGTAAAGCAAGTAACTTTATGGTGAGAATAGTTAGAGTTTACAATAGCAGTGCTAGTAGGATCAGAATAAACACCACCGTTACCAGAGACATCAGATGTGGGAAGAGCATCAAACAGTGAGAACTGCCAGAAATAACATGCACCAGTTACCTTAAAGATTGATGTTCTACCAATAGAATCATCAGCAGGATTAGGAACATAACGAGGACGAACTCTCGTTTTTCTAAGGTCCATACCAACGAGTGAAGTACCTCTAGGTACAACTAAACCACCGATTACGGAGTTAAACTTATGAAGATCATTATTAGGATCTAAAATATCAAAGTTAGATTGATCCGATAGTTCAGCAACTTCAGCAGTGTTTGCCTTACCAGGACGGTTATCAACGATATACTCACCGGGTGACAGGTTGATCGTAAACTGATCATACTTGTCATTATTCTGACCTTGAATATATGAAAATCTTGCTACTTCCAGCAGCGCACGCTGAATAGTTTTGAACGGTCTAGTGGGAGAGTTTCCGTTATTTGAAATCAAGTCCGACGCATTAAAATCGTCAGGGTTGACATACAACATCCTTCCAGTTCTGGAAGCAATCAAATTAGTTAGTCTGGTTAATGCCATCTGGAGTTATTATACAAAATGGTTCTTCTGGGGTATTTATCATTAAAAAAGATCAGATATTAATACCTGATCTTTAAGACTTCCTTCACACGGAAGTTAAATTCTATCACTCATATTCTATTGTGTCAAGTATGTATTCTACAGTGTTGGCAACATCATCCATAGCATCACGTAAAACTGGTTGTTGTCCAGAATATTGTTCTGTTTTAGGTTCGCCATTTTTCAATTCTTCAGCAAGAGTCCAACGCCATTGCTGCATACCCTTAGAATACCACAGGTTTATTTTCATTCTGGTAAAATACTTTCAGGATCTAATTCTATGCCACTTAACATGGGATGTAAACCTTCCTCTAACAAATATGCTGATTTCTGATGAATCAGTTCAATTGAAATGCAAGGAGAATCTATTGCTTCTGCCAACACTGCTTCTGTTTCTTTTGCCTCATCATCTAAAGAATCAAATGTAAATGGAGTGCCATTTAATAAGTATGCTTTTACTATTCCTTCCTCATCAGTGAGGATATGCTTAGTGGTTACTTTATACATATTAGCGTTTTATGCATTTAAGGTTATATTCTCTCGCTTTAAGTGCCTCAATCATATACATCATCGCTACTTCTGGATTCGTTTCCCCACATGTAAAAACATCTAGGGCGGCAGACCCTCGTTCGGGCCAAGTGTGGATGCTGATGTGACTCTCTGAGAGTAATGCTACAATAGTAACACCTTGTGGTTCAAACTTATGAGATGAGATATCCAATAAGGTTAAACTAGTTTTATTTAGAGACTGAATAATTTGCTCTTTTAAATAATTTTCATCATCAAGAAGTTCACGAGGGCATTCATATGCCTCGGTGAAGCAATGCTTACCAAGTGTCATTAGTTCAATCTAATAATAAGAGCAGTACCTGCAATTTCCTTTGTTGCTACCATTGAAATCATACCCATGGCACCAGTTGCTTGTATTGCAACAGAACCACCTAAGTTTTGTAGGAGGATTGTATTCAGTGGCGTGGGACCAGTTTGAATGCCAATATTACCTACTGCTGTTGCCTGGAGAACACAATCACCTTTAACCAAAGATCCAGCAGACCATGCTGTTAGTCCTGGTGCAGCAGTGCCAACCTGACAGTAAGAATTACCCACAGGGATATTAACAAAATCTTGAGAATATTGTAGAAGAGGATCCATCAGCAATGTTGATGTCCTACTACCAACAATTTCATATTTTAATGCCTCAGTCGGCATTTCTATTTGCAGTGGTCCAACTTTTTTAATTGGGTTATTGTTGACCTTGACTTTCATCTTGCCATCAACCTCAAGAATATAGTCATGACCTACTTTATGATGAAGTGTTCCCTGAGTTTCGTGGGTGGTAATATGAGCTCCTGGTCCCAAAACAGAGGGTTCCAGAATATTCATCTTCTGTTCCTGAATTACTTCACCATAATTCTCCTCCATCTTACTACCAGTAACAGTTTCTTTGAAACTGGTTGTAGAAAGTTCATACTGACCTGTGGAAATACTTAATTTGCCACTACCAACACTTTTTGTTAACCCAAATGGTACAGGATCTTGACTTCCAGTGTTTAAACTAATTTGCTCTGCTGCTTTCAGTTTAATACTACCGCCTGCATTCAGTTCAATATCCTTAGCGGCAGAAATATAAATTCCTCCCTTACCATTAGATTGAATACATATGTCTCCAGTGCCAAAGATTTCAACACTTTTTTCCTCATCTTCACCAGCCTCACCACCACCAGTAACTCTATGACCTTCAGCAATTAACTTAATGTTATGCCCTGACTTGAAGTGCATATACCCCACTGATTTAACATCAAGGTATCCCTCATTAGGGGTCATATCTGAACTTCTAGCATTAATTAAAACTGCACCATTCTCCTGCCAACGAACAAATGATCCGCGATAATGTCGCATCTCATAGTTCCTATCGTCAGGACCACATGTTTCTCTAATGGCAAAGGAGCTATCAGTGAGAGTCTCCCTTACCTCATTTATTTCCTCCGTAATTTTGGAAGATTCTTGTACAAGGGACTGTTTAGTATCTAACATTTTATGGGCAATCTACGATGAACACGGTTCCAATTGTACTATCATTATATTTATTGACGACTCTGAGATAGCGTTCAGCAACTTCACTACAAGGAACAAATTGGATAATTGGTTTAGCAGATCCACCAAATCCATTAGCACCTCTGATTCTAATATCAGGAAGTTTATCATAAACTATATTTTGTGGATTGGTGATTCTAATCTCAACAAGTTTTCCATCCTCAATAGCAGCAAATGCTATAGTTGGGTCGCCATTAACATAAACAGTAGGCGATGATTCATAATAACCACCGACATTCGTAAGAGCAATCTCACTAAGAATTCCGCATTCACCTGCTATATCAACGTTTGGAGTATATCCAATACCTGGAGATTTTACTATAATATTAATTAAACATCCATGCTCATCTAACTCTGCTTTAGCAATAGCACCAGTCCCAAGACCGCTGATAGCAATTAAAGGAGGTTGCTTATATCGCACATTACAGTCTTGCAATTCAGGAGGAATAGGCACAGAAACTACACCACCAGGAGGACCAACAATAACTGGTGTACTAGGAGGTGGATCGTCAGTAAACAAATCATCCTCATCATCATCATCAGGTACACAAACACCATTAACACACACATATCCTTCAGGACAATCAGAATCTATCGTACATGCAAGTACACATACACCATTAACACACACATATCCTTCAGGACAGTCGTCATCTATTTTACATCCTATCACACACTTACCATTAACACATATCATACCTTCAGGGCAGTCTTCATCTATTTTACATTCATCAGGTTCAAGAGTAGGCGGTGGATCATCATCAGGTTCATCAAATGGAGGAGGCGGGTCAATTATATCATCAACAGATACACAAACACCATCAATACATACCTGTCCTTTAGGGCAGTCAGCATCTATTGTACATTCTGGAGCAGGATCAGGTACACATTCACCATTGATACATATTTGACCTTCAGGACAGTCAGAATCTACTAAACATCCCGTAGTAGGAATAATATCCTCATCTGGACAATAATATTCTTTGTTAGTTTTATCCTTCCAATATCCTTCTTTCTCCTTCATATATGTAAGAGAGTTTGGATCTTCAAACAACATTCTTCTCACGACCGTGCAATCATCATCAGGATCATCATCAGGAAAATCTTCTGGAACATCTTTGTTATCAGTAGGTTCAATAATATCACACAGCCCAGAATCAGGAGCAACACCAAAATCAACAGTGAGAAGTTTTACAAGTTCTCCCATTCCACTGAAAGAATATCCACCCTGGTCTGGGAATGATAATGTGTTCCCAACCGTGTAGTTTTGACCAGGGTTAACAATTTTAAGAATTGTATATCTGGTATTCTTAGGTTCGTTATTTTCATCAAAGAGTGCCTCAAATCTTGCTTTTACTCTAAGACCTGTTCCATCACCGCCAACTAAGTCAAACTCACTTTCATAAGAATCTTTCATATTAGCCCAGTTAAGGGCAGTACCATAAGTATGCTGTGCGAATTCACCAATCCTCTTCGGATAGAACCCTGCTTCAAAATCATTGATTAACTTATTTTTAACACTAGATTCATTAGGTGTAACAGAAAGAATGGTCAATCTAGCATTTTCATCAAAACCATTCTCAGGATTGTCATCCCATCTAGCTACTTGACCTTTTGAAATAATTTGTGGCTTACTTTGTTCTTTACCAACTTCAACAGAAGCTGTAGTAGTAGCGTCAACTGCAATAGTTTTTCTATCAGTACCCGATGTACCTTTTTGTTGAGTCGTCCAACTAACCTTTTCACCATTACCAACTTTCAAAGTTCCTACAGCGAGACCAGATGTACTAGGGTTATCATTCCAAGTAAACTTTAAGGAGACATCCCCCTTCCCAGTAACAAGCATTTGAGTTCCATCATCATTAAACTTTGCAGTGACACCGGAAGATGTATCTTCAATTTCTAACGCAGCATTTTTATCAAAACCATTAGAGGCACGATCATCAAACTGGACTTCTTTACCACCACGGACAACTTTTCTGCCCGCCGTAGAGGATTCACCTTCAGTTCTGATAGCAAATGATTTTTGAGCATCAGTAGTTTCGGTGGTGGTGGAAAGTTGATTCCCTTTATATTTGAATTTATAAGTTTCTCCAGAACTAACAAATACGGTTTTCGTTACTGAACCTTTTTCTTTTAACTGTTTAAAAGTTTTACCCGCGACAAAAAGTTCTCCAACTGCTAAACCACTTTTATCAGGATCATCATCCCATTCAAATCTTAATTTAACAGCACCTTCCCCAACATCACCAGTAACCTTTAAACCAGACCCATCATTAAGGAACTTTGCATCAAGTTCATTAAGAACACTTTCTGCGGTCATCCTAGGTTTAAAGTTTTCAAAAAGTTCTATAGACTCACCAAAACCGGCAGGAGTAGCAGCTACATCAGTATATGAGATTAAATCCCCATCCTGAAGTGTTCCAGGAGGAGCACAGTTTACAGTGCTAGAATAACACCCCTTTTTAGTGATTCCAATATATGTTTGCTTAGTTGTAAATGTAATTACAGGAGTAAATGCTGATGGAGTTGAAGGTGTTCCAGTAATCGTACAACGATAATACTCCTCATCCATAATCAAATAAGATGGTTGAGCAACTTTTAATCTATTAGTTACAGCGCCAGAATATGTAATGCTAGCAGACTGTGGAACAGTAGATGTTGACCATTTATCAAGGGTAGTTCCACCAATAGTAACACCAGACGGACCAAAGGTGGTTACTCTTTCATTAATAGTTTCAGATCTAACACCATCGGCAACAGCAGTCCATGTACCAGAAGGATCATAAGTTCTCTCCCATGCATAAGATAATGTATAACCAGGAACACTCGCTTTAGCAACAAATCCAATCTTTAGAGGAATAGATTCCTCCTGAACCAAACAAGTAATAGGTTCAGATGTCAATACAATTTCAGGTTCACATACGGGAGATGGTTTAAAGTTTGTGCTATAGTTAATAACTGCAGTTCTCTCTACACCTTCACCTACTTGAGTTGATCCTTGTTGTCCAACTCCACCAAGATTTGATCCTGTTTTTACTGGAAGTAATTCATCTGTAAATTTAACTTTAAATGTTTTTGTAGTATTATTCAGTGAAAAATCAGTGAAAGTTGGGACAGAGAAAATTTTCATACTTTCCCCTGCTGCAAATGTAAGAATACCTTCTCCACCAGTATAATGTGTGCCTTGAACAGCAGGGAAAGTTAAAGTATTATCCTGAATCGTTTCGCATTTAACTCTAGTGGTAAAATTTACCACAGGGGTACGAATTACTTTGAATTGTGCAGGTTGTCCTGCAACTACACTAACAGGACCGACTACATAATTTACATTTTTAGTAATAATCTCAGGTGGGAAGTAAATATCACTTACTGCTTGAGCTTTCTTTTCAATCGGTTTAAATTTAATCTTCAGTTTAGTGGTATTAAGAATTTCTGATGTACTAGGAAAATTTTTATATGGAAATTTTTTGTCATTAAAATCAGATGATGATCTGTAAATTGAAGCAGTATATGTTACTTCTTCAGTAGTTTGAACACCTGCTTCATCCTTAGGAGGTTCAGCAACTACCGTGGGGATATCTATGGTAACTTCATTTTGCCCCTTTTTAAATACAACTTCCTCAGAAAAAATTACATTTTTTCTTTTTGGGAACTGTTGAATAATTTTTTTCCTTTTATTCCTCGGCGCTTTACCATATTTGTTATCACCTAAAGAAGATCCTTTGATGATATCACCGCCAGATGTAAGACCTTCAGTAATACCAACAACTCTGGCAGTGTCATTTGGGTTCAAATATGCAGCAAAAATAATTACACCTTGGTACTCAGTATTATTTCTTCGGATTTGTACCTTCTGAGTTTTACCACTCTTGACAGTTTCCTTTTTAGGGAAAATCATATATTCGGAATCATATCTATCATCTGGTTTGCCAATAACAACAGCATATGTTGAGGAGGGAGAATATGGAGCTGGATCACCAGGAACTGATGGCGGAGCATCAGAACCATCTCCATTCTTTCCGTTACTAAGGTTATTGCAAAAATCAAATACGTCAGATACTTTTGACGAAGCAATATTAGTTGCTGTGGTGAATGCATTTCTTAACGCTTGGTTATCTGTAGAGACTCCAGGAACATTTGCCGTTCCAAGATCAACACCCTTTGCAAACGCTGCTGCTTCTGCGTTTGCTGAGGCAGTAGACTTATTAATATCATTTGATAAATTGTTGATGCCCTGCAATCCACCCTCAAGAGAAGATTTAATACCTGTTGTTAGACCAAACTCACCAGGATTATTAAACGCAGTGATAAGAGCATTTGAAGCAGAAGTGGAACATGATCCAGAACCACCACAACTAATTCCTAGGAAGTCTAATACAGCATTGATTGCTTCACCTAAAAGATTACCAAAACCACCAATGATACCAGCAATAGACTCAATAGCACCCATGATACTCTCAATAAGACCTAGGACTTCTCCCATAATCTCATTAAGAATACCATCAACTAATGTATCCAGACAACCAAATACACTACTAATTGCTGAATCTACAAGTGTATTAAGAAGACCTTCAATCATATTGCCAACTAGTCCCTCAATATTACCAAAACTACAGAACACCATGTTGAGAATTTTCTCAATGGTTTCATTAATTGTTGATGTGACGCCTTTAAGAGGAACCATGATCAACTTCACTAATTGATCAATAGCTTTTCTAGCATATTTGGTGATGATTGCTTTAACCCAACCAATTCCACTACGAATAACACCACTAATAGAAGCAAGATATTTTTGAACATATCCTGTCATGGAGAATAACTCTCCAGTTAAACCATTAACAAACTTAGATCCAATTTTACCATCCGTATTCTGAACGATCTTTAAGAAATCGCCAATGAATGCTCCAATGTCTGATGATAATGACCCACTGTCACCACACTTATCAGCACCCTTTATACTTTCACCATTTTCAGGAATCTTGGATGCTTTTGTTACAACCTTAAAGCAACCATTATCTCCTTGAATACCACTCTTATTCTCTTTAAGAGGTTCTACAAGTTGGGCAGCAACATAAGGAGATGTTTGATCAAAATCTTCTTTTTTGCCTAGAACTGGGTGCTTTGCTTTATGTGCAGATATGATTACAGGACTACTATAATCTGGTCCATCAAATCTAACAACAACAAATTGACCTTTACCATATTGTCTAACATTATTATTTCTTACCGCACTATTAGCAGACTCAGTTCCAATAGTAGCAATCCAAGGAAGTGCTGCCTTTGCTACTACATCTTCCTCACAATTATTTTCATCAATATCACAATATCCATGAATAGCAGGACATCTGACTTGATAGTATCCCCCACCACCTTCTGATTTCGCACTGGTAATCCAACCAAGTAAATTAGTGCCTGGTTTGGTAAGTTCTTTACCTTGATACGATAAATTTTTGGAAAAGTCTGTGTTCATCAGGACTCTACTAGTTTACAAATTTCCATATGAGTATACACATGAGTAATATCTTCAATCCTATGATTGATCTTCGTGATCAAATATACTCCTGAATATTTATCACTCGCCTGATCAGCCTTTCCAGAGTCTCCCTTAATTAAAGGAAAATCAAGATATAAATGACCACCAGCGGACAGTGATAAATTGCCAGGAACTCTAATCGTAGATGCCCTAGCTTTTAACATATCTAACATAGCACCATAATTCATAGAGGACAATGTTGGATTAACTGGTTCATTATCTAGGGCAGTCTCGTCACATACATTATAATACTCAATCTGATATTCTGTTTCCTCAATGTATTTAACTGTCGTAAACTCACCATCTGATGCACATTTTAAACATTTATCCTCCATGGTTTTTGGAGGTAATTTTTCAATAGACTTAAGTTTATTTCGTTGACCATCAATGAGAATAGTTTTGGTTTTACCTCTCTTCTTTGTCGCGATCTCCTCAAGAAGACTAGATTGAGTGGCACCATCATAGAACTTATAACTTAAAATAGTTTGAGATGCAAGCGCAGGACCAGTTTGATTATCATTAACAAACTTAACTTGATATGCAGTTCCACTCTTGGTATCTAATCTAAAAGGCTCTGTGAGTATCGTATTAATTGAATCAAATCTATACTCATCGTAGGTCTCATAGAATACATAACCAGCAGGTCTGGTTTCTTCTTTACCAGAACCATCAGTTCCTTTTGGTGTAGCAGGCTTACACATACTGTTAAGGAGTTGATAAACTAACTTGTTATGCCCCTGTATTTTTGCAACACTTTCTGTCATTTGTTCCATAACAGGTGCTTTATTCTTGGCAGTTTGTATATACCTACCAAGTACATCATCAACAACAGTATTATAATCTACCTTTGTAGTTTCATCAGGAGGCCAAGAACTTTTAACATTTTTAGATAATGCCACAATAGCATCTTTATTGATAAGTTCTAAAGTATATTGCTTTTTCTTACCTTTAATTACTTGATTGACAACTCTATTAACATAGAAACAGTTACTACCAAAAAATTCAAATTTTGGGCGTTTTTTCTGCCAGTCAGTTCCACTACTAGGATCATTAACAACGATCTCTACAGGACAAAATTGACGCACACCACATTTGTTAAATGCTTCATCAACAGCACCAGCAGAGTCTAGGATAGTAATATCAGCAGTGATAAAAGATTCGTATAATGATTCATAATAATTAAACGAAATTACTTCAGGAAATTCTACTGGATCTCCTGAAGGTGCTAATCCAACCAGTTTATTACTATCAGGAATATCATATACTTTTGCTTGTATAGCCCTTACGTTAGGTTCAGTAACTGACATATTATTCCTCTGTTGCGTAGATATCTTGTGTCATTAATATTGTTTTAGCACCAAAAACATTTTGGGTTGTTTGCGATACAGTATCTATATTAGATATTGATCTTTGTGTAGTGGTCTGCGATTGTCTAGTAATTTCTGAAATCTTACTAGTAACCTTTATAAGATTACTTTGAATACTATCAATAGAGGTATCTCTTGTAATAGATTCTACCCCCATATCATCATTATTAGATAGTGATGATTGTTGTTGACGTTGAAGATAACTTGATGTAGGTTTACTTGATTCAGGAATCGGTGATCTATTAATAGAAGTGGTATTGTTTTGAATAGGTGTCTGTGCTTTTGACTCCTGCTCTCTTGTCATTTCTTTCAAAAATTTCTTCAATTTTTTTGAAAGGTTGCTTGAATAAGATATTTAAGATTTGCTGACCAATCGGTCTCTCAGTAGGAATAACAATCAAAGGTTCACCCACCTGCTGCAGATCAACTATAGTAGGTTTGTTTACAATGAATTGAGCAAGGTCATCAGTCTTGTCATTGACATTATAGTAGATATTATGTTTTACGTCAAATAATTGAGGTAAAATAATAGCACCAGTAGAATATGCATCTCTAAAGAAGTTTCCGCCCTCGCCTCTCTTTCGTTCATTCAGTCCACCTGTCTCATATTTCATAAAGTATTCTGCACCACCAACAAATTCTGCCGCTGCTTCTGACATTGGTCCTTCAGATTCAAAGTCATCTAACACTTGCTGAGCAACAGCAGCATTACCATTACCAAATTTCTCAACTAATAATTGCATTCCATTTGGTTTAGCAGCAATCTCAAAAATTTCTTTCTTAGTGATGCCTATATCACCATACACACTAGCGGCGGCGGTGTCAGCACTAGTCCCATAAATTGCAGCAGAATATGGCGAGAACTGTTCTTTCTCAGTAATAACAACAGATAGTGGTTGATTTCTTTTTTTAGCTCTATTCAACATAACCTGGAATGCATCAGCAACATTTTGTGCTCCAGAAGCTTCAAGTGTGGCAAGATGAGCAGCAGCAACTAAATCTGCACCAGATGCTTTAGCATCTTTTATACTTGCAGCATCTAATGGGTCAGCAGCACCGAAAGAACCCGCTGCAGCTCCTGCTAGCACTGCTAGAAAACCTGTTAAATCTTCTTGATTGATGTTTAGATCAGTCAATTTAGTTTTAGCTTCTTCTTCCTTCTCCCCAGTTTTTTCTAATAATTTTTCAGTAAGTTTTAATTTTCTATTTTGAATTTCACGCTCAAGTAATTTGTTATAAACAATTTTATGATAATCAACCCTTCTAACATTATTCAACAACTTAGTCAGATTAGCAAGAAGATTATTAAATCTCTCTAGCAGATAGTTCCAATCGTCCACATCCTCATCAGATACTAGAAGATTAAATTGATTTTTAGGCACTAGATAATGTTTCTTATCTTGATCAAACTCCAACATCCATGGCGGAATGATTGGCACAAACATGCTCGCAAAGTTCTTCAACTCCTGCTTAAACTTTGCAGCAGGAATTATCTTGGTAAGTGCCTTGATCTTAACACTTTTACCAGATCCAACCATCGGCGTTTCCGCCGTCATTTTTTCATAAGTTAGGTTTTTCCTTGACTGCTCCAACTGGAACGGGGATATGCCCTGACGTGGTTTAATCATGACTCAGTATAATAGACAGTTGGTTGATAGAATGCGACGACCTCACCACGAACATCACCAAATGAGAATTGTTCTTCTGTCTCATTAGCAACTTGCATTTGCTCATTGCCTGGTATATTATTTAACGAAGATTGATTACCAGGACTTTGGAACATTTTTTTAATGGTTAGATCAGGAACAAATGGAATTCCAGAACCCACCTTACCAGGACCAACTTTACCCTCACCAACAATCTTAGGACCAACAATTTGTGGAGGTCCAGATAATAAAAGCATCTTCTCAATCTTCTCTCTAGTAGGAAGTCCTCTACCATTTTGTTCGGATGCTTCCCTAAGATTTCCCTCTTCTATAGCTTTACTAAAGTCAGGAGCACTATACCAGAAGTATGGTTGATTAAATCCATACAATATGACACCAGCCTGCTGTTCGGGTGTGAAGTATTTAAATTTTGGAAAATATTTTGTGTTTAAGAAATTATCATGATAGTCTCTAACTTGAAATTCAAGTAACTGATCAGCTTCCTTTTTGGTCATTGTCATATTAGGAAATACTGCTCTATTACCTTTAGTTATTTCATCAAGGAATGTGAATCCCCAACCGATAGTAGTTCTATCATTATCAACTCCAGTCTCATAAGCATGGAACACCGTATCATCAGTAATATTTTTATATCTTGGTTCTGATGGTTTCACCCACATATTTCTACCAGGAACTAATGAAGAGATTCCTTCCTCTTCCTTAATCCACTCAATACCTTTAGCAATTCCACCCTCACCCATCATATTCAGACTAAAACCAGATTGTCTCTCAACACCAAGATCATTATATCTACCATAAGGAGGATTATATAAAGGATTTAAAGATTTAATCTTCTCCTCCATCATCAACTGAGCAAAAATTGGCATTTGACTCATTGGAATAACAAATTCAGCACCAGCTTCACCGACCATCACTCTACCAACTCTTTCAATAGATCCTTCAGATCTCTGCTCCATCATTTCATCACCAGCGATCACATAATCAATGTATGGCATGGGATTCTCTCCACCATAATCAGGTCTTACCTCAGGATGAACTTCAATATGGAAGTGAGGACCAGTAGAGAATCCAGTATTACCAGACTTACCTAATACTTCACCAGCATCAATAGTATCTCCATCCTTCACTGCAACCTCACTGAGGTGAGCAAATCTAAACATTTTATTTAATGATGGCACCCAAGCATCTAAAAGTAATCCATAACCTACTGATGGATCATCAGCATTCTGATAACCAACATATTTAATGATAGATTTCTTTTTAAGTGCAAACATTGTCCCGACAGGAACACCAATATCAACACCACCATGCATTTTTCCCCAACGATGACCATATGCAGAGGTTAGTTCATAACCACTAACATCAGATCCCTCTGTTTCACCTTTTGCTTTAAGTTGCCCCGCGACTGGTTGATATGGAACAATTACAATAGACTCTGCTTGATTAGAAATTCTATTTTCAAATCCTTTGGCGAGAAAGTTTGCCGCCATAAGTCCAAGAATATTATCAGTCAAAAGTCCGCCACCAGTAGCAGGGTTAAATGAGTTGCTTAATTTATTTGTAGCAAATTTTCTGGCAGTTCTTTTGGCACGGGAAGTTTTTTGTTTTTGATCGCTGGTCTCAAGTCCATGCAGAGATCTCTTCTGCTCAACTGCTTTCAAATAGTTTGAATGCATCTCGGAGAGAAAATTCTCCATTGAGTCAAGATAAGTTCCCAATCTAACAAAGAATTTACTCATTGGGTTGGTAGACTTATTCTCAATAATAAGTTGCTTTACCTTCTTTTCAGGAACAACCTCAAGATTTTCTACATCATCTAACTTGAGAATTCCATCAACACTAGCAATAGCAATAGGTGTAATATTATCAGCTACAACAAAGACTTCGGAAGCAAATGCCTCCGAATCTCTCTCTATCATTTTAGTCTTTGCTTTAAACATCAATCAATATCACTATCATGTGTAGATCTAGTAAATACACTCGTTCTCATAAAAATATCAGGAGAATCATCACCGACAAAACTAGGTGCTTTCTTCTTACCAGGAATCTTAATATAATCAGGCGGCAGTGGTGTAATGTCTAGTTTCTGCTCATTTTTACCAGACATCATACTACCTTGAGCATTCTCAAGATTTTGTGATGGCATCGGACCCTTATATCCAGGAGCATTATAATAAGCATTGGGACCAGTAACCTGATCATACGTGGCTGTAGAAGCAGGATTAACTAATTCATTAATAATTAACTCAGCAAATAATGCAAATGGATTCAGTGCAGAAGAAGGATTGATACCTCTTCCTACAGCACGAACAGGTCTTTCAAATGCCTGACGAACAGCAGGAGTAGGACCAGTTTTTACCATATCAGGTGTGAATGCCTTGAAAGGATTCCATCCTTTCATTCCTGTTGCACCAGATTTAAATGCTTTATTACTTCTAGTAATTTGTCTGGCATCATCTGCCATCAAACCATCTGGTCCTCTCCATCGCGCAGTATTCTCATTAGGAACTCTAGTATTTCTACCCTTATTCCACCATCCGGCAAGACCACCATCTGCCATAGGCATAATCTTACTAGACATTCCTCTAAAATAATTTAATGATTCACTATTATACAATTGAACATCACCATATCCACCACTTGATTTAGTTTTAATTTTTGGTATTATATCACTACCTTGTAAAAAGTCTTCTATTTTGGTTTTAGCGGCTGGTTTGTTAAGACTTTCTTGTAAACTTCTCGCATTCATATCTCTTTGAATACCTGCAGGTGCTGGTTGATCCGACAAATTTCTAACTTGTCTTTCAATTCCTTTTTGATCTCTTTGTTTTTGGGATACTTTTCTACCAGTGCGAGTTACCTTTCCTCCACCACCTTGCATACGCGCTAATGCTCTCTGTCTAGCAGTCATTCCTGCTCCAGGTTTCACTGGTGTAGCAATAGGTTTAGGCGCAACTGTAGTTACAGGTTTAGGAGCAGCAACAGTTGTAGCAGCAACATCATCTGCCACACCAGTGCCTGCTTTTCCTGCCTTAACAGTAATCTCAGCAACATCATCACTTAAACCAAATAATCTTTTAAGACCAGGAACTCTAGAAACAAATGGAACTCCAAGTCTTCTAACGGTGTTTGCGATTGCAGGTGCTTTTGCGGCACCCTGTTGTAATGCACCACCGCCACTCATCATCATGACAGTTTCTAATGCAAATTCTAAATCCTTACTGATAGGAAGACCAGTAACTTCAGCTAATGATTTAGGATTAGTAAATCCATCCAACATTGTCTGTAAGGGATTTACTGCTGGAGGTGGTTCTGAAATTACTGGTGATACTGGTGAGTATTCAGTTTGTTCACCATTAATTTCTTCATTAAGTTGTTTGAGTGCTTCCTTTGGTGTGAGTGCAGGAGCAGCTGCCTGAGATGCTGCATCAAATTCACCACTGCGTAAAAACTCTTCCGTTTGACCATTAGAATTTGAAAAAGCTAATGGTGTAGTTGCATCTGCAGATTCATTACTAGCTACCCCTGGATTTAATAAAGGTCCAAAAAGAAACGGTAGGAGTTTTAAAATATCTGGGAACGCAAACCCAGGTTCAAATTCTGGTTCTTCTTTCTTAGGAGGAATAAGAACACCGGGTGGATTAGGTTGCAGAGGAGGTTTAACCTTAGTCCCTTCGGCAGCAGGATTTAGAGATGGCTTTGGATTTTTGCTTGGTACAGGAGCGGTGCCAGGGGATCCGCCGGGTCCTCTACCACCGCCACGGCGACCGCCACCAAAAAATGGAAATCCACCACCACCAGGCAGTTTAGGTTTCTTAGATCCACCGCCCATGGCGTCAGGATTTTCAAAATCAACAGTCTTATCTAATAGATACTCTTCAAATGTATTTTGATATAACTCTCTCTTACGCTCAAATAATTCTTTCTCTGTGAGAATCTGTACTTTCTGAAGTTTGACAACATCCTTCATCAACTTTTCAGTTGCTGCCATCTTAGCTTCAATCGCCTTCAGATGCCCCTGGATAGTCTTATTCTTTACAGGGGGGATCTTAATATTTTCAATTTTAGGCAGATCCAGAGTCGCAGCAGCAGGCATCTCTGCCATCCCAACAACCTGATCAGGAGTAACAGGAGGATTGACTGCCTTTACAACAATCTTAGGATCTGTACTGGGGTCTAACCCAGGATTGCCAACCTTAGGTGGACCCTGTTGAGCAGCAGGTTGACCCTGTTGAGCAGCAGCAGGTTGCTGTTTATTATTAGCAGCAGGTTGCTGACCAGCAGCTGGCTGATTATTATTAGGTGGTTGATTTGCTGCGGGTACTGCCATTACTGTTGTGCTGCTCTACGTGCGTTTTCTTTTTCAATAAAATCAACTAATAAACTCACATAGACATCCCGTTCCCACGGCATCATATTTTCTATCTCTGTCAAACTATATTTATGATGCTGCATGAGATTAAAATTTAGTCGGAAATAGTTTTCCAGATTATTCTGAAAAACCGCTATGCGAAAAAATTTGCTAATCCCTCAATTGTGACATCAGATTTCACACCCGTCTTAGGATTAGTTACCTTTACCGTATGAGTAAGTCTAGGCATAGTTGAAAAGAATGACTGAACTTTCTGATACTGCTTAGAATTTAGTTGCTCAACAAACTCTTCAATTTCTTTCTTAGTAGAATCTGCTACCTCCCATGTCTCTTCATCATTGTAGATAGTATCAATACATTCAACAGCATATTCAAAAGTGCTGTCAATAAGACTTTTCTCGTCATCGGGTTTCTTTTCCATGATGTATTTCATCGTAGGATACTTCATTTTAATAAAGTAACCATTCTCAAGATCAATCGTATCACTATGTTCTTTAGACTTAACTACCTGAATATCATCAATATTGATCTCAACCTCTGCCTGTGTCTCACCATCATCAGGACAGGTGATGGAAAACTCAAGGATCTCGCCAACAGACTTGGCACGAACGTTGAGGAAGATATACTCAACATCAAATGTAGAAAGAGTATCTAAATCAATCTTAGTTTGTACGCAATTTTCAATGATTTGAATAATAGCACTGGTAACTTCATCTTGGCTTTCAGACTCCAATGCAAGAAGAAGGATTTTTTCTTCTCTAACTACAAATGGTCTGTATTTTACTTTTTTTCCTGTAGATGGAATTTTCAGTTCATGGACAGGGGTGTTAATCTGGGGTAATGACATAGTTCAAAAAATAATTAGAATTCTGCTCCTTTTGTATCGTAAAAGATTACGACATGTTTTTCATACCTAAAGGATACTCTCAATTTATTTAGTGTGCTAGCACCATACGCTAATGGCACACTCTCAATGTTATAAGGGTATACATTAATCATATCATAATAGCATGAATTAGATCCAGAAGGACCAGTTCTATCTTTATAACTTTTAGTCACAGTCATCCTAGGACAAACCATTTCATCATAATAACGTAATCCAACAGTGTTGGTTGCCATTCTTCTTTTTTCTTTTTCTTCTGGGATAATTTCACCACCTTCGCTATTCATGCTCTGTTCAGGAAACATGCCACCCATCCATGCTTCAAAGAATTTTGAAGGGCTGAGTTGATTAGTCTGAATAAAACTCAATCGCATATCATTATAAAGTTTAGCATGAGGATATTGAATTAATCTACCTGCATATACACCATCAACTTCCTGTGTAGCAGTAAATGTTCCCGGCAATGATGCTTCATCACACAAGAACATCATATTCTCAAATGCTCCATCTCCAGAAGTCATACCAAATCCATAATATTGTAATCTGGTTAGAATCTCGGCATTTTTTATAGAATCAAAGCTTAACTTTACCTCATACTCGTTAGAATATGATCCACCCTTATCAACATTGAATATCCCTCTAAGCTTAGATATAGACATTAACTCTAAATAGAAATACTTGTTCTTCATATATTTATGGCATATTCTGGCAAGTTCAGACCAAAGAACCCAAAGAAATATAAAGGTGATCCGAGGTTGGTAATATACAGATCATTATGGGAACTAAAATTTATGAAGTGGTGTGACGACCACGATCATATACTTGAGTGGGGCAGTGAAGAAATTGTAGTTCCCTATCGTTCTCCTTTAGATGGAAGAGTTCACAGATACTTTGTTGATTTCTATGCCAAAGTTCGTAATAAATCTGGGACAGCAAAGAAATATTTGATTGAAGTTAAACCAAAGAAACAGACAGTTGAACCTAAACTACCTAAAAGAAAAACTAAACGTTATCTCACTGAGGTTACCACATATATCACCAATCAAGCGAAGTGGGAAGCAGCAAGGGAATGGTGTGCAGATCATGGACTTGAGTTCATCATACTCACAGAGGATCATTTAAATGTCTAAGGGATTTGGTAGTAATGACAGAACACAAGGTGGATTGGAGAAACATATCATAAAGAATTCTGGCGGTCAGAAAAAAAGTAGAGAGTGGTATCGCAGAGAAGTCTTTGAATACCTCTACGATAACATGACTGATGAGATTGAACCAGAAAAACTTTACTTCTATGAATATGATCCGAAATATAAAGAAAAGATGGATAAATATGACATATATCCTTTAGTATATGCCTTTGATCGTGGTAAAGATAACTTTCTAGGTTCAAATATTCATTACCTTCGTGACAGAGAGAAAGGTCCGTATGCTCTTGCCCTCCTAAATAAAAAAGCAAGGATTATTGAAAAAACAATCCATCGTTATATCTTCAAACAAGCTGATAATTTATTCTTTGAAGTGAAAGAAGAAGATTGGGAATTTATAGCATCTCTACCCATCCATAAGTTTATAGACAACTAATGCCATCCGCTGCTTTTTTACCATCAACGCGATATCCAGTAGAATTTTCCTCTAATGGTCCTTCTGTGGACTATCTTGAGATGCAATTTATTAGAAGAGATTATAAGAGCACAGATATAAAATATTTTCCAGAACCTTCATTAAACAAGATCTTAGTTTACGTTCCTCAAAAAGTAACTGAAGCAATCTCGCAGCAGTTTAATCAAACTACACTTGGTGAATTAGGTAGTTTTCTTGGATCAAGAGCAGACGCTGGTGTGGCTGTTAAAAATGCACTTACAAGAACTGCTGAGCAGTTTTTATTAAATAAATCTGTTGATGTCGCTAATAAATTAGGTGCAACAAACCTCTCTGCTTCTGGATTGCTTTCAGCAACTAGTGGTGTTGTGTTCAACCCAAATCTTGAAGTTCTTTATGAAGGACCAGACTTCAGGACATTTAATTTCCAGTTTAACTTATTCACTAAGTCAAGAGCAGATGCATCAGCAATTTTTAACATTGTAGAAACTTTAAGAGTGGCAAGTTTACCTAGTTCATCTGGCAATCCTAATACAAAAGCGATGGCAGATGTATTTACAGATACATCTGCTATTGACACTGCAACAGGGTTATTAGACATCGGTGCAGGAGCAGTAACTGGGGCTATTTCAGGTAAGATAAGCTCAGCATCCACTGCTGCAAAAGGAGGTAAACAGGGAGCTTTAGATAAACTTTCAGGTCTTTTTGCTCCAGCAGGAACGCTCCTAGGAGCTGCTGCAACTGCTGGCGGTTTCTTATTTAACGGTGGTTCTAGATTTATCAAACAACCTCCATTCATACTTCTTACATATAAGAGAGGAGCAGATGATCATCCTTTTATCAAACCACTGCTCCCATGCGCTATTAATCAGATTAATTTTGATTTTACGCCAACTGGAAACTACACTACAGTAGGTGAATTTAATGCTGACCCAAAGGCAACTACTGTTGGAGTCACAATTACTATGAATCTCACTGAAGTGACAAATCTATTTGCTGATAAAATGTTCACCGAAAGAGCACCAGGAGTCAAAAGCTAATGCCCGGATTTTTCTCATATCTACCAAAAATAGAATATACTCCAACTAGAACTAAATTTCAGTTTACTAATCAAGATTTTGTAGTCGCTGTAAATATTTTTAAAGGATTGAGTATTAATAATTCTGTATATACTACAGATTTATTTAAAGAATTTCAATTAAGAGATGGTGTTAGACCGGACCAAGTTGCTGAGGCAGTTTATGGTGATTCTAGTTATGATTGGGTTATTTTACTAACTAATAAAATTGTTGACCTTAAAAATGATTGGCCATTAAGTAATTCAGAATTTGAAAAACTTATTACTAAAAAATATACTAATCCACACTTAGTAAAAAACTACCTTACCAAAGAAGTCAAAAATGACATTGGTGAGATAATTCTTCCTAGTGGATTAGAAGTATATTATAATCCAAACGATCAAGACTCATTTAAAATTACATACATTAAATCATATAATCCAATAGTAGAAGAAACTGAGAATGGTGCAACATTATTGACATCAATTACTTATTATGAGTGGGAACAACAACTCAATGAAGAAAAAAGAGTATTGCAAGTTCTTAAACCAGATTATCTTGAGACCTTTGTAAAAATCTTCAATGCATCAGCAAATTATATGCGTGATGTAAAAGCTGATGCTGGAATAAAGCAAACTTTAAACAAAACTAGCATCTTTAACAATATTACTCTATAAAACCTCACAGACAAAAAAATACCCCGAATTTTTTTTCGGGGTTTTATGGAATTTAAAAACCCAATTCGTAGCAGGAAGATCTTGCTAGGTCTGGGTTTTTTTTGAGTGTTCTATGAACATGACCATGCACGTCTGCTTCTAAAGTAAGGTGTGCTTTAGTATGCACAAACTGAATCACAAATAACATTCCAACAAAAGTAAGATTTAGATAAGTAACTGGGTGATTCAGACCTTTCCAAAGAAACTTGATCACTTTATTCACTTAATGAACTTGTCCATACGAAGTTTGACATAATACATTCCGATGACCCATACGGAGAAGAGGAACCCCTCCCCGTAGGACATGGAGTTCCAAGCATGTACTGCTTCCATCACTCTTGATTCTTCTTATTGAATCCGAATGGTCCTTCTTTATCTTCCAATGCAAATTTTAATGCAATACCACCAACAGCTTCCATAACCTTTAGGATGTCCTCTGACTTAGCATTCTCACCCAGTTCTTTGGCAACATACCAATACTTTGGCCAGAATGTTTCACCTGCTTTTTGATAGTCTTCAACAGTTAAGATTTTCATGAATCTTCTTCAGCAAGGCGAGCGAAGTATGACAGGGTGTCATCATTGTCAGTCGTAGGAGCAGAACGTGTTGCAACAGTGGGTTGCAGTTCACTCAGTTCCTTACGGATTTCTGGAGTGGCAGGACGTGAAGGAAATGAAGGTGCTCCCATGATGTCAGAATCATTGAAACCACCACGACCTTCAGACTCATCTTCCATAGTTTCACGATCAAACTTCTTGCTGGTTGTACGACCGAGCACAACATTCAAACGTGACTCAAGTTCCTCATAGGACTTAAAGTTCTTAGCATCCATGAACTCATTCAAAGAATGCTGTGACTTCCATACTTGCTCCAGTTCAGAGTCAGCCATGTCCTCAAGGGTAGAAGGGACAGCAAAATCAGACTTATCATAGTTCCAATAACCATCCTTCTTCTGCAGCTTCAGTTTGAAGTTAGCACCCTGCCACATATCAAATGGATTGATAGGAGTCTCATCTTGAAACTCAGGTTGCATTGCTGCCTGAATCTTGTCAAAGATCTTCTTACCAAACTTATAGAGGAAAACTTTACCCTCGTTACCAGGGTTAGTAGGATCACTTACAACATAGATGTTGGAGTAGTAAGAGAGTTTACGCTTCTGCTTACGAGCAACCTCCTTGTCGCTGTCAAGACCACTGTTCCATAGTGTACGGTTGAGTTCCGACACGGGATCTTTCTTACCCAGAGTGGTTAGAGAGTTTTCAATATACCATCCACCAGTACCTTGGAAACCGTGGGACCAGACCTTTGCCCAGGGAAGTTCTTCACCATCAGGAGCAGGCAGGAAGCGGATTACTGCGTAACCGTTACCAGACTTATCCATCTCGGGTTTCCAGAAACGATCATCACTGCTACCACCAGTAGCTTGGAGTTTGTCAATCTCCTTAGTCAGACGATCAAAACCAAATTTAGAGCTGTTTTTAAGATCAGCAAAAGACATTCGTATTACCTTGTATTGTTTGTATTTGTTGGATTACGATGACCCAACAGGATCATCATACACTATTTAGAGGTCGCCGTCAAGCACCTGCTGACGGACATTCTCCATGTTTTTACGGAAACTATCATAGATCCCTAACATGTCAAGACCATCGGCATCCATGCCTAGTGTCTTAGCAGCACGTCGGAATTCTGCTTGCAGTTCCTTTGCCATAGGATCATCAGAAAGATTTAATCTCATGTAAAATATTTTTTGACGCTCAATCAAGTCCAGCATTGCATCAAAAAAATCTATACGATCATCTGATGTCATCATAGGAATAAATGGCATCCTATTAACAATTTCTTGCTGCTTAAGACTAATCTCTTCAGCTTCTTGTTGTACTATTTTTGAATCAAAGAAAGACATTGGTGATCTAATACTTTTTCCTTTAACGTATGCTTATATTTAACAGTATCCACAGTTATGAATGAGGAATACTTTATGACGGTTCTCCTTACATCACTCCAGACTATAGTCTCAGTAATCTTATTATCAAACTGTGGTATGAAATTTAAAATTTGATTTAAAATAACAAAAGTTTCCATGGAAATTTGTTTTCCCAAAAGAAACTTTAGTAATGGTGGGTGAGTCTCTATGATCTTGAATAGTTGATCAAACTCATTTACCTGTTGTAATAAAAAATCTACATCCTCACTAAAGTTATAGTGAAGACTCTCCATACGTTTCTTCCATGCTCTGTAATTGTCATCACCATCTGTTCTGACCATCTTACCAATCCATCCAGATGAATCAGCAATAAAATTTGCTACAAAGTATGGAAGAATTTCTGCATCCTTCTTACGATTCGTAAGTTTTTTAAAGAAGTAACGATCTTTTCTTTTTTCAAAGTTAGTCTCTGTTACTCTAGTTTTACCATTGAATTTAAAGTAATCATAACTGTCGGTAGTGAAGTGTAACTTCAGTGCGACATACATTTTATAGGATTCAAAAGCGGTCATTTTTTAGTTCTGTTCTTGCCACCAATCTATTAAATCAGCGTCATTAATCATAGGATCATAATCAAGAGCATTCCGCCCAGTTCTTCTTTTATAATCTATAAACGTAGTAACAGCATACCTTCCATTACCACTATAATAGTCATCACTATCAATTTTTACAGTGCGAACACCATGCGCTGCATAAGGTGGAATAATAATCATGGTGTTATTATTACATGGAAATTCATAATTATCAAAATGCTCAAAGAATAATTCACCACCAGTAAACTTCTTCGGTTCTTTATAAAGATATGTGAAAAGTATGTATGCAAATGGTGCATCAGTATGCGTTTCATACCCCTCATTGTTATGATAATACCTAAGTTTCGTGAAGGTATCAGTAGGAGCAGGAATACTACGCACACTGTAGTGCGATTGTTTCCATTCTCGTAAATATGGTTTCAACCTATTAAGAAGAATAGTCTCTATAGTTAATATTCCTGACAGATTTCTTGCCTTACCAGTAAATGTTGGTGTCAAAGGAATTGCAAGCGCACTGGTCAATGGCACCCCACCGCGATTGCTTTGCAACGCTGGATTGAAATTCTGAGGTTGTCCAGGAGTAGGTTTCTTTTCGGCAGCACCATAATCCTTCGGCAACATTAATTTTCCTGGTTTGGTGAAAAAATTAAGTTCTTCCCAGATAAGTTCTAATTCATGATCTTCATATACTTCCTCAACAATTACATGTGGGAAGGGTTCCGTCAAAATTTTAACTTTCATAAAATAAGTCGTGCCTTTGATGATCTTTTCATAAAGTTAAGACGTTGAGCATCAAACTTTAGTTTTTCTTTCAGTGGTTTAGAAATTAATTTTGATACTGTTTCAATCTCAATGTTGTTTTCAGCGCAATAGTGGATTACACATTCAATGTAATTCATTGTACCATTACTAATCTTCTTCAGATTCTCAATTTCCATGGAGAATTTTGAAGCAGTCATGAATTTCTTTTCAAGAATGTCATTAAGGTTTTCCTCAGACATTAGCAAACTTTTCCCCCTTATGATAGTTAACAAACTCATTAATGTACTGCTCCAATAGTTTCATATAGTACATTTTATCATACTTTTCAAACAATTGCACCTCCCCATCTTCACATGCTTGAATAATTACAAGTTTTTCTACTTCAATGCCTGTGAGATCGTAATATAAAGCACCATAAGCAGCACATTGAACAAAATAATGCTCAATCCACTTCTCAGGTTTTTGTTTCCGTGAAGTTTTGAAGTCTACAATTGCCAGCTCACCTTTATATTCTGCGATACAATCAACGCGACCTGCGAGACCGAAATACTCACTATAGAGGGGAGCTTCTAGAGCGTGTATATTATTTATGTCACTGAAATAAGGAAGGGAATTCTGAAACAATTGATATGGTTTACTGATCTGTTCCATAAGATCTTTTGGTTTAACCTCAAGATTATTGAAATGATCCTCCGCATATGCATGATACTTAGTACCACGAGTTGTACCTTGTTTAGAGATACGATCTGCTTCAACAGCACCAACACGTTTACGCCATTCTGCAATACTCTTGCGAGATTTCAATGATGTGATAGACGTGATTGATGGTAGTTTCCTACCACTAGGAGTACAATAATAACGTACTCCATTTATCGTAGTAGGATCAGGGAGTTCACTTAAAGAATTACCAACATGATTAAACATACTAAAGACCGAGATTCATTTTACTTACAAGGTAGGACTTCACTAGTCCAGAACGGACAATATCATCAATGCCAAACTCAATAGAACTAAACTCTTCCATGTCCTCTAGGATCTTCATGAAATCAATAATACCATTTTTCTCATGTTGTTTGACTAGATCAGTCTGAACTACGTCACCACAGAACATAATCTTAGAGTTCTCACCAACACGAGTGATGATACTATCAAGTTCATGGAAGTTCAGGTTCTGTGCTTCATCAATCAGAAGGATAGCATTATCAAACGTAGTGCCACGAATGAATGATGTAGACCAGAACGACACAGTTCCCTGTGATTTTAAGTTAGTGTATAAGAGATCAAATGAATTATCATCTGGCATTTTGAACATGTACTTCACCATGTTCTTGTATGGAATCTGGTAGAGCGAAGATTTATCTTCGTGGTCTCCAGGAAGAAAACCAATTTCTCTAGTTGCTACCAAAGAACGAACGATGTAGATCTTCTCATAGGGAGAGTTCTCATCCAGGACATCTTTAAGCGCAAGATATAATGCGATGAAAGTTTTACCTGTTCCAGCAGCACCATAAGCAAAAATATTCTGATCCTTACTCCAATCATTAAAAAACTTTTCCTGATTTTCAGTGAGTGGTTCAATAGTTTTGAGATAATCACTATTAATGGGCTTCTTTCGCTTCATCTGTTTGGTGGACATACCACCAGTTACTGGGTTAGATGATGTGTGTCTTTTTCTAGGCATTTAATTCTTTAATCAAGTATAACGGGAGAGGTTTGCGTTGGGGTGTCGCTTTTGCACTTTCTGCATTACTTCCTTGAACCCAGCAGATTGTTTAGGTTCCCCATATATTGTACCACCAAATGACGCTTGTGACCAGTCCTTGTCCCATTGAGGGTTATCCTTTCGCCACTGTTCATACTCAGAGATTGACATCTTGAGTTCTAGAGTGTCTCCGTTTTTCAAGTTTTTGACGTTGTATGTCGGCATGTTTTTGCTCTCAGTTAAGTATCTATATCAAACCCAGTCTGGTTTGCGGGATGGGTCACGAAGATAATTAGATGCAACCCAAGGTTTGCTGCTAATGTACATTTTGTAAGCAGTAATAGTATCAATGCTTGTGTCAAATTTAAACTCATCGGGCATAGCACGAACAAAGGGCGTTGTATGCTTCCCTGAGCGTCCTTGAGGATCAGCAGTAGGAAGTATATCTTTTGCTGCTAGAAGGGTCTTCTGGCAGGTGTGGACCTTACCGTAGCGAGCAGTATACTCATCACACATAGCAAGACCATGTGCAAGTAACCACTGCCAGTTAGTTACGAACTCATTCGCCCAGATAGTACAGGGGTGATTACGAAAAGCACCCTTCTCAGTAGCATAAGGAGTACCGTCTGCTTTGGGAAGAGTGCCGAAGTTATGTCCCCATTTGTCCGAGCATACAATAGCAAGCATCTGGCAAGTCTCTAGGGGCATCTTGACAATGTGCTTGTCAGGGAGAACCACAGCAGACTTATATGGACTAGGATCAGTTACAAAGATGTTCATATCAATTTAGATAACGAGATGAAGAGCAGGAATGCTAACATTATAACCACATCCCAGGATTTTGTCTTTATAAAGTAAGGAACTGAAATAAGATCCGCAATGAAGTGTGCGCCCACACCAACTAATACATTTACATGAAGGACGATGAAGTAGGCAACAATGACGAGAGCACTACCTATGATCCTTAAACGAACTACATTTACCATTCAAGTGCTTCTGATACTGCAGGGAACTGTTCTTTGAAAACGTCACGAACACCTTCAGCAACAATCATATGTTCCTTCTGAGTGCCATGAGCGGACCTTAGATCAATATAATGTACCCATGACCGAACTGAGCCTGTCATGTAGATTTTTGTGGGCGTACAGAGTGGAAGCACATTTCTTGCACATTCCTTTGCCACACCTCGCTCTAGCATTTGTTGATACAATGCCATTGCCGAATCAAATAATGTCGTCATTTGGATTTCCATATTCTGGACATCAAATGCATCCAGATCATCAATGGAATTCTGACGATTCTTGGTGTCCTGCCTACGGAGTTCTGGTAGGGGGATCTTCGGACCCAGTAAGGAACTATCAGCATAACGTTGGGAAAATTCTTGGAATGTAAATGAACGGTGCCTCAGGATCTGAGCTGCGATTGCCCTAGTCGTTTCAATTTCAACAGTCATGTATGCCTGCTCAAAGATACTCCAGTGTTGATGCTTAATACAATACTTCAGAAGACCACTGAACTTCTCATTATCCTGGTTATTGGGGTTAGACACACGAGCACAGTATGCCATGTGTTTTTCGGCATCTGGGGTAACAGAGACAATCTTAACAGTCATTCTACGATGAAACAATATGGAGTTATTTTAGCAATAAAAAAGGAGGGCGTCAAGGGGGGTCAGTCAGAAATGATTCTACTTCATCGCAATCAAGAACATAGAATTGAGATGATTTGATTCCTCTGTTCAACATCTGCATGATCCTATGCTTACCATCAATCATTCTATACCTGTTCCCATATGGATTAGGAGCACCTTCTACAATTATTCCTGGAATTGTTATGTCTGCATTAAGATATCTTAATGATGGTCTTTCTTCACAACAGAAACAATTCTCTCCAGTGTTATGTGGATGATGATGCTTCCCTAACCAAGCGATGTTGTGTAGTTCTACAGTTTGTATGTTGTCATGGGTAAGTAAATGATAAATGTCTTTCATGCGAATGAAATGAAGTGTTCCTAGTTCTTCATTGGGTTTTGCCCACTCCCAATTACCTGTTGCTACGGTATACCATGCTTTATGACGCCTCCTTCCAGGAAATGGTTCTGGTGGTAATGTCAATTGTTCCTCATAGTTTTTTGCATCATAGCATAAAAAAGGAGGGCGTCAAGCCCTCCTCCACAAATCAATCTGGATAACCGTCATCGTCATCCCCTACTTTATAATTATCTGTACTTTTATACAGATCTATATCGGAATATATTTCGCTTTCCAACGCATCTACAAGTAACTTTAAATTCGTAAGTATTAACTTTAGCCTATCCCTATCTACCTGCATGAAACCTCCATAATAAAAAAAGGAGGGTTACCCCCTCCCGATTATTTATACTACTGTAATATCACTTACTGTAGGTGCGTCCACGATAACAAAATGTACCATGGGTTTGCTTACTCTCTACACAACGTGTATCATACTCAACACCACGATATGAGGTGTGAAGAACTTGTGCGTCGTGAAGTGCAGATACTTTATTGATCTGCTTCTTGATCATGTTTAGCGTGTTCATTTAATTTACTCCTGAAAGTTAGGGTTTTTAATTCCCCGTTCCTTCAGTCGTGTGCGTCCCATGGATAACATTCAGGGGTTGATTCCTTCATGACCTCAATCAATTCCACCTTATATTCGGGAGGAATATTCTCATTTGTTCTCATCCGAATCATAATTGAATCGGCTTGAGCACAGCTGAGAGTTGAATAGAATAGTAATTCTAACATGGGATGAACGGCTCCGTTCCGCGACTTACTTGCGTCCTCCTTACGGGGGATGAACGATGGTAACAGTGTACATTACTATTTAGTATATGTCAACTGTATAATGCAATACACTTTAATATTTTCTTAAAGTTTTAAGATGTTCTACGATGTTATCACGTACCCACATAAGTTCATGATAGCATTGTTGGTTATGAGCACACTGACGCAGTGCAGGATCTGGTTTCAATACACTCTCAATAAACAAATCTAGACCACGATTCCACTTTACTTCTTGAGATTCACTGCCATCAATAACATACTGATCTTTCATTAAATCATTCCTCGTTCTTTCATGTGGTGAAGGGTTTCTTTGAGGTTACCGAGATGCTTAGCACCAATGGCTACCTGTGGGTATGTAGCACCAGATCCAAATTCTGCTTCAAATGCTCTTTGAGTAAAATGTTCGTTGAGGTTATACTCAAGAAATTCTCCACCCATAGACCTAAGTAGTGAAGCAATACGCTCACATTCTTGACTACCGTTTGTGTAGATTACTGCTGTGGTCATTTGTTATTTTTTAGCGTGATTGTATTCTATAACAATTTTTTCGTGCTTCGTATTTTTATCTGAGCAATAAAAATGTCTTACACTCTTAGCATTTAATAACTCAGCAACACTGTCTATTAAGTCTTTTGCAATAACTTTATTAGTTGCTTCTTTCCAGTCCTCAGTCATTCATCATCATCCATATTTTTAATTTTTTCTTCAAGTGTATCAAAAATACTATCCATAGATGTAATGTTTTCAATTTCACTGAGCAATCCAGAAATTTGCGTACAAACAACCGGGCGTTCATTTCTAGCAGCATATGCTAGTGCATTGCGTAAATTTCCTGACGCTTCATCAAGTGAAATTTTAACCGAATTAGATAGTGCCATCAGGTCGTCCTCCAATTTTGTCCCACATTTCTTGTACCATATCTACTGCTGGTGGTGTTTCATAAGGTGGTGCTGGTTGTGATTGCCACTTATCAATTGCTTCCTGTGTAGGCACAGCAATTCTAAATGGATAATCTTCCTCTTCAAACTCCTTATTCATATCAATATATGTTTGAGGAGTGATCTTAATTTTTTTCATAATGTTCTATTTAATCTAGTTTCTGCTTGGTCTGGGAAGTCTCTGGGTCTACTATCAGTAGCATTATCAGTCTTAGGAGAACCTTCATTCGCCTTCATGGTGTGTTGATAGTTAGGTCGTGGGTATCTCATATAGAATGGATCAGGCATCCAGTATGTTACCTGCCATTCTTGTTCAGGACATAGCTCAAGATGCTTCTCTACACTATGGCAGAAACTACCGAGTTGAATGTATCCATCGTGAGTGATGCATTTGTTGTCGCCATTAGCAACTAAGAACATCATCTTACTACTCATAGCACTTCTTGCTCTGGGTTAAGATTCTTGACGAATTGCACAGGATCCTTTTCGGACTTATGTACCCAATGATAACGCATCATCTCAAAAATAGGATCCCATGTCGCGACACAAACATAATCAGTCACGTTGCCTCCAGTCATCAGGTTTGTCTCGTTGGAACCAATCTTTGATGTCATCAGCACTGTTGAACCCCGTTCTATGATTGGATGGATCGGGGTCTCCTAAACCCATCCTATTCAGAAAATCGTCAGTGCTTCCTTCTTCAATGTTTTGAGAAGCTTGGCGGCGTGCTTGCTTCAACCAATCCCTAGCAAGTGTATGTGCCTTTGCTAGTTTCTCTACCCAGATCATATCATCTAATTGCACTTCCTCCTTGTTTGCAATTTTTTTACAGATAAATTCTAGTCGTAGTCTATATTTGGTAGAAAGCATATTGTTTAGTCTCTAAAATCTAGTTTGAGTTCTAAGTCTTCTAATTTAAGATATTCAGCATGTGCTTTCTCTTGACGATCACACACAATACCAAGAATATCATTCATAATAGTATCATTATCAATATAATCATCCAGATACTTATCAATTGCTTCTTTTAAGTATCTGTATCTGTGCCATTCTGGTGAATAGGGTTTGTAATCCATAATAAAATCATTTCTTTGGGATATTGTAAAGTCTAGGACTTATTCTACCTTCACATTGAGTGATGTTTTTTAAATCACTCCGATAGTTATCCCAATAATGATCAAAAATATCAACTTGTTTTGATGACATAACAACATCAAACTTTGTGATAGTATCTTGAAGATATTCAACAATGAAAGCATTAGTTGGTAGAGTTCGTTCTTCTCTCACACTGGGATCGCAATCAGAATAGATTGTCTTCATGCAGTACGACCTCCCCAATTAATCTGAGGAAATGCTTCAGTAACACATGCTCTAGTAATTTTGTATTTTTTACCCAGTTTCTTGTCCTTAACCAGACAGACAACGTTTGCATCATCTTTATGAAGACCCTCAAGCAGTTGAATAAACATATTCTCACGCCTAGTTTGAGTTAGACCGTTATTGCCACCCTGGACAAAATTATAAAACAAACGAGACTCTTTCTCTAGTACAGTATGTTCAGTACCAATGGGTGCTTCATTTTTTTCATAAGGAACTTCACCAACTGGAAGTTCACTGATAACACTTTCATCAAAGTTCCAAATAAGAAGCATTCGGAGTCCATCACTATTATGTTCTTGGAGAAGTTTAATCTTCTCCGGTTTGGTTTTCGCGTTGCTTATTTTTTGCAGCACTTCAGAAATTAAGAGTTTCATTTTAATAAATTAATTGTGTTTAGTCTTCATCGTCATCAACAACAAAACGAACAGAGTATAAGTCGGATGTAATTGGGTTGCCATTGTCATCAATCATCTCAGGATGATCAGACAATCTGTTCGTGACAATAGAGTTTTCATAATACTCTCTGCCCATCCAACCAAACCCAAATCCAACAGCACTGAACAGGATAATTAGGAATCCTGAGCAGAAAAGAGCTACTGAGATCATTTGCTTTCTCCTGACTTTAAACTTTTGGTGGAGAACCAAAAATCAAGATGGAAGTTGTACTCACGTCCCCATAACTTCAGAATTCTTTTGGAGGAAATTCTAAAATCAGGATCATGAGATCGCTTCCTCCTTGTCATTGTTTCTACACTTTTATTTAGTTTCATTTTTATACAAATAATCTAGAGCATCCTGCATATCACCAACATACTTTCCATCAAAATAAACTTGAGGAAAAACACATCGTTTCGCTACAGGAATGTCTGGTTCAAGTTTAAGATATTCAGTAAAGGACATACCTTCACCTTCACCTTCAACTAACCTACGAACCTTTACTTCAACAAAAGGAATATAAGATTCCAGCAGTACAGTTTTGAGTGCATCACAATACTTACAATTACTGATGCTGTAAACTTTTACTTCCATGTCTCAACTCCTCATAGTATTCCAGCAGTTCATCATCAGAAATTTCATTGTAATGCCCGCTAAAAAATTTAGCATTCAATACAGATAGACTCTCATCGTAGTCATCAAAAAGAATAAACTGAATCTTCTTAATTAAGGATGAACGATCCATTGTAGAAACTGTATTGTGTTCTTATTTATTCTATCAGTTAGGCGGTTTATTGTCAAGGTTTGCTGCAATAACTACGGGATTTCTCAAAGCATTTTTGAGTTCCTTTCCTGCACGATCTAATGCCGATTTTAAATTCTTTGGCATTGTTTTTTTGTGTTCTGTTGGGTTGAATCCTTTTTTCATAAAAAACCTTTTGAGTGAAAAATTTGCCCGAATTTTTTTAGGGCGATTTTTGGAATTAAAAGTTGAATTTCGTTCAGACAGCGACATTAAAGACACTGATTACTCTAAGATTTCCTGGCGAAGGTGGTCTTATAGTATGTAAATACTTTCCATTAAAGATAAGCATCTTTCCAAACTCTGGTTCAGCTTCGTACTTAATTGGGAGAGGATCATTGTCCCAATCAATAGCATCATAGTCTATCACACCAGGATCAGTGTAATTATATTTACGACCTCTTGAATAAAATACTTCACCTTCTTCTGGTCGGTTTTCAGCATCAAAGATAACTGTGTTTCCATCAGACTCATTAAGATATAGTATTGTACTATAATGATCCATGGGATTGTCTACATGGGGATCAAAGAAATCATATCCAGGAACATGATAGGTCATGTTTAAACATGCTCTAATGCATCCTTTATAATCTAAGTTTAAATCAGTGAAGGTATTATCAACTATCTCATAAAAAAGATCAAAGAATTTTGATACTGGTTTATTATCTGACCTACCAAACATATTATGTGACATCTGTGGAAACTTAGCTGTCGTAGTTTCAGGAGTATAATACCACGGAACTATTCTTTTAGCCTTAGGATTCTTACATTCAATAAAATCATCACAAAATTTTCTAAGTTTATCAATGTCCCTAATCTTAACTTCTACAAAATCAATCATCAGAAAATACCTCGTCTCCAAATACTAGAGTATTAAGTTTAGTGTTGCACCATAGATCTAATGCATTCTCTTTACGTGCAGCGATTGGTTTACCTCCTACGTTCAGTGATGTATTTAACAACATTGGAATACCAGTAAGAGATTCAAATTCTTCTATCAATGAATAGTATACCTCAAGATCTTGAGATACTGTCTGTGCCCTACAAGTGCCATCAACATGTGTAACTGGAGGATATAACTCCATGTCAATCATATCCATAACGTAAAGCATATAAGGAGATGGATGAGGAAAATCAAAGTAATTATGTGCTTTTTCTTCTAACACAGAAGCACCGAAAGGTCTGAAATATTCTCTATTTTTTACATTCTTATTAATAATGTCCTTACCATCTGGGATAGAAGGATTCATTAGAATACTTCTATTACCTAGTGCTCTAGGTCCAACCTCTCCATGTCCCTGATACCAACCAACTATCTCACCTTTCGCCAAACGCTCAGCAGTTTTCTTAATAGTTAATTTACTTGGGACTGTACTTGGTGCCTCATCATCTTCCCAAAAAGGAAATCCTGTAGTATCAAATTCTTCCTGATCATAATATCTCCTGAGAAACTCAACTGCACCTAAAGATAATCCACAATCACTACAATGAGGTGCAACATTTAAGTTTGGTCTAACCTTTATAATCTCGCTATTGATTACAGTATTTTGTGCGACACCACCTGTATATCCAATGACATCATCTTCATTTGTATATTCCAAGAAGGCATTAACATATACCTTCTCAGAAATAGTATGAGCTTTAGATACCCAATCACAAATAGTTGGAAAGTGTTCGTTACTTTTTATTGATACAGTATTCCATGGAAAATCAAACCATGCTGTCTGAAGATTCCTAAGATCATGCCTTAGTTTTTTAACCCCATGAATAGATCCATATGCTTTCATCCCCATAATTTTTCCTGCATGGTCTAAAGGATTGCCATTTATGTCTATGGACTGACCAACATCACTAAGAATCATTGCAAGACTTTGATAAGGAATAATTCCATTCCTTTTTTCCTGTTCTTTATACCTTACAACAATTTTATCATTCCTAAACACAGAAAAATTAACTTTATCATCACCAAATCCATCAGAAACCACACTGACAGTAGGTTTAATTCCCAATGGCCATACACTGAGGGCATGACAATAGTGATGATCAACTCTATAAATCGGACAATCAAATCCAAGAACACTAAAAATCTTTAATTTAATTTCATTAAATAAAGAATCTTCAGCATACTCTAAAAAATGATGACTAAATTTATCAATAGAAATAGCAATTGCATCTAATTCTGAAGGATTAATACCCCACTTCCTAATAACTTGAACCCAACTATTTAAATCTTTGAATCCATAGTGTTTATCTTGGATATTTCTTTCGCAGTGAGTATATTTTACCTTACTACCATCTGTGTAGGTGATATTAGAATCATGATCGTCTAATCTAAGACCTATAAATTTCATACCTACAAAAAAAAGGGTCGTTACACCCTCTAATTATAACAGTTATTAAGTAGTTTGTCTAGGAGGTGGTCTGAATGGGCAGTCGCGACATCCAGCACCACAGCATCCTCTATTCTTTATCATAAAGTTTCTCTAGTTTTTCTCTAGAAAGATCCACATACATAACCTTCTCACCTAGTTGAGGTGCTTCAGGATGTCTCCGAGATCTAGCACCCCAGTAAATAGATTTAAGGTTGTAGTACATAAGAGCAAAGGCACCGCCAGCAATGATAGCGAAGCATGTGAAATAAAGAAATACTTCAAAGTTATTCATCATGCCCCCTGAAGGGACTGAAGTGTGTTGTGAAGTTCTCCAATATCTAGGAGACCTTCAGCACTGAACCATGGAGCATTTGCCCAACTGAATCCTTCACCCATGGTGCTATCGGGTGCAACGATATACCAATGACATGCTGTGTCGGGTACATCTACGGCACACTTAGACCAATCATCACTCCACTGTGGGACTTGCACCCACATCAGAGCAGCAAACATAATACTAAAGAATGATTTAATCATTTGTAAGTTTCCTTTTTATGAGATGGTCTATTGAGAAATTACCAGGACCACTGAGAACGATACATGCTGCACCTCCCCAGTAAAGAACTAAGAGTTCTAACAAATAGATGTTGAAACCAGATGTAAACAGAGCATGATAAATTGCGAATGATATTGTACCTAAGATTGCTAAGGCACCCAGACGAGTGCCTAGTCCACAGATAACCATCCAACTCCCGATGACTTCAGCAAATGCTGCGAAGTATGAGGAGACGATTGGGAATGGGAGATGCAATGGTCGTACAAATGCATCCGCAAAGTTTTCAATGTTCTCTAGTTTCTCATAACCATGATGGATAAGCATGGTGCCTAACGCTATACGAAGTAATAAGAATCCTAGAGATTGAATCACAATGCATTACCTCTAGGTAGAACTTCTTCAGGGAATACGAATGACTCATGTGGTTGGTCAACTGGTGCTAACCATGCACGGAGTCCTTCATTTAGAAGAATGTTCTTGGTATAGAACGTCTCAAATTCAGGATCTTCTGCTGCTCTTATTTCTTGGGAGACAAAATCGTAAGCACGAAGGTTAAGAGCAAGACCAATAATGCCAATGCTGCTGGTCCAAAGACCCATAACAGGAACAAAAAGCATGAAGAAATGTAGCCACCTTTTATTACTGAATGCAATACCGAAGATCTGCGACCAGAACCTGTTCGCTGTGACCATTGAATACGTTTCTTCTTCTTGCGTGCTGTCAAATGCTTTGAATGTGTTTGCTTGTTCGCCATCTTCATAAAGTGTGTTTTCTACTGTGACGCCATGGATTGCTGATAGCAATGCTCCACCTAGTATACCAGCAACTCCCATCATATGGAATGGGTTGAGCGTCCAGTTATGGAAGCCCTGTAGGAAGAGTAGGAACCTAAATATCGCTGCAACACCAAACGACGGTGCAAAGAACCAACTGGACTGTCCGAGTGGATAGATGAGAAACACACTGACAAAAACAGCGATAGGCCCAGAGAACGCAATAGCATTGTACGGACGGATACCAATGAGACGTGACAGTTCAAACTGTCGGAGCATGAAACCAATTAGGGCGAAGGCACCGTGGAGAGCCACGAAATTCCATAGTCCCCCAAGTTGGATCCACCTGACGAAATCCCCCTGAGCCTCAGGACCCCAGAGAAGAAGAAGAGAATGACCCATAGCATCAGCTGGAGTGCTAACTGCCGCTGTAAGAAAGTTTGCACCCTCAAGATAGGAAGTAGCGAGTCCGTGGGTATACCAGCTCGTAACGAAAGTTGTGCCAGTAAGCCAGCCGCCAATAGCAAGATAAGCAGTGGGAAGAAGAAGAAGTCCAGACCAGCCAATAAAAACGAAACGATCTCGTTTAAGCCAGTCGTCAAGGATGTCAAACCATCCCCTCCGTTGTTGTTGTAATGTTGACGCGACCATTGTTAAAACCTCTTAATTTATTTGATGTGTTTTCTAATATCATTGAAAACCTTTTGATTGTTTTACATCTAGTATTTCTATATGAGATAGAAATTGTGTAGGTGCTTCAAACCATCTAGATTGTACTTGTTCCCATGAAGGGTAATGCTCCGACTGACCGTTAGAAAATACAATGTTGTATGTGTGACGATCATATGGAGCATCAGACGTTTTAGTAAAATACCGTTCGTCTGAGGGATCAATTACTTGTGTCATTTTCCTGAAGTATCGTAACCTAATTCATCATCGGTCTGTTTCATTTCTTCCACAGTCCATGAACCACCTACACCACCATCCATATTAACAGTAATATCTTGTGGTTCAACAGTTTCATTTAAATGATGGGGTTTATGTTCCCTATCCATAGGTTGAGACTTAGTGTCATCATTGCGAGAAAGATTCTTAATCACAATAAATGCATCCTTATTATACTTACGATGACCAAAAGGGGATGCCCACTTCTTATTGTAATCTTTGGGTTGTTCAATGCCACTCACTTGAGTGCCACCAACTTCAATTACAATGTTATCATTCATCACATCCCAACCAAGGGTTGCAATGGTTTCCCATAATTCATCCTGTGTCATGTTAGACATAACGTTTTCTTCTGGTTCAAGATTGCCAATCATAATAGTAGCACACAAAGTAACGGAACGACAATGGTAAGAATACCTATAAAAAACCCCCCCACATATGTGAGGGGGTGAAGACTACCATCAGGCATATCAGCCAACAGCAGGTGCAGTGAGTGCAACAGGTGTTGACTCAGCAGCAGCAAGATCCAGTGGGAAGTTGTGTGCGTTACGCTCATGCATAACTTCCATACCAAGACCTGCACGGTTCAATACGTCTGCCCAGGTGTTGAGCACACGACCCTGACCATCAAGGATGGACTGGTTGAAGTTGAAACCGTTGAGGTTGAACGCCATCGTGGAGACACCAAGTGCGGTGAACCAGATACCAACAACAGGCCATGCAGCGAGGAAGAAGTGCAGTGAACGTGAGTTGTTGAATGAAGCGTATTGGAAGATCAAACGACCGAAGTAACCATGGGCTGCGACGATGTTGTAGGTCTCTTCTTCTTGACCGAACTTGTAACCGTAGTTCTGTGACTCAGTTTCAGTCGTCTCACGGACGAGTGAAGAAGTAACGAGACTTCCATGCATAGCAGAGAACAAAGATCCACCGAATACCCCAGCAACGCCGAGCATGTGGAACGGGTGCATAAGGATATTGTGCTCTGCCTGGAATACAAGCATGTAGTTAAAAGTACCAGAGATACCAAGAGGCATAGCATCGGAGAAAGAACCTTGACCGAAAGGATAGACGAGGAATACTGCACTCGCGGCAGCGACTGGAGCAGAATATGCTACACAGATCCATGGACGCATACCTAAACGGTATGACAGTTCCCATTCACGTCCCATATAAGCATAGATGCCGATCAGGAAGTGGAAGACTACCAATTGGAAAGGACCACCATTGTAAAGCCATTCATCCAAGGATGCTGCTTCCCAAATGGGGTAGAAGTGAAGACCGATTGCGTTTGAAGATGGAACTACAGCACCAGAGATGATGTTGTTACCGTACATGAGTGAACCAGCAACGGGTTCACGGATACCGTCAATGTCCACGGGGGGAGCAGCGACGAATGCGACGATGAAACAGATGGTTGCCGCCAACAGTGTTGGGATCATCAGCACGCCAAACCAACCGACATACAGACGGTTGTTAGTTGATGTTACCCACTCGCAGAATGATTCCCACGAGGAAGTAGATTGTTGTCTTGAAAGAGTTGAAGCCATTGTATTTGAAAAAAGTAAGACCATCAGGGTAATGGTGGAGTTACTATTCCCTCTGCACCCTTAGCAGAGGTATTAGAGACGTTGTTTATACACCCTATAGGTCTCGGTTTGAGGGGTGTTACGAACGGTTAAGAAATGTTTTGGTTTCTTAACCAACTGACTTATTTATAATAACAGGAAACCCTAGATCTGTCAACCTTTTTGCGTAGGTAAATGTGCTTATCTTTAAAGGTCTCCAAATTTATCTCGCATATCTTCCATTGCTTTTTTCTTCTCGGCGTAAATACCATCAATGTATCCAGCACGGTACTCCCATGTCTGCCCACCCTCTGTTCCTTTTACTGGGTTAATACATTGATTGTCGCCTAATTTATTGCAAACGAGACCAGCAAGGTCTAGTTCACTTCTATCATAGGATGCAGCTGTGCCTCTAAACATATGCTTGCCGTTAATCCAAGTAGCACCACATTTAGGACATTCTTTTCTCTCTAGTTTGAGATCCGACAGTTCCTTATCGTTGGTCATAGTTTTAATTTCGTATAGTTTTTAAGAGGAAAATATAATCTTGCCTAATAGTCTTATAGCATCAAGATGCTTTTTTCCCCAGGGAATGGTATGCCAACATGTGGAACCATCATCTTTTAAGATCCAGACATTAATTGATCTCATAAAAAAATACCCATAATGGGTATTTAGGTAGAATTTATATGATTTTATAAGTATATGTTGATATGATATTAAATGCCCTGAGTGGCAGGAACCATCATACCACCACCACCTTGATCGTCATCATCAACATCAATATCAGATAAGACTGCATTAATAATAAAAAGAATTACCAGACCCGATGCTAATACTAACATTTACCATACTCCTGGAATGATTTGTCCTGTTGATGCATATGCACCCATTGCTGCAATGACTCCGATCATTGCTGCCCAACCATTAATACGTTCTGCGTTTTCGTTCATGAGTTTTCTCCGAGTGTAAGATAGAATTTAGTTTGATCTGTTGATGCATTCTCATAAAATGAGATATCACCATAAGTTTTGTGGTCTTTGTATCCAACCATACGACCTTTCGTATTTTGGATAGCTCCCATCATAGCAATGATGAGAAAGATTGCAGGTGGTCCAATGATAAGAGCACCACCGATCACATAATATGTGAGGACTTCAAGTAGAGAGGGTTCCATTCAGTTCCAAAGTTTTGTTGTAAATAATTACTCTACCATTATCATGAGTGAATACTAATTCGTCATGATGACCCCAGCAGAGTTCTTCATAGAGGGCATTCAACCGCTCCATGTCTTCATAGAGTTGATTGGGGTTAGTCATTAATAGTCAAGGGTCTCCTTAATCAGAATCCAAATGCACCGAAGAAGAAAACACTGCCACTAAAAGCGTATGAGACTACTGCCGAAACAAATCCTAGCATAGCAACACGACCGTTCAACTTCTCGGCACGTTCAGCATAGGTCTCAATACCATATCTGTCAAGTGCTTCCTTTGTCATATACATGGTAGGTTCTGTGGCATACATGTTTGTGCGTCCACCATCCTCAGTTGTTACAGTCATGTTACGTTCCGTAATGTTTCTTTACATAGTATATAGCAAATCTTAAATCTTGTCAAGCCCCTATATCAGTCAAATTTCACAAAGAATGTAACGGTAACTACTTCTAGCTGAGTAATGTTAGCATATGATACCCTAAAGTTTACTCTATCTCCTGATGTAAATGCAATGGGAGAACTACTCCAGTCTTCAATAACAGAAAAATTCTGTGCTGAATTACTTCCATTCATTTCCAACGTATTAGTTGTATTAGTTGTGTCACCATTAATTGACAATGCTAGACGGAAAGATTGAATTTGATTTTCAGAATGAACTGAAGCGGCATATACTTTACCAGCATAAGGCATTACAGCACCCTCGGTGTTGTCTGTTCCTCCTTGAAACTCAGACCCACCAAAGACCATCGTAGAGTTTACAGCAGGCAATCCAATTCTACCATTAATACCACAAGTAAATGCCATTGCAAGACCACCTAGGACCCCTGCAGACGATGTAGTACCTGCCCATCCATCAGTTGATGTAGTAGTACCAGTTACTGCTGCTCCAGTAGAAGTTGTATTTAAGTATGCTGATGTAAGTCCTGAAGAACCAGTTGACAAATATGTTGATGCAATATCTCCACTGACATCAATACCACTACTAGTAGTTTCAAATCTTGGTGTTCCTGAATATCTAAGTTCTACACTTCCGCCCTGAGTACATGTAATATAAGGATCACCGAGTCCTTGCTTAGCTCTAATAAGTAATTTATCAGTTTGAATAGTTGATGCTGCAGGCGAATTACTATGATAGATCGTAAGTTCCTGAGATGTCCCCATCCTAACAGCATTTGTAGCAGGAGAACTATTATTATATCCTATATTTACTTGATCTAAAGTTAATGTTGAAGTAGTAAGTGACGTTCCATCAAGAACTGTAGGTTCACTGGCATCATTAAAGGTAATATTTTTTCCTACAGGAATATTAATCCCCTCCGTTGCAAGGAATGGTCCTAATGCGTCCTTACTTAATACTTCGTCTGCTCTTAGTCTTGACATTTAATTACCACGTAGCGATTGCAACTCTCTTCCATGTATCTGTGCCAACGCAAACATAAAGATAGTTTGCATCCCAACAAATCTCCCCTTCAGTACCAGTATCACTAGCAGAAGCAATAGTTCTGGCACCTGTCACTGTTAATTTTTTACCCGTGGGAATAGTAAGACCTTCAACCGCAGAGACGGCACCAGTCTCTGTAAAGTTACAGATTTCATCTACTTTAATTCTGGACATGATTTTTGATTATTTATCGTGGGTATAGTTGACCGGAAGAAGGTCTTCTAGTATGAAATGCTTCTGCTGCTGTATCGTAAAGACCACCACTAGGAAACCTAGAAAGTATAAAGTTTTTTGGAACATAAGGTCCGATTGGATTTTCTCCAAATATAAATGTAGGAGCAACAAAAGCAGTATTTGTTGTTGGTAGACCACCACTGAAACCAAAATCAACTGCTCCCGCAGCAGGAGCAAGTGAAAGTGTATGTGATACTGGTGTATAAGGCATTAGGTTGTCCTCGCGAGAAGTAAGAGACCCATACTAGAGCTGTTATCAAGATCATCCAGAGAGTTTTGGTTGGTTTGCCATGCTGCTCTGATCACTTCATAAACCTCAGATGCACTGATAGTAATCGTATCTCCTGGTCTAAAGTTAGTTAAACCTGGAGATGTAGAAACCTGAAGTAATACAAAATCATCAGGTAAAGTATAAGGAACTGGCATCATCTTTCTAGACAATGGAATTCCTTTCATGGGACGATAGTAATCTGCAGATGCACTTACAGTGTATCCAGCATAATTGTCATAGGTAGCATCTCTAAAGTATGGTGTTGCTTGGGTACTAAAGTTATTGTTGGTATCAATATTACATGAATATTCATCTGCATAATCGTCCTGGTAGTAATCAGTGGAGTCTCTATAGTATCCATAAAAAGCTTCTCTAGCTAATGTCTGACTGTCTGTAGGTTCATCACCCGCACCCTGCCCATAATACTTATATCCAGGAGTGATAAAGTTATTATATAAAGTCCTACCGCTGCTGGTCCAATTACCAACACAACCCATCCAAACATGATCTAAATCAAAGATATTTGAACCAATTTGATCTCCTTTGATTAGGTAGAATGTTCCATATTGGTGATCAATCTCATTAATAGTCTGCACAAATTGAATTATGGCAAAGTTACCATCTTGAGGAGACTGTGCGTTATAAGAATAAATCTTTAAAGGATATGCTGTGGGAGTAGTGCTTGTAGCAAACTCAATGGTTGTCCAGTGATTTGAAGAATTAGTAACTCCTTGGTAACTAGCTTGATAATCTAAACCCGCTCTACCTGTATGGAATCCATAATCATCTCCATTACTATTTCCACCTGTTGTTCCCTTACGGTTCAACCAATGCATGAATGAACCAGAAGAAATCCACATAGTGTGAGGATCAGCATCAGTATGAATTCCAAATGTATAGTATGAAGTACCGTATTTTTTAGTAGCATCATTTTCTAGTTTTATTGTACCAAAGTAACCATTATCAGATTTTTGGAAGAAGTTAGGTCCAGCACCAAGAGTAGTAGTTACAATTTCTAATTTAGCATCAAAAGCATCAGTGACAGTTTGATCTGCAGCAACACCAAAATCAACATCGTTATCAGGACTAACTCCCCCAATCTGATCACCAGGAACTGTAAATACTTCTCCAGTAGTCCATCCTTCTGCAACATTCATAATGGTGACACCGTAAAGCTTGCCGCCGTTGTAGTAAGGATATGAGTCCGAAAAACCCACATAGAATCTAAGATCTAATGCCCCTCTACCACCAGATGCAGGAACAGTATAGTCAAAATGAACATATGGTTCACCACTGCTTCCGTTGACGCGGGTATTTGCATGAAGAATAATATTTCCTGCCATACCAGGAGTGGTATTATTGGCATAGATATATTTCTGCATACTATTCTCTTCATACTCATTAGCATTAAAATCAGGAAATCTGAGTTCAGTAGGCAAGTATGAATTTAATTCAGTTTGGCGATAGTATAGTGTATCCAACCTCAATCCATTCTGATTTGCACCACCATCAAGATCAAGCGTTGGTGGATTTAACTCATTACCAGTGAAATCATCTGGCCAGGAGACGTGACTAGTACTATATGGTCTATAATTACCACCTGCTTCTGTGTATTGTCTTAAAAGTTTATCTGAAGCATAGTCATCTGTATTTGAACACAATGTAAATTTCTGACCAAGTGATCCAGAAATTCTATCAACTGTAAATGTTGCATCACCATTACCAGTAGTAATTGTGATAACATCACCCCTAATATATCCAGTTCCTGAAGTATTAATTGTAGCGGTCTCCAAAATACCAGCACTTGAGGTAAAGTCAATCGTCAACCCTGTACCAGATCCACCAGTAGTAGCAACATCAGTTCCAGTTACCCCATAACCTGTGCCCGCATTGGTCAAAGTAGTATGAGTAGGAATACCAGGAGTCCTATTATAAAAATAAATCTGGTCACCACACAATACATTAATATCATTGTTATCAGCAACACTAGAAAATGCCTGGACAAGAGGAGCTTGTCTATTAGGGTTCATGGCAGAAATTGCAATTTCTGTTGCACCATTAGCATCTGATAAAGTTGCTGCAAGTTTAAAAGTATCGTTATCTACTTTGATAATATAATATGTTGTACCAAATGTCAGTTCGGGGATAGCAGCAAGAGGATCCGTTGGTGCATAAGTAGTATAACCCCAAACAACAGCATCACCAGTGCTAAATTGATGGTTTGCCGTAGTAAATGTATTGGTAGTTTCATCAACTTCAACTGAATCAATAAAAAGTTTCCTTAAAACTCTATATGCAGTAGTACCATTTGCATGTACATCATAGTACACATTCTGTCGTGTCCGAAATGGCGCTTGACCATAAGCATTGTGATAAGAGCTGTCAAATCCAGTTTGTAAATAATTGCCGGTGGGGCGGGCAGCATCACCATCATGCGATCGTACACTCTGAGGAACTCCATCCTGTTGAGTACCTGAGTTCCATCCTAAATCACCAAAGACTTCTTCCAGAGCATCCATAACGTGCCCTGCATTCCATCCAGTGTTTCCATTATTAACTTGAACTGTGTTTTTTAAAACTGACATTTTATGCCTCTAATCTAATTGCGGTAAGGGTTACGTTAATGGTTGCTGCAGCACCAGAACGATTGGTAACTGCAAGATATACTGTATCTGTCGCGCTAGGCGAATCATTGTTATAACCAAAAGCAGCAGGTGCCATCCTAACTACTCCTGATCCTCTGGATTCAGCGATGACTCCTGACCCAGTGCCAGGATCATTTCCTTCACTTCGGGTAGCATCTGCTGTTCTAGCAGCAGCATCAGTATAGACTCGCACCCATGCATCAGCATCAGTTTCAATTTTAAGCAAAGTATATGCTTTGTATGCTGTTATATTTAGGTCTCCTGTAATATTATCTGCCAGTGAGGATGTAGTTCCGGTGAAACTTTGACGTGCCTGAAGACCCACAGATCCACCAGCAGCAACAGTGACAACTCCACCAGCATCAATAGAAAGACCTGCGCCAATTTTAATACCACCCAAGGTGGCGGCGGCAGCGATTGGTAATACATATCCTCCAGCGGCAGCTGCGATATTACCATTAGAATCTACAGTAATAGTAGTACCGTCAGGGATAACCCCACCCAGTGCTGATGTTGTAGCAGCGGGTAATGAATATGCAGCTGGAACAGATGGTTTATTAAGAATCTGTGCTAACCCAGTAGTAGCATTCCAATCCGATTGAACTGGTGCTGTACTAGAAATGGTTGCTGCTTTATTAACAGAGTCCCATGAGATATTAGTACCACCAGCACCAGAAAACTCAATCTGATCTGTTGTTCCTACAGAGGGATCAAGGTTCAGGAAGACATTATTTGATGTGGTGTTAGTACCGTAAAGATCATACAAGATTGCAGATCCACCACCGCCGCCACCAGAGGAGAGAACCGTGATGGTTCCAACCATATTAGAGTGAGCACTACACTGGTAGTAATATGTCCCAGCAACTGTAGGTGTCCAAGAAACTGTAGCAGTTCCTTCTCCAGAAGCAGCAGGATTGTTTACGCTAGAACCACCATTCGCAACCCTAATATACATTGGGTGCCCTACATATGTGGCAGTATTATCAAAGGTAATTGTATCACCAGCATAAAGAGTGATTGAAGGATCAGCATCACCACTGAAAGTGTTACTGCGATCTGATCCAGTGAACAGATAATCTCCAGATTGAGAAGCAGTAGTAATATTATATGTGGTAGGAGTAGTTCCTACTTGAGCATTGATAACTTTACTACTGGTATCATATGTGAAAGAGATACCCAACTGAGTACCATTAAGAAGTGCCTGTGCAGCAGCATCCTTGGCTTCACTATCACTATAGGATGAACCTCCTCCAGATCCAGCACCTTGCCTCAGAGTAATTGTATTCTCGTCTGTTCTCTCAACAGTAAGACCATCAGCACCAGCGAATACAATATCATCAGTAGATGGTGTGCTATAAACATTTCCACTAGCAGTATAATGTGTACCAGTTAATCTAAGTTTTACTGTATTGCCTAATCCTGTCTCAGAAGAAATGGCATACTTTTTAGAACTGAATGTTAACGTATCATTTGAGGCAAAAATTCGTGTTTCGCCATAGTAATTTTCAGCAAATTGAACTGTATCTGTGATAGTATCAGATCCAGTTAGAGTTAATGTCCTATTACCATCAAAACTTAAAGTATATGTGGTGTTAGTATCTTGCTGAATGTCAGTATATCTTGCAACTCTATACCATGAGTTACCAGCAGCATAATAGAGTTGGTTATCATCATCATTAAAAGCGATTGCTCCTTCGTATGTCGTGGCACTTGGGAAACTTCCCTGCTGATCATACCAAAATGGAATCTTACTCGCTGTTTGTGTAGCAGTAGTAATACTATTAACACCTGTTAGATTGCTATTAGTATCTACAACTAGTGTAGAATCTGAAAGAACTGTTCCATTTACCCCATCAAACAATGCGATAGCATTATCTGTTGTTGTACTAGGAGCACCTACAGTTCCTGATAATGAAGTAGAGAATGTTACTGTATTATTATTTCTAGTAATGGTAATATTACTACCACCTTTCAAGATCAATGAATCAGAACTACTATCAGATCCTGTCAGCGTAGCACTGGCACCATCTACCTCATTAGCAAAAATTAAATCATATGTAGTATTAGTATCTGTTCCAGTGAATGTAATAACACCAGCATTTTCTGCCAGGGTTACACCTCCAGCACCTGTGAAGGTAACTTGATCCTGCTGTCCTGTAGCATCTCCAGTACCGGTGAGTCTCAACTTAACATCATTTACAGCAGCATTAACTGATGAAAATGCATATGCACTATTAGTATCAGTGAATGTAATCCACTTTAATCCAGAACCAGTGGATGCTAAAATTTGATTATTAAGTCCAAGACCATCCGACAAAGTAATTGTCGCACCATTCAAATCAAGGGTTTCCCCCGTTGAAATTTTCGCTCCTTCAGCAAAAATAACTTTATCGTTATTCGCTAAATTTACTAGTTCGTCAACTAATAGTCGTGACATTACATGTCCTTTATACTTTCCTTCAAAGTATTTATAAATCTATTAAGGGACGTAAGAATACCATCCAGTAGCAAGATACTTATATTGTGTTTGACTGATCACACCATGATGATAGTGTGTCCATGAAGTAGGCCAAAATACTGCTCTTCCTTGAACAGCATCAGTAATCAAATTATGCTGAGGAAACTTAGTGCCACCATCATCAGTAACCGTATTAAGATAAATCATCCATACCACGACACGATGGCAAGTATTCTTGTGTCCTGCCTCACAGTGTGGTTGTGGGTATCCACCACCAGGAAGATACTTCTGGAGATTATATCTATTCTCCAATCCCCAGAACCCTATTTCATTCAACTCAGGGTTTTTAATTTTATAATCTTCATAACATTTACATAGAGCACCATGTATCATGGTATCTACTTCAGTTTGATTTTGAAATCTATTGTGTATGTCCCAACTATCTTTCATTGAAAGATTAACACCAGCACCGATCTCCCCACGCTTTATTCCAGAAAAGTTATCAATATAACTGATGATACTATCACATTGATCTGGTGACAAAGCATTATCATATAGTTCAATAAAATTATTCATAAAAAAGGTGGCATTAATGCCACCTATAGAGGGTTTTACATGCCGCGCCACCAATTCTTTAACTGGAAATTGGAAACCAGTACATCATGAAAATGTAATTACATCTTGACCCGCAGCACCAGGCATAGGTACTTCTCCGGCAGCATAAGTAGCAGCACTATCTAAATTGAAATTGATATTGTCACCAATATATCCATCATATAGATCAGAATTAGATGAAGGAAACTGAGGTTCATTGCTACCAACAAAGGAACGTTTCATGTCTTCAATATCTTCAATGATGTTAAGAAGTTTACGAAGTTTAATAGCAGAAGCAGTGCCAGTTACAGAACCAAGAGCAGAACGAAGTTCTTTCTCAGCAGTATCAAGGCGTTCATAGGTAGTCATAGTGTTTGTAAATTCAGGAGGTTTTGCAGGAACAAATTTAGTTTGGTTATTGAACTTAAAAGGAGTGTTGTTTAACGACATTATTTTTTACATAGCAGGGTACGCCGTCAGGATCTAACCATTTGGTATATTCAAAATCTTCCATCGCTGTAGTCATCTGCATTACATTATCACACAGGTACATATCTTTGTAACGCTTAGTCCAAGGATCTGCTTTCTGAATGCGAAAGTCTGGTTTACCATTGATTTCTAGTACACCAGACTCAATATAACGATAGGGGAAACGCTCAAGAAGAACTTTCATAATCATGATGACTTACTGAATAATAATAGCAGGGGAAGCAGGAGTTGTCAAGGGTCAACCCAGATTTGTATGGAACACCGTGGGTATTCAGTGAGAGCAGAAACTGGTGTGACCATGTGTTCCTGATGAGAATCATTGATCACCATCATATTACGTTTGGGAACAATTGCTTTCATAATTAATGGATCGCCGTCATCCCAAATAAAAATACCACCGTGGTTTTTATCCCAAATATGATTCAAATATATTGTAGCACCATATCCATGCTGACCATCATTGTGACTAGCAATACCAGCATTCTGTAACCAAACATAATATTGCATATCATACTTAGATCCCGCAGGAAAATATTTTGATATAGATTTAATTATTTTGTTTTTAGTTTCTTCAGGAACATATGTGTGAATAGAATCTCCAGTAATTCCCTTTTTAAGATTTGGATGCCACCTTAACATAGAAGACCCCCAACAACGTTCTTTCATTAGTTTATCTAATTCAGAAGAACATTTTTTTAAAAGATCTTCAGGGAAAACTTTATGATGAATTTGCATTAGATTAATAAATCAAGGTCTTTCTCCAATTGTGTCAGCACCACTTCATAGTCATCATCAGGGTCTCCGAACAGTTGCAGACCACGTATGTCATAAAACTCATAGATCTTCTTATAAATCTGTGGATATTCATCCTCAAGATTCACAACTCCGTCCACAGCATCATTAAGAATATCAATGTCCTCGGGGAACTTGCGAAGAATATTTTGTCTGTTCATTAGTATGTGTGAGATACACTACTAATTATACCATAAAAAATTTGAAGGTCAAAGAGAACTATGAATTAATTCTTTTTTATACTTATACCAAGGATGTTCGTACACTTTAGGTAAAGATCTTTTAGATTGATAACTTTGTTCATGTAGATCTTGGATTTGATGACTCATTGTATGAAGTAGACCTTTTATGTAAATAATCTCATCAGAAAGTTCTTTAATTTCGGCGTGAAGTTTTTCGTGTTTCATTAGTAAAAGTATACTAATGCTTGATGACGGGATTGAACCGCCGACCGCCTCGGTGTAAACGAGATGCTCTACCGCTGAGCTAATCAAGCATATGGGCAGGGTTGGATTTGAACCAACGTAGGCAGAGCCAGTGGATTTACAGTCCACCTCCATTAACCACTCGGACACCCACCCAAACTCCCAAGGCTGGATTTGAACCAGCGACCAGCCGATTAACAGTCGGCGGCTCTGCCACTGAGCTACTTGGGATTGTTTTGTTCTCTCTTGAGTTTAAAGTACAATTTATAGTATCTATTACACATTTCTCTAAGAATTTTATGGTCTTCAGTAAAACCAAGATTCTTAGTATGTGTACATGATCCTTCCATCTCACTAATAAGAAGAAGAATTTCAACTGGTTTCATAATGTAATGCCTCAAGAGAGGAAGCCCTCAGTAGGATTTGAACCAACGACCTACGCTTTACAAAAGCGTTGCTCTACCACTGAGCTATAAGGGCAAGGCGACTCAGGTGGGACTTGAACCTACGACCGACTGCTTAGAAGGCAGTTGCTCTATCCATCTGAGCTACTGAGTCATGTAATAATTATACCCTATGCAATTGATCTTGTCAATTATCCTTCCGTCTTGATTTTCACAAAGTTTGCAGCGAAAGCAATTCTCTTATCTTTAGTTGGAAATACATTATGATCCACAATTCCTGGAAACAATACCAACATACCATCTTTAGGTTGAATTTGCAATTTGTTTTCAAAAACTATAGGAGAACTTTTTTCAGTGATACTGATATAATAAACACAAGAAAAATCTGCAGGATAATGATTATGTTTATATGCACAGTCACCCTCAGAATACTTCATTGCCCAAAAATTTTGACACTCATAAAAAGTATGACTATCATTAAAGTAATCTTGATTGGCATCATAGATGACTGCAATAATTTTTTCAATCAAAAAATTAAAATCTTTTGTATCTTTCCTGGTATAAAATTCTGTTCTCCATGCATCAACATTAGTTCCTTGCTTCAAACCTTTTGGATTTAATTTCTGATGATCATCAATGATACGGATAAGTTTTTCGTTTAATGACTGATGATCATCTATAATGGTTGTAAATACTGGAAGTTTTTTTACGACATTATAAGTTTCCATAATATGCTTCGTAATACTTAACTATACCTGAAGAAATTTTATGCCCTTGTGACACCCAATCATGAGCACAGGCGTATATGGACTCACAGGTGTATTTGGATTTTCGGGTGGTGTCAAGTTCACCACCATACTTTTCAAGGAGGATACTCAGAACTTCCTGCCTGAGTTTCAACCTGTCCTCACTATAGCGCCAATCTTCGCTCATGCCAACACCATTTTTTTTGTGTAGTCAAATGCATATAGTTCACGGTTACCTTTAATACCCCACCCTAACCAGTAGTATGCAGGAACCATATACTGACTCACAGTTCGTCCACTACCCTCAAACTCAGGAAGATAGCGTTGGAAGGTAGATTCATTAATCATGTAACGAGTTTGACCCTTAAGTGTACTGGGATCACAACCAAATTTATCACAGAACCTACCAAGGTTATCATAACGTCCTATTGATGTCCACTGGATGAGACCATAACCGCCACTACGACACTCACTATAAGACACTCTAGCACCACCCTCACAAATGTCGGGAGTAAAATTAGATTCTTGTTTGATGTTCCCCATGATTGTAGCAAGGGCATTCTTGTCCTTGATTCTAGTGTTTTCTTGGAGTTCTTCAAGGACATACTGTTCTTCAGGGGAACATGATGGACACTTCCAGGATGGAAATGACACTACTTCAATAGGTGTAATATTATCACGAAGTCCTGTGCCCACAATCTTGCTATTGGGCAGTAGGAATGGTGTTGCAGCTACTGCTGTTGCTGCTAACAACACGGAATACATAAGATTTCTCATCAGTGTTCATACCAACATACCATGTATATAGAGAGTTGTCAACCCTAAAATAAATACCTATAATACAGAGGCACTAAGGTCTTACCATGAGATTAAACGAAGTAGACGTGGCACGTCTGATTACTGCTTGCAACATGTACAAAGAAAAAACTGGTTCTGAATATATGTGGGACGAGTATACTGAACTTGTAGAAAAATTAGAAAGATTATGCGAACAAGGATACTGTTCAATCACTAGTGATTGAGTGTGTAAGTCCAAACAAAAACAATATTCACACAAAATTAAATACCTAGATAATGTAGTTGCACACAAGTTTGTGAAAGTCTTAATTACATTTTTTATTGCCCTATTTTTTGCTGCTCCTGCATGGGCAGTAGATGTATCAATGGGTGCTAATGGCAACCTAGCATTCTCACCGAATGAGATCACAATCTCTGCAGGTGATACGGTTCATTTTATCAATGAATCACTACCTCCTCATAATATTATTGTTGAGGCACGTCCAGATCTTTCTAGAGAAGCATTACTGTTTGCTCCAGGAGAATCACAAGACGTTGTATTTGCTGACAAAGGGGACTATAATTTCTTCTGTGGTCCTCATCAGGGCGCAGGTATGACTGGCGTAGTTCATGTTGAGTAAGGATTACATAACAAAAGAAGAATGCCAGGAGATGATTGATGATGCCATACGAAAACATAATCGTAATGCTGGAATTATCTCTATGTGTGTTGGTTGGGTTGTTCTCGCACTTTTTGCTGAGGGTCTTCTTAGACTCATTGGAGTAATTCCTCCACTATTACCATGGTTAAAGATTAACACTATGATGAGCGGACTATTTGTATTTGCATTTATTACACTAATGGTAATTACCATGGTCAAGATAACATGGTCAATGAATTGGGTGTGATTGTAAAAAATAAAGGAAAATTAAAATGAAAGTAGGAATGATTGGTTTGGGTCGTACTGGTGAAGGTATGTCTCGCCGTATGATCGAAAAAGGAATTGAAGTTTGGGGTTACAGTAGTACTAACTATGAGAATGCCTGTGGACAGTATGAAGCAGGACATATCAGTGGATGTGTAACCTCAATAGAGTATCTTGTTCAGGCAGTTAAATCTGATGCTAAGAAGTTTACTAGTGCTGGTAGGATTCCTGGCATCTTTCAGATTACATGTCCCGAGCAAAAAGCAGAAGACACACTTGATGAGTTGCTGCCATTACTTGAAGAGGGTGATATTGTTATTGATTACAGCACCAATGACATCTCAAAATGTCAGGAACTGGAACTGTATTGTTCCAAGTTAGGTATCTCATATATCTTCTCTGGAGTATATGGAGCAACCCATGCTGTAAATGCATGTTCTAAAATTTTCCAATCGCTATCACCAGGTGTTATCTAATGCCACACGAATTTGATCCATGCGAAGCACCTGTAGAAGGTGAAGTTGATAAGTGGGGGTTTACTATCAAACCCTCTATCAGTGATGATGAATTAATTCTTATGATGTTTAAAAAATGCTCCTGTGGAAGTGATAGAAAAGCAAGCAATTGAAGTTAATTAAAATCTACGAGGATAAAATCAATGACGTTAGCTACATGTCCTACTTTTCGGATCACTACCCTTTGTATGTGCCACCATTTATTTCGGGCTACGAAAAGGTGAAAATAACTATTATGAAACCGACGCCTACTCAGGAAATGGAACAGCGCATTAGAATGAGATTTGCGTTTGCCATGTCATCATTCGGTAGAATGTTTCGACCAGATGGTATTACACCATTGAGATGAGAGATCTTTGTAATGAATGGTCTCAAATTGAAGAGCAACCACCTCAAGGTGATTTGTATCAAGTCGATCGGTATTTTCTAGAACTTTGGAAAAAAAGAAATGAAAAATTAAAAAATTAAAGGAGGAAAACCTTAAATTGAAATTAGAAAATATAAAATTGCGTATCAAAATTCAAGGATTATCATATAATGACTGGATTCACCCAAGATCTTGTTTACACAATGATGATCCATGGGATCATTTAGCAGGTTAAAATGAATCACATTATCTTTCTTAGTTTAATTTTATTTTCCAGCATAGTAATAAGTATATCATTAAGTTTAAACTATGCATATCAAGCACCTACTCACATAATCTAAATATCACACAAGTAATTATCACATGAAAATTTTTCTAGACACAGCTGATCTGAACGAAATTAAAAAAGCAACACGCACTGGATTAGTTGATGGTGTTACAACTAATCCCACATTAATTAAACGAAGTGGTAGAACTCTTATTGACGTTGCTAAGGAATTAATTGCCGACTATCCTCAATTTGAAAGTGTGTCCTGTGAGGTAGTTGCCGAGACCGCTGAAGAAATGATTGAACAAGCTCAACAGTTTATTCAGTTAGCCAATAAAGCAATCACTATCAAACTACCATGTACTGTAGAAGGTTTGATTGCATGTAAAGCACTCTCTGTTCTTGGTGTTAAAACCAATGTGACTCTTGTGTTCTCTGTGGCACAAGCAATCATGGCAGCAAAGTCAGGTGCTACTTATATCTCACCTTTCGTAGGTCGCTGCAATGATAACTCATTCAGTGGTGTAGAACTTGTTCGTGCTATCAGTGGAACTTATTGTTCTCAAGGTGTAAGAACTCAAATTCTTGCAGCGTCATTGAGAGATGTTCATCATGTATCACGGTGTTTTGCTTATGGTGCCAGCGTTATTACAATGCCACCTAAAGTATTTTGGGCGATGTACGATCATGTACTTACCCGTGAAGGATTAGATCAATTTCAAAAAGATTGGGAAGACGTGCAATGATGCTACAGTTTGCTAGATTTTGTGGAACTGTATTAAACAACCCTTGGGGATGTGGACTACTGGCATGGTGCCTGGTCTTCGTCCCCATTATTGGTATGTGGGCAGTTCATAAATACAGTTGGCAGCACTGGGAACCTTTCCATAAAAAATAAGCATGGAAGCCGATTACACCGTCAATTTAAGAATAGAAGATATACGTCTATTACATCACTGTGTAATAAAAAGACTAGAAATGTGGGAAGGATCACCTGCTCGTCCAGCAGAAGAACAAGAACATTTATGGTATATGAGAAATTCTCTTTACCGAATGATTTTAGACTATCAATTTAATGAATCATGAATCCAGTAATTTTAATCGGTTGCTTCACCCCACTGGGTATTATCTACATAGTAATGAAACTTGCTGTTTGGGCATCTGCTGTAAATGCCGAAAACTCGGATTATGTTCGGACGAGAACCTCTACGAAAACGAGGACCCTTCGTGGAAAATCCGTATGAGGATGTTGACGAAGAGGAAGAGGAATTTACAGATCGCACAGACTATAGATAATGCACTCCACCAATACTATGTTGTGGAGCAAGGAAAACCTGTTCCCAATTGGAGATATGTAAAAGATCAAGATTGGTGGATAGAATATTTAAAAGATTTAGGAATTGATCCGAGGAACCCATGAATTTTGAATTAGATATGGAGGATTATGCAATTATCCTCAACGCATTACACTACTATAAGAAAGTTGAGAAACGAGGAAACTTCAAACAGTATAATGAAGACCGTATTAATATGTTAAGAGATAAGATGGCTTATCAACTAGTTCCCAGTGCAGATAGTATGAGATGAATTTATTATTAAGACCTCTAGATAATGCTAACGACCCTGTGTGGTCTGTAATTATTTGTGTGATACTTGCTGTTGCAGGAGCATTGTTTGTCGTTGTATACATATTACGACAAGCATTTGCAGAGTTAGAAAATGGGAGCAATGACACCCCCCAGCAGGAAGAGCTGCTACAACTTCCGAGTGATAAAGGTTAATCGTGTTGTTGACGGCGATACTATTGATGTCACCATTGATCTTGGGTTTGACTTATACAAGAAAGAAAGAGTTAGAGTTGCAGGCGTTGATACGCCAGAGAAAAGAACGAGAAATTTAGAGGAGAAAGCACTTGGAATTGACGCAACAAATTGGATTAAAGAGCATCTTAACTCAGCAATTGCTGGAGAAGAAGATCTTGTTATCAGAACTGAGCTTGTTGGTGGAGTGGGCAAATACGGCAGACTCCTTGGATGGCTTTACATCGGAGATGCTGAACTGTCAGTCAACGAGCAAATGATTGCAGAAGGATATGCTCACCCATATGATGGTGGCACTAAGAATATGGATCTTGAAGCACTAAGAAAAATTCGTAGATCACACGGAACATTAGTAGAGTAATTGTCTACCATGATACAGTTTTAGCATTTCAAAAAAACCTTATGCTAAATAAATATACATACCGCTTTGGTAAATCATATGAAAAGGTTTTTACCCTTCATAATGTTACTGATGACAGCACCAGCAGCGAATGCAGGTGCCCTTACTCATAAGTTATCTTCTAGTGTTCAGTTAACCGTTGATGCTGCTGCTACTAATGTCACAAGACTTGGTAGTAACTTCTCAATTTCAGGTAGCGGTGTAGATACTACTGACGGAACAACAGTTAATACAATTTCTACTGGTGCAATTACCAGTGGAATTTATGCCCCAGGCACAATTGCTGCTACTCAAGATAATCCTGGTAGTGCTTTTAGTTTCTCTCAGTCTTATACACAGGCAGATGCAATCCCAACCAGTGCAGTCACTGTTGGTGATGTAGCAAACTTTGGCAATATTACATCTACAACTGCAGGATCTGCTGGTTCTCTAGCTGGTACTCTTAGTACTGCTGGTGCTATTACTTTGACAGCTGGTGGAGCTGGTACAAATGCTACAGGTCAGTTCGTAAGTGAACTCACAATTCTACACTAAATAAATGGAGGTCAATCAAAATGACTTCTCCAAAGACTATTACGATTCTTTGGTATGTCCTGAGTGCGGTGGGTGCAAGTGTCATACTTGCTCCTGCCCAGGCGGTCCCTGTAGTCCCAAACTTCAGCCAGGGCTCAATGACGAGCCACACAGAGACAACATCAAAGGTGACTGAAACGATTAACTCTATAGACTATGCAACCGGATGGCAATATTCAGTATCGGGAACAAATGTGACCAATGGGGGGCAATCCCTCAGTCCGAACCCAACAACAAACTCAGTGATAGTGAATCCATTAGGAGGAACAGAGGGGCAAGTAACAAGTGCCAACTCTGGTCTAGATTTAAATGGACAGAGTTTCACAATCGCAGAACCAGGAGCAGCATTCCAGTTCACTCAGACCTACATGGGACCGGGTGTAACAAATCAAACTGTGATTCAAAGAACCACAGAGGTTACAAGCATCACAGATACCACAAGTATCTTTACCCAGTAATATCACTTCTTATCGCCTCCCCTGTCAGTGCTGCTGATGTAGGGGGTGTAAGTGCAACAGCAAATCCAATAGCTAATAGTTCAGGCTCAGTTACGAACCAAGCTATTCAGGTATTACAAGGACCATATATTACTAACCAATATGGTGGTGGTATTGCATGTCAAGGACCGACTGCTAATATCACACCATTCATTACTCATGCTCGTAGTCAGAAGGATCCATTTGAACAATACTATATGGAACCTCAGTATGACAACAGAGATTTTAACGGTCAGATGGTAGAAACTCAGAAAGTAGTAAAGAACTTTCCTTGGGAACCACATTATGATAATAGAACATATACAAACTCAGAAGGTGAGGGAAGTTCGTGCCTATGAAGATGGTGCAGACATGACTATCACCGTTATGGAAATGATGGGTGATGGTGTGCCCGATAATCCAGGGTCAGAATTGTGGAAAAAACCAGTAAGGACTGGTGATGCAATTAATAACAGTACAAGTCTTGGTTTATCTGCAACACTTTCTTTCCCACTTGATGGTGGAATGCAAGAGCGTTGTAAGACAGCAGCAGATACTCAGATTGCTTTACAAGGTCAGATGCTTGCTAATAAAAGATTAGACTTTGAGATCGCTAGACTTAAGAATTGTGGTGAACTAATGCAGAGGGGAATCAGTTTCCACCCCAGAAGTCCTTACTATAAAATATGTGCAGACATTGTAGTTAATAATGTTACTGGTGTTAAGCAACATCGTCACTCTATCCCTTCGGTTTCAGTGCCGACCGTAGGATCTTTATCGCCCGGTTCCGATCCCGTTGCTCCGCCCTCTTCTGCGACACAGACAGTACCGGGGGAGTCTTACCCCGTAAGGCAGCAATCTTCTTTATCACCTTCTTCACAGTCGGTTTCACAACCTTTAACAAAAGATCAGCAAGAGGCTTTGCAAGCAGTGCAGAGGTCGTCGCGACTACAGCAATTGAGGCGGTAACAGTTATCATACCTGCTGATGGTATGTTCTGTATAATCTGATCAGGTATATTTAAATTTTCAAATACGGGGAGACATTCTTTTCCTACTGTCTCATACCCAGTAATCTTCTTATTGCCCTCTAGGATCTTTCCTACAGGGTTTTTTAATTCTTGTGCTCTACTAGGACACTCTGCTATTGCAGCATCAGTTCTAGGTGGTGCTGGTGCAGCAGGAGTCTCTGGTGTTTCTGGAGTGTTTGGGATGACTGGTAGAGGTGGAGAAGACTCTGTTGTTATCTTTAACCTACGGGGATCATAATCTATTGGATTGAAACTAGGTGTTCCTGCATCACAAAATACTCGGACTCCATCACTATCCTCTTCTTTGAGTGTTTGATTCTCACTACTATCTCTATGCGACTCAACACATCCAGGTATATTAACAATAGGAACACCCACCTGTGTAGTCACGGGTGGGTAAACTGGTAGTGCCTGCGGAGGATTACTCATCCAATCAGGCATTACATTAATATTTAAATCACGAATATTACCGATACTAATATCATTATTCGGAATATTAATATTAGGTATGTCCATCAGCAATCATTAAACACACTGCCCACTGTAGAACCAAGTGATGATCCTGCTTTCTGTCCTAGTAACAATGCCCAACCACCTGCTAGCCATCCAACGTATGGGATACCCATTACAGCAGGAACAGCAACACCAGCAGCGATAGCACTACCTGCCATGGCACCTTGACTTCGTGCTCCAGCGTCCGCCACTAAACACTCTGCGCTTACACCCCCGGTCTTTCCCAGTTCTCCTATGTCACCTCCTCCCATGTTACGGGTGCCTTCCATAGTGAATTGATCACTACGATACTCACGACGGTTCTCATATTTCTTGCCGCCAAAGAAACCACTTTGATTTTTTTGAAGTTCTAGGGATTTCTCCGACTGTAGAATTTTAGGATCGTTTGCACGATACTCAATTTCATATCCATCCTTACCTGCTTTAATAGTATAGGATGAATAATCTCCACGAGGGATATTAATTGTAGGAACCTGAGGAACTTTTGGTTCTTCTGGTCTATGAATTACATAACCTAACAAACCAATATGTGCCAGAGCAAAGAGTCCACCTAATGTCAGTGCAATACCTTTAACAGGAGACTTACGTGGTGCTTTCTCAGTAGAATATTTTTGTGCTAACTCTTCTGGATTTGTCATGGCAATCTAATCCCCGGACCAGTTGTAGATGGTGAGGAAGGAATAGCACCACCAGTAACACTAGGAAGTTCTGGCATCGCTGCATCCATCATTCCAGGAAGTTGTCCTGCAATTGCTTCTGCTGCTGCACCAGCAACTTGAGATTTGATATTCTCAACAATAGAATCTCTGTTGAGATACACTGCAGTACCTCCTCCAACAATACCAGCAGTTCCTACAAATGATAGTACTGCCAAAACATTAATTACTTTTTGCATTTTATTCTCCGTTACATTTTGTATGAGTCGTCAGTAGAAATTTTGATTGGTCCCTGCTCAATACGAATAGTCTGTGAAGGTGCAGTCTGTGCTGCTTTTTCAATCAATCTTTCCATCTGCTCTTTGGTGATACTGCCACCACCATTACCACCACCACCTTCTCCTGCTTTCTTTGCAGCCTGGACACCAAAAGTAGCTAAAACTCCGGTGAAGACGCTGGCAATAAAAGTGGGATCTAGTTTTTGTTCAGGAATTCCAAGTGCTGGTGGAAGTTTGATGTATGCCAGCGTGAGTATTCCGCCAGACCAAACAAGGATGCCGAGCCTAACAAAAGTAGACAAAATAGCAAGTTGTTCTTCTTTATCATCTGCTGCCTCCTTAATCTTACCGAGAAGACCTTTCTTCTTAGGTTCTACTTTCTTTACTTCTTCTGACATCCATGAACAGCAAGGCTCTTTTATTTATCTAAAAGATACTGTTTTTCATTTTGGTATATATGACGCTGACCTGTCTTAAGTTCCCATGCATATACTAGGTCAGGAATTAACCACTGATCCACCCTAATACATTGCTGCCAGTTAGCAGGGTGAGCACAACTCACTACTACAACAGCAAAGAATGCCTTAACGTGGATCCAGATGGTAAACATTACTCTTTAATATATCCGAAGTCTACCAGATACTTTCTGGTAAGAGGTGTGGGTTCATATTCAGTCCACATCTGACCAGCCGCACAAGCATTCAATGCATTCATAGTCATGTGTTCAGTCTTACCTGCCCACATTGCTTCCTTCTCCCACGGAATTGCTGCTGGTTGCATTGCATATGTTCTACGTGTCATCTCTTGCCACATCTCAGGGACAGCATCTTCGGGTAAGATAATAGCAATCAAACTATTGTCAATCGTTCCTGCCATACAATCCTGTGCAGCGTGCCATCCTTCATGACGCATGACACTCATGAGCACATGAGGACGACCCATGAATGTTTTGTTTAGATAGAAGTTATTACTTACCGTATGGTAGACACCACGATTTCCTACTGGAAAATACTTTTCGTCAGCAAGATATACACCCACACCAACATGGTTCAGTGAAGACATCATATGATTAAACTCTTGTGCCACTGAAGTAAATGCTTCAGGGTTATCATAATTTGAAGAAACGTCTAACAAAGAATTCACTTTAGTTACATCATCAGTGCATTCTTGAAGAAGCATACACCCCATTGAATGACTGGTATAGTAATCATCCTTTCCAATAGGGTCTGCCATTGCAGGAATAACTAAGGTAGCTGCAGCAAGTGCAGCAAATAATGTTTTGATCATAATTAGTTCTGAAAGGTTTTAATGAAGTACTCAGCGTCAATTACTACTAAAGGTTTCTTACCATTTTTTTTGATAATTACAATAGGTTCATAATCACCGCAATTGGATGCCGATTGTTCGTAAGCATCCCAGACATTTAGTTTCTCCACGTTCTTGCATTCTACACTATGGGGGAACTTTTGTCTAGCTGCTCTTGCCATAATGAGATCTTCTCCACCAGCACCCATTGATCTAGATTCAATGTCCTCAGGATGTACGCTAAGATGTTCAATCAATTTATCCCTAACCCACTGCTGTAACTTTCTACCCTTCGCTTTAGCACTCTGTGGTTTCATAAAAAAATACCCCCATCATATGATGAAGGTATTTAGATTACATTAAGATGTCATCCCACGGATCTGGTATCTGTACTTTATCGCCTGTAAGTGGAATGCCTGAGCCAGACTTGACGGACCTAGTTTCAGTAATGTCCACTCTTCCTCTGTCAGTTTTGGGTCTGCTAATGCTAACAGTTTCCATGGTGGTGGTGTTTTCACAGTTGAAAATTAGCGAAAGTATCTTTCTTAACATCCTGCTTAATTCCTCCAACAATGTAACTTTCATTCTCAGTTTCCTGAGGTGCTACCTGAAGACCTTTAGAAGAGATCCAATGCTCAGTCCATGGTAGTGGATTATTTCGTGCAGCAATATCATAAACTGGTTTCAGACCGATTGCTTTCATACGACGGTTGGCAACCCACTCAACATACTGTGTAAGAAGTTTAGCATTAAGACCAATCATAGAACCTTCTTTGAACAAATAGTCTGCCCAGACACGTTCCTCACTTACCGCTGTCTCAAATGCTTGATAACACCATTCTGTTTCTTCTTCAGCGATGCGAGCCATGTCTGGATCGTCTCCCTGTTTCCATTTATTGATAATGTTCTGTGTAAGAACAAGATGTTGGTTTTCGTCTCTGGCGATGAGAGAGATGATTTTAGCGGATCCCTCCATGAGTTTAAGCTCTCCAAAAGCAAATGAACAGGCGAACGAGACATAGAACCGGATTCCTTCAAGGATGTTGACATTCATAACAGCGCGAAACAACTTACGCTTGAGTTCGTAGAGGTCATCCTCTGCGAGGGGAACTCCATCAAGATTGTGTTCCCACATTCTACCGCTACCATATTCTTGAGCATGATTAATAAACTCATCATACGCTTTGGTAACAGTCTCAGCGCGTGATATAATCATATCATCTTCTAGGATGGTGTCAAGCACTTCTGCTGGATCAGCATAAACATTTTTGATTACATGAGTATATGAACGACTGTGGATCATCTCCATGAAACCCCAGACTTCCATACATGCTTCTAGTTCAGGCAGAGAACAGTAGGGAATGAATGCCATACCAGGAGCACGTCCCTGAACTGAGTCAAGCATGATCTGATACTTCAGATTAGAAGTAAAGATATGCTTTTGTTCTGGACGCAACGATTGGTAATCACCCCGATCTTTTTGTAGGGAGACCTCTTCAGGACGCCAGAAATATCCCAGTTGTGTTTGCGTTAATCTATCAAATACTGGATACTTATATTGATCATAACGCTGCACCCCCAGAGGAGCACCAAAGAACATAGGTTGCTTTAATGTATCAACTTTATCCTTATTGAATACTGTCATTCCTTTAACTGTTGACATATCGTTACCTGCTGTACCTGTTCTAAAGTTTACACGATTCACAATCTTCCTCCTGAGCGTTTTCTAATTGACTGATTAAATTTTCTAAACTTTCTTTGACATCCTCTTTATACTCGTCGGTCTTAATATCATATGTGTTTTGATAATAAGAAGTTTTCCAACCGTACTTATAAGTTGTGAGGAAGTCTTGTGCCATTACTGAGACAGGAACCTCATTGTCTTTGTAGTTCTCTGGATTATAACTCCAATTGCCAGAAATTGCTTGGTCAAAGAACTTCTGCATCAGAGAAACAATTTTAATGTAACCACCATTGTCAGGCATCTCCCAAAGCAGAGTATAATTGTTCTTCAACGTAGTATATTGTGGAACAATCTGCTTAAGAACCCCCTTTTTACTTTTCTTAATGGACAGAAAGGCTCTAGGTGGCTCAATTCCATTTGTTGCGTTTGACACAACGGAACTGCTCTCCGATGGCATCTGAGCGGACAGTGTTGAATGTCGTAATCCGTGGGTGGCGATAGACGCCCTAAGAGAATCCCAATCATAGGTTAGTTCGTTAGGTACAATATCATCAACATCCTTCTTATAGGTGTCAATAGGGAGGATGCCATCACTATACTTGGTGCGGTGGAAGTATTCACATGATCCTTTCTCCTTAGCAACTTCATTAGAAGATTTTAGAAGGAAGTATTGGAATGCTTCAGACAGTTCATGTACTGCTTTCCAAGCACCAGGATCATCGTAATGCTCGCCCCTGCGAGCGAGATAATGTGCAAGACCAATAAAACCAATACCAAGAGATCTTCGTGCCTTTGTAGACCGTTCTGCAGCAAATACAGGGTATTCTTGATAGTCAATCAATTCCTCAAGAGCACGGACAGAAAGATCACAGAGTTCTTCCATTTCAGAAAGTTTATGAATCTTACCTACATTGATAGCAGACAAGATACACAAAGCAATCTCACCACCAGGATCATCAATGTGAGTAAGTGGTTTAGTAGGCAGTGTAATCTCCTGACAAAGATTACTCATATAAACTTTATCTTTAAATGAAGAATGCTCATTGCAGTGATCAATGTTCATGATATAGAGACGACCAGTCTCTGCACGTTCTTTCAAAAGATCTAGAATAAGTTCTTGAGTCTTGATAGTCTTCCTTGGAATGAGTCCATCAGATTCATAATGTTGATACAGAGCATCAAAGTTGTCAGTGCCAAAAGCATCAAAAAGACCTGGAACATCGTGAGGTGAGAAGAGTGACATCTCCTCATCTTTGATGAATCTTTCATAGAAGAGTTTTGAGATTTGGATTGAGTAGTCAAGTTTTCTGACACGATTATCCTCTGTACCTTTGTTGTTCTTCAGGACAATAATATCTTCTATTTCTTGGTGCCAGATTGGGAAGTGGACGGTTGCTGATCCTCCACGAATCCCATTTTGCGTGCAGCATCGTACAGTTGATTCAAACTTCTTAAGGAATGGAACAACACCTGTGTGTGCAACTTCTCCTCCTCGGATCTTAGCATTGATGCCACGGATTCTACCTGCGTTGATACCAATTCCCGCCCTCTGAGCAACATAACGACCAATAGCCATGTCGCTGCTAAAGATGCTATTGAGGGAGTCATCAGAATCAATAAGAACACAGCTTGCAAATTGTCGCAGTGGTGTTCGGACTCCTGCCAAGATTGGCGTTGGGACGTTGATTTTGTGTTTGCTGATTGCGTTGTAGTATTTTCTGACATATTCTAGTCTAGTTTCCTTAGGATAATCTGCAAAAATTGTGGCAGCAACAAGAATATATGCATACTGTGGGGTCTCATAAACTCTATTAGAACTTCTATCTTGCACCAGATACTTATCTGCTACTTGACGTAGACCAGCATAGGTGAACAAATAGTCGCGACCATGATCAATAAATTTATCAATCTTGTCCCACTCCTCGTCAGAATATTTATCAATAAGATCTTGATCGTAGATACACTTTGAAATTCCTTCAGTCAAATGAGATTTAATTTCAGGAAAACCTTCCTTCCAGTCTGGTCCAAACACTTGCTTGTAAAGACCAAACAATAGCAGACGAGCTGCCACAAATTGGTAATTAGGATTATCTAATGAAACTAAATCACTAGCAGAACGAACAAGAATCTCTTGGATATTATCTGTGCTAATACCATCATAAAATTGAAGACCAGAATTCATTTCTACTTGACTAGCAGATATCCCCCCAAGTCCTTCACATGCACACTCAACCATTAAATGAATCTTTTCCAAGTTGAGTGGTTCAATCTCACCACTACGCTTAACAACTTTGATTCCGTTACTCATACTTTTTTCCAGGCGTTTAATTTGATGGTTGCTTCTAAACCGCAGTAGTTGTTAGAGTCTACCACTCTTTGCACGTCATGTCCAGACATTATCATGTCATTCAGATCTTTCTCCTTAATGGTGCTTGGCCAAATGACTATCTGATTTCCAGACTGAATAAGTTTTTCATACTTTTTCACAATTTCATAGTTTCTTGGTTCATTGTCAAGTACATAAACGATGTCATTAAACTGAGTGTCATCCAGTGTAACGTCAGATCCACACATGGCAATTGCATTTGATAAGAATAAGGAATCAAATGGTCCTTCTGTGACATATACTTTTTCTTTATTGTTTACTCTATCAAGCCCAAACAATTTAGGATAATCTTTATCCAAAATTGTAGTAATATATCTCAGTTTCGTATTCCGATCTAGAGATCTTCCTTGATACCCAAACACCTTACCATCATTAGAAATTAAGGGGATGATAATTCTAGATTCTTTCTGGTTATTACTGAGTTTTGCCCAAGCATTGAAGTCTTCTGCGTAGTAAAAAATTGAGAATAAATCCTCTGGAATTTGGCGCTGACTTAAGTATACTTTTGCGGGATGTTCTTTATTTAGAAAATTTATTTTTTTAAGATTTGAAAATATATTGGTATTAAATTTTGGTTTTGGGATGTCAAATTTAGGGGCAGGAGTGTTACTAGATTTGCCCGTCAGACCCTCCTTATATCGCTCCAGAATGTATTCATCATGCAATAGAGGATTCTGATCCTTCAGAAAATTTGTGAAGGTTCTACCCATGCCACAGTTGTGACATTTAAAAAAGTAATCATTACGCTTCCGATAAAAATAACCCCTAGTTTTATTGCGGTGCTTCTGTGAGTCACCGCAGTAGGGGCATCTGAATGTATACAGATCTGATTTCTTTTTTGCAAACTTTACTAACTGAGACGAAATAAGACTAATATATTTCGCATCAAGATATATCATAATGTAAGGGGGATTCAATCGTATTCATACTAGCAGATTGAGCAGAGGGTGTCAAGCGGTTATAGACAGGAAATATAATTTGTGCAATAACCCCAAGTGTCGCGAGCACAGCACCTGCACCCACTACAAACTTTTGATTTGAGTCTACCTTCTTCTGCATTTTATCAATTCTTTCATGTAGAATTTTATGATTTCTTTCTTCTTGTTCCTTCAATTCATCAATCATTTTGATGATAAGATTGTCAGTTCTCTCACTCTCATCTAGTCTGTTCTCATGGCGCTCCAAGATAACAGCAATCTTGTTACTGTTATCAGAGATTGTGCCTACTGCTCTTTCAAGCTTGTCAAGCATCTCTTTAGAGAGATCTTCATAAATGTCAAGTTTTGATTCTAAAACTGCTAATCTACCAAGACCGAAGGGCATATCAGACCTGCGACGGATCAAATCTCATAATCTGAAGAAACGATTCTACGCTCTTATTCATTAGGAAACGATACTGATCTTGACGTTCCGTGTCAAGTGCTTCAAAAGTAGAAACCATTCTCTTAGCAACGTCGCTATTAACTCTCAGTGAACGACCATCCTTAAACTGGATATGTCCTTCTACTTCCTGATTGCCATAGGTATTTTCTTGAGCAAGTTTCAATAGGGTGCCAAGAACTTCTACGCCAGGTGCCTGAGTTCCTGCCGATTCTGATACTTGCTTCTGAAGTGAACTAGACTTCTCAGATGCTTTCTTTCTAAAATCAGACAAACGTGCCTTCATCAGAGTATCCATCTCCTTAGTCTTACTTTGCATTTTGCCTTTGGCATCCTGCGCTTTCTTCTGAACTTCTTTTTGCTTGTTCAGTTTCTTCTGCTGAGCAATTTGCTTTTGAGCTCTCTCAGTTTCGGATGGACCCTTCTGCTTATCGTCAGCTTCAGTAATGTGTTGTTCTTGTGTCATTTTTTTCTTTGCCTTCTTGTCTCGGTTGGTTAAAATACGGTTTACAAGTTTACGACCTGCTTTTGTCCTACCATCATACTTCTTTTTTTTCTTACTGGCAGGAATACCAGGAGGTTCATGTGCAGGAGGTAGTGCTACATTAGCACCGGAACCAACAGAATTTGTTGGTTCTTCCCACATTTGATATCTCGCTTGTTGTAGAAGTTTTCTAATGTTTTTCATATCCTATTTAGTTCTTCTAAACATTTATGATCTGGTTCAACATGCTCCAGATAGTTTGGGGGCATCCTGTTTAAGTATATCAGAAAAGATTTGAGAACGGGCCAACAATTTCTTTCTATTTTAAAAAACAACAGAGGTACTGTTGCATCATTGAATACATTAAAAAGTAAAATTAAATGATTAAGGATAAGATGATGTTTAAGTATATCAGAATTAAGATACTTTCGTATTAATTTTTTAACATACTTAAACCTCTTCAAGTCCTCATCAAATTCTTCTTTAGTTGTGCAATGTGGATTGTTATAATGCTTAATTGCAAAGAAGATATAGTTATCTTCATTCAGTTCATCAAATCTCATCTAATTATCAGGTAACAGTTAGGGTAGCAGCAGCGGAAACTACTTCAGTAGCACCAGAGTCGGTAGTAACTTTGACTCTGTACTGTCCACCATTGTCACCAGCAACAGTTGCGGCAGTGGTAAAGGTAGCAGCATTTGCACTAGAGATGTCAGCAAAGGTTTCGCCAGCATCTGTGCTGAGTTGCCATTGATACTCAAGTGTGCCCGATCCAGTAGAAACTGTAGCGGCAACAGTAAAGGCTGCAGTGTTAGTAGCAGCAACAGAAATATCAGCAGGTTGAGTGCCAATTGTGATAACAGCAAGAGCATCAGCAGCAATTCTATCATCAGTAAAGTCGCCAGAAGTTCCAGAAGCAACATTCATATGTGCCAAACATTCTGCCTTATGACGGGTTTGACCCTCAGCATCATAAGATTTATAAAGCCACCAACCAGGACCCCAGATGCCACGCAATTTGTTTGTAGCAAGTGATGCCTCAGTGCTATCAGCGAAGATGAGTTCTCCAGGTAGAGTATCACCACCTTTAATTACATAATCTGCGACTGCTTTAGGAGCAGTGCGACGAACTGCACCAGCAAGAGCAGCATCAGTTGCTGCCACATATCCTTTATGCAGTTCAATTTCAGTGGTGCTGGTTACTTCTTTAACGATATATGATACACCGCTAAGAACCAGAATGTCTCCTACATCTACACTATCTGCAGCGTTCTTCGTAACAGTAGCATCATTCTGTGTGACGGCTACATTGTTAGCAAAGTTGGCGGCATCAATTTTTCCGAGAATTGCCATTGGTCTCCCTAAAAGTTTTTCTTAATCTTTTTCTATTTATAAAAAAAGGGGAGTAAGACTCCCCGATCATTAGATTTTTAACAGCGTTCAACCGTCATTAGTTTCCAGAGTAGCAGGATCTCTATTCTTAATTGCCTTAGTGACAACTTCTAGAAGTTGATCATCCATGTCAGTCTTTGTCAACTTAACAGCTTTAGCAAGAATAACAAGACAGATCTCAACCATCTTCTCACCGAGTTCTTCATTCTCTGGAATTTTAGAAACAGCATCGGTGATAATTTTTGATGCGAGTGGAAGTAAAAATGCTAGCATAATCTTATGTCAGTAGTGTTCAAAACTTATTTATCAATACTTCATTTTCATTTTTTTGCTGTCGCCACAACCTTCATCTACAGTGTCTTCACATTTACATTCAGCAGTTCCATGTACCTCACATTTAATTCCTTTCTTAGAATTATTGCATTTACCTTCTTCCAATCCCATTTCAGATCTCCAATCTGAACGCTCTTCTTTCTTCATTCCAATTGCTTTGCCGATTGCCTTACGACGCTTCATAAGGTACTTATCACTCTTATCAGTATCACCATCATTATCAACATCAGAATCTTCTTTGCCGACAGGATCAAGTCTCTTTTCATCTAAATCTTCCTCCTTCACGCAGTTAGGAACAACCTTACCGCCCTTATTCTTAGTACCCTTTGCTTTATAACCATCCCAGCAAGTATCGGCACCAACGTTCTTGCGTGCCTGCTTCATGCTGCCTTCAAATAATTTACCTGAAGAAAGTTTAGCGACAGTAGCATCCATCAGTGATGATGAATACTCATCGGAAACCTCTTGCTTATTTTCTACTTCTCCGTAGCACTCTTTTCCAGCAATGCCCTCAGAGGATCGCTTAATTAAAGAATCCGAATAACTATCGTTGTACATTTCTTTATGGGTACTTTTTCTTTTATTTATAGATGTAGACCATTCAGGAGTCTTAGTTTTACCATACTGCTCTTTATCTTGACCGGGTGTAAGGTCCTGAAGATACTCTCTGGTCTCATCAGTTCCAAGTTCATGGACCTCGCTGATATCAGAAATCCAACTTCTAAAAGTCTTATGATCTTCACCTAAGCAAATAACATAGTTAGGTCCACGCCTAATAATAGTCCCCACTTGATCGTTTCCATTACGAACTTTCATTCCTTCAGGAAAGATTTCATCATTATAATACTGTTCACGAGTGTAAACCTTTGAGTATTCTGAAAAGTTATACATTAATAGTTAAATTCTATCAAACTATTTAGCTGAGCATAATATCTCTAATCTTATCCATAAGTTCTCTACAGTCTCTATCAGAAATAGTTCTAGGCATTCCTGCTCTAAATGAATTAAAGTCAGATTGAACTGCTGCTGCTCTCATCTTACTAGCAGACATACCCTCAGCACCATCAGCATCAGGATCTCTCTCACCAGCAGATACTACTTCCAAATTTCTAAATGTATATTCAATACCATTATACTTACTAATCATTTTATCATATGATTGTACACGATCTGATCCTGCTACTAGAACACAGTCATGATATGTTCCCTGTAATTGCTGTAATGCTTGAATAATAGTTTTAATGTGAGGGTCATATATGATATTCCTACTCATCGTAGGAAACATTTTTTGCATTACTTCAGATTTAGTTTTAGAATCTAGAGGATTCTTCTTCTTGTCCTGTGTATGTGTAGGGGTAGATAAAGAAATCATCCTGACCAGCAATGTTCTTGACTGACAGTAGAAGTTTCTCATGTCCGATGGTTGGTGGGTTAAATCTACCCCATGCAAATACTACTCGTTTCATTTATCTCCTGATACCCAGTCTTTGGATACGTTAAAGTTTGCTACACTAAATGACAAACGATCCACTAACTTTACAGCATTGGTGCCACCACTGATGGCAACATAACCCTCAGGTGCTGTAACCTCATAACCATCTTCAGTCTTAAGATAAGTACCAATCTTCTCACCTTTTTCAAGTTTACGAATGAATACTAACTTCGCTTCTTGTAATAACTTATATAGTTGAACCGTACTGTTTAAAGAACTTTTATTCTTTTCAATAAACTCTAGACCATCAAACATCTTCTTGAGTTTGGTTGCTTTTGCCTTCGGAGTTTTTACTTTATCAACTGCCTTCTGACATTCAGTCTCAAAATATTTTGTGAACTCTTTGTAAAAAGCATCAGGTGAAGGAACCGTTCTACCCTGACGAACATAAGCATTAAAGAAGATCTTCAGTCGTGGTCCAATAGTCAACTGATCTTTAGCAACAATCTGCTCAGCAACCTCATCTAGAAATGCTCCTGCAGAGCGTACCATTGATGGTGCTTGAGTTCTCAATTGTCCTAGTTTAGTTTTCTCTCCCGTTGTGAGAAGTGTATCATTACCAAGTGTTCCTATCTCTGCACTTAGAACTAGAACATCTTCAGAAGATTTAAGTTGATTGACATTGAAACCAAACGAAGCATTCATAGTACTGACATCATTGCCAGTATATGTGGTATGAAATACTACACCAAGTTTTGCTTTCTTTGCTTTCTCATAAAGATCACTATCTTCTGGAATAGCATATGTAATAGTATTAGGTTGAAATGTAATACAATTCTTTCCGTCAATCACCTGTTGCTTTTTATCAGTGGTGAATAAAAGATCACCCTGTGCAACTCCTTTGATACCTAATGCTGGAAGATATTTAAGTGATGCTTTTAGTTTTTCAACCAACCCTGCAGCATGACCATGATTCCTATCAATATCAGAATCAGCGTAGTTAATCTTGGCGTCCTTATTGAAAACTGATTTAGTTCCTACAAAGAAGTTATCAGTACCAGGATAGATACCACAAAATATAGCAGGTGCTCCATCCCACTTTGTGGTAATCTTAAATGCATTAGACCCACCAGTGGTAAATGTTTTTGCCAGCAAATCTAAAAATTTAAATGCATCAGTAGCACCTTCCTTTCCATCAAGTAAAATGCTGTCCTCTAAATGTTCTAAGTGAGTGTTCTTGCTCATCCCGATGTAGTCCTCCAGACCAGAACGTTTCTCAACATAATTACGGATTGCTTTAGGAACACCACCAGTTCCTTTCTCCATCTTAAACCGGAACTGGACTAACTCATACTTCTTATTATCATTTTCATTAGTACCAGAGACTCTAACTGTAGGTAAACCGCTAGCACCTGTAACATAATCAGAACTTAATTTAAGGTTAGCAGGAACGTCTGCATCAGGGAATCCTACCAAAGCAACTTTTAATTTTTTAAAATCATATCTGTGGAATGTATCACCTTTGATCTCAACCAGTGCAACGTTCTCTTCTTTATATGTTGCAAAATTATCTAATACCTCAACAAAATTTTCCAACCATACTTTATTATTAAACTTTTGCTGTAATTGACCATCAGCCCATGTGTAAACTCTCCTCATAGTTTCAGCAGCAACCTCCTCCGTGGTTCCCCTCATCTCAGCAGAGTCAGCATAGATCTGCTGAACAATACTAGATATAGATGGTTTGCTGCCAAGGATCTTACCCCACAAATTATCCATTTTATCAAGAGTCCATCCACCAACTTGAGCAAACTGATCAACATCTTTCTTCAATGAGATTTGAGTCAATCGCAACTGTGTACCATTAACAGTACCGGGAATAGAAATGTTCTTAGAGTTATTGATGATAAGATTCACATCAACTTTTGTTCCTGTCTCATCACCAATACCATCAGCGATCACATCAATATAATCTTTCTTACCATTGCGATACATCATCAGTGCCGCAGTATTAATCTCCTGTGAATTTGCATACGAAATACATGCTGGCATTAATTCCTTCAATGCCACATACTCATCAGGATCACTGGTGAACAGCATATCCATATTTGCTGCTGTAAGGTTTACAACTACCTTAACATCATCAAACAAAAGTTTTCTCATCTTAGGATGAGGAGCATTAGGTGACTGGAATATCTTACCTGACGAAGTTCCAGATCTTGTAGGTTTAACTGCATTCAAAACCTTAACGAGATCTTGTTCTGTAATTCTTTTATTCTTATTTAAAAATCTTGCAGTAATAGCAAATGCCAGAATACCTTCCGCTACGTTTCCAAGGTTATACTTCTTTCTGGGACTTCCTACACTTACATTTACCTTAAGAATTGCACCTAATGAAATCTCACCACCACCAAGTTTAGGGAAAGAATATCCTCTACCCTTCTTAAATTGTTCCATACCAATTTGAGCATTGGCATCAAAACTATTAGCGTTCTTTAAAAACCCCCAACGCTTGTCACTCTTGTCTATAGTTACATGTCCATCCTTAGTAAGAAGTGCGACATCATTCCGAACTTTCTCAGCAAAAGTTTTCCAATAGTGAGTACCATTGGATGCTTTTTTGAATTCGGCAATACCCATTAAAAAACCCCCTTACGGGGGTATTTATTAGAGATCTCCTGCTACTCGGTTTTCCGAGCGTTCAATACTAAATGTTCCTTCGGGGTAACGAGAACTCAGTTTTTCAAAATTCATCTGAATGATTTCCTCAAGCGAAATGTTGAGACCAATACATGCTTGCATAACATACCACATGATGTCTCCAAGTTCACGTTTCAGATGAAACATTTTCATATCAACAGGTTTACCCTGGAAAACAATCTTCTTCACAATCTCAGTAAACTCACCTGCCTCAGCAGACATTCCTACAGCAGCAGTAAGCAATCGCTCGGGAGGAAAACCTTCTTTTGTAAGTTGATAACAACGATAGTGAATTCAGTGGATCTTTGCTAGGTTCCTGTGAGGTAACCTCATTAACAAACTCGGCATACTTTTTTGATCAATCATACTTTAAATCTTGAAATGTTTTCTTTGCTGTGAACTTTTTAACTAGATCAATTTGCTGTTCTTGACCAGAATCAACTATGTCTTCTTGAGCAGACTCCTCTACATCATACAACCTCATCTTTGATCTGTCAATACCTATACAAATCTTTTGTATGTATTGGTATCATTATATCTATTCTTTAGTTGTTTGACCATAAGTTGATTCATGCCCTCAAGCTCCTCCGTACTAATAAGGGCAAACATAAGATCAGCAGTAGCAGGGAGGCCAAAGGATTCACTAGTATCAGTAAGGTCAACATCAGTGCTACCAAAACCTGAACGAGTGGTCTGCGTAGCACTGACAATAGGAACGTTACACTCCACAGCAAAACCCCTAAGTTCTTCTGCGATTGCTTTAACGTAGGTGTAGGAGTTAACAATGCTCCCTTTATATCTCTGGGAAGCACAGATATTGAGGTAATCCACAAAGATAATATTGGGTTTAATGCTCCGCTTAAGAGCAAGATCAGAAACAAGAGACTTAAAATGTCCAACATGTGCAGATGCCGTAGGATATTCTTTAATGATTAATTTACCTTAGTCTTCTTAGAAAGTTTGCAATCTTCTTTTCAAACATTACCTCAGGAAGATCTCCAAGTTGTTGAATAGGAACATTAAGTAGATTGGCGTCAATTCGTTCTGCGATCTTCTCTTCTGCCATCTCCAATGTAATGTAAAGAACATTTTTACCTTGAAGTAAGGACAGCAGCAGCACAGTGACACATAAACAAAGACTTACCAACACCTGTGCCAGCAAGTGCAACGTTAATGACTTTTGTTAACCAGACCACCCTTTGTAATCTTATTAAAGAGCGAAAGATCAAATGGAACTTTATCTTCTTTTCTGTGATAATACTCGTAACGATGTTCATAGTCTTCTATGTAGTCGTGTCCGATATGATCATCAAATGAAACTGCAAGAGCTTCCTGTAGAATTGAGGGGATCGCATCTTCAGTTCTCTTCTCATCCTGACCATCAGCAATCTTAACACTATCTAATAGTGCCAAGTAAACTGCACGTTGCTTACACCATTTCTCAGTGGAATCTAACAACCACTGAGAGTCAACTTCAGTATTGTCAATGTTCTGAATTTTAACCTGTAACTCTTTGTATGAATCTTCATTCAGATCTTTACGATTCTCTACCTCAATAGTAAGAACTTCTTTAGTTGGAGTCTGACCATAAGTCACGATAAAGTTGTTAATGATATCAAACAAAATCTTATCCGAATAATCGTTAAAGTATTCTGGTTTAATATAAGGAATTACCTTACGAACATAAGTGTCATCACCAACTAAGTTCTTGATAATAGTGCTTTCAATTGCTTCCATCAAGATCCATAGCAGAACTCTTTCTTGGCGCACTCATCAAGTGCTTGGAGGATTTCTGGGGTAAAATACTTCTCAGGTTCTTTGTAGATAACAGAAGGATATACGTTCCCATGCTCAGTCTTAACACGGTTGCCAACACGCTCAAAGACTCCGTGCTCCTGACCCAATTCCAATAGTCCGTAATACTTGTCAAGTCCACGTTCGTCAAAGAATAACCTCGTTTCCACAATAGAATTTTCTTTAGTAAAGCGAGACTTATGTGCCTTCACTTTAATGATGTTACCAACCTGTTCAGTACCATCCTTCTCCTTCTTTTTAGAGAGGAACAGAATGCTAGAAGCAGCATACTTAAGACCAGTGCCACCACCCATTTCCTTAGTAGGAACGTAAGCACCAACAACATCATAAGTATGATTGGTAACAATCAGGGGGATACCTGCCCGACCCAGTTTTAGCGACAAGATTCTAAAGATAGACTTGATCACCTGAGCACGAGTCATATCACGAGTCTCCTTACCGTCAGTGGCATCCTGCACTTCTTTAGTAGTGGACAGCATACCCAAAGAGTCTAACACAAAAAGCATTGGAGGACGATCCTCCTTTTTAAACTTCATGTACTCATCAACAATCTTGATTGCCTGAGTTCGGAACTCCTGAACTGTAGTTACAGGAACCAATCCAACATTTTTAGTACGAATTCCACGGACTTCCATCATGTCCTTAGAAATAGCAGACTCAGACTCAAAGTATGCAACCTCACCATCAGGATTTTGATCCAGAAAGTTTTTTACAATACTAAGAGCAAAGAAGGTTTTGCCTGTACTGGACTCTCCTGCGAGGGCAGTGACTTTGTTTTGTGGGAGACCACCAAAAATGCTCCCAGACACAAGAGCATTGAGGATATAAGAACCGGTGTCCACAAAAGTATTACAATCTCCTGCGGCGATGCCTTCATCAACGATTGATGCAAATTCATTATCCAACTCCTTGATAACGTTGTTAAGAAAACTCATAATTAAGAAAAGAAACTAGTTAGTGTGCCTGTACGCTCATGCTTCCAACCAATACAGTCTAGCACATTTTTGAGAGGATCCAAGAAAGACTTCTCAAACTGTTTGGTATAATCAACATACTTGTCAAGACCAAACTCTTTCGGAATAGTATTGAAGAATGAAATAATATTCTCGTTAATGGGGTTTGGTTTTTTCAAATAGATGAATTTTATTTTTTCTCCCTCTTGGATAAGAGGAAACTTATTAGTAATCCGATGCTGCTTGAGATAGTGATTATACAATAATGAACCTCGGACAGCAATAGGTGTACCCTTCTTATAAATCTCTGAGTAACTTTTATAAGTACCAAGATTATTGCAACCTCTAGGAAACGAAATATCTAGGTAACTTTGTTTGCGAGTATCAGATTTGATACCTGCAATATAATCAATCATGTCATCATTAGTTCCTTCAATCATGATCTTATATGCTTTAAGTAGTTTATCCTTAAAGTATGCAGGGGTAGAAGAACGTTGTGTCTCCAGTCCCATGATCTTCATCTTAGGTTCCTTATAACGAACACCCTCACTGTCCCATACATTAAGAATGTATCTCTTCTTAGCAGTCCAGATGCCACGGTTAGCGATGTTCTCGCGTTTCATTACCATCTTCTGCTGATATGCATTTACATATTGTGCCAGTTCTTGGTAACAACTTTCAATATAAGTTTCAAGTTCCACCTTACAGATCTTATCAAGGAAATTGACAACCTTCTTATCAGACGGCGTTCCTCCCTTGAATACATTCTTAACCAGATCACCCAGATCAAGATAGATGGAATCAGTATCCACAGCAATAACATAATCTTTATCACCTGATTTTAAAATTTTATTAAGATACTCATTCATCTTATTCTCAATCCATCTGATAGAGAGTTGTCCTGAAAGAGTAATTGCTTCAGCGTTCTCTAGTCGGAAGTACCTGAAGTATTCATTACCAATAGCACCATAAGCAGAGTTCAGTTGGATCTTACGTGCCATCTGAATGTTATTGTACTTAGCAATATCCTTAACAAGTTGAGGATCTTTAGTATTCTCATACTCTTGCTTAGCAGCAAGCATCTTCTTCTTGTAAATTGTGCGCTCCGTATAGATTTTCTGCATCAACTTAGGAAGGAAACCCTGCTTCTTTGTAGTAAACAAAGTTCCGTTAGGGCACATAGTAACGCCATCTAAGGTGCTTGTATCAATCTCACGGTTTAGTAGTTTGTCTACATTAATACCGCTCACACGGTCATCCAGAAGGGTCTCAGGAGAGATATTATACTGCATGATAAGGTGTGGATACAGTGAGTTAAGGTCAAAGTTAACTACCCAATCATAAATGCCAGGTTTAGGTTCCTTCACATAAGCACCAGCATACTGCTGATCCTTTGTACTCTCAGTTTTAGGAGGAATGACAATGTTCTCCTGTGTCAAGGCATCATAGATGATACTATCCCACATACGAACCTGATAGAATACATCCTCAAAGTTTACCTTGGCATCATATGCCATGGTAACAGCAAGTTCAATCAGTTTCATCTTATCTTCCAGCATGTCTACAAGTTCAACGTCATGGATGTTGTACTCAATAAACTTCTGCCAGTTACTACGATAGAAGTCCTGGAAATTATCAAACTCACTATGATCTAGTTTCTTCTGACCAAGTTCAACGAAAGCAATATGGTCAAGGCGATATGATTCCTGGTTAGTGTAAGTAAACTTCTGATACAGATCATAGTAATCCAGAGTTGCTACACCAATAAGGTCATAGTAAATTTTCTTCTGACCCTTGACATGCAGTTCACGCTCACGCACAGAGTTCCATGGAGACAATGCTCTCATGTGCTTCATACTAAGTACACGATCCATGCGACGGCAGATGAATGGAATATCAAAGAACTTAACGTTCCATCCAGTCACAACATCAGGAGTCTTCTGCACCCAATATTCTTGAAACTTGAGAAGAAGTTCACGTTCATTCTGACAATAAACATAGTGAACATCACTACGTGAGTTTTCAAACTCACCACAACCCCAAGTAATAATCTTCTTACTAGTAAAGTCCTTTACAGTAATGCAAAGAATTTCTTCCCGTGCTTCCTCAACACTAGGAAATCCATTCTCAGATGTAGTCTCAATATCAAGAGACATGATATTAAGTTGACTGAAATCATAGTCAACTTCTTTAGGATACTTACTCAGGATATACTGATATAAGTATTTGGTATTACCGTAGATAGTAAAGTTATCTACTGCCTCATAAGTATTAACAAACTCTTTAGCATCTTTGATGCCACCAAAATGAACAGGTTCTACACAGTTGCCCTCAAGAGTTTTATATTCAGTTTCATTTTTTGATGCAACATAAAGAGTTGGTGAAAACTCTTCGCGGCGCTCAACCCTATCACCTCCATCAAATCCACGATACAAAATAGTATCGTTGATAATGGCAACATTAGTATAGAAATTCATCAATCAATAGCATCACGATATAATTTTAGCAGACTATCCATAGGATCCACGATAGTAATAATATCAGTAGACCTAATAGGAATCTGCTTTTGATGTGAATATGGAACAAAATTTTCCAAAATAAAATCTGGAATATATCCAATCACCACTTTAGGGTTGATGAGGATGCAATCAGCATCTTCTTCTGGACGTTCTTCAATCTCCGAGATCAGGTACTGACCCGTTTTCATCAAGATTACTTTGACTGTCATCGCTTACTCCAATGTTTTTAATGTAACTGTCTCGGATGTCATCCGTGGGTTCGCAAATAGTAACTACCCAATCTTTATTTAAGAAAAATTCATCGTCCTTTGTTGTGGACAACCAAGGAACGAAACTCAAAACACTATTTCCTGGATTAGTATCTTCAGTAAGAACTCCTTGCTGAACAACAGTTACTCTAACTGGTTTTACTAAAACTAGATCTAATACTACATTATTTTCGCGATCATAAATCTCACGAACGTCTGCAACGAGTTCTTCGCCAGACTTCAGAAGTACAAGTTGTACCGACATAAACTCCTAGAATTCAACCCTCATCATAGCATGAGCTCATCCGATTGACAAGCTGGAAACCTTAAGATTTCTTAGATGTGCTGACATTTTATCAAGATACCCACGGTTGCGTAGTTCCTTGAATACAAGGTTCTCTACAGCAAACTCACCACCACGTTGGATGGCAGATGATCTCATGTCACGCAGTTTCTCTTTAAGTTTTTCAAATGCCTCACGGTCGTCTGCCCTATTATCAATCAGGAAATCAATCTTTTCCATATAGTGCATTACCTTCTTGGCAATGTTAGCATCAGCAAGATTTACATCCTGATATGTGGGGCGGCGCAACCACAGACTATTCATTAGGGAGAATACTCCTTGCCCTGAGGGGGTTGGGTCTCTTCTATCTTGAGCGTAGAGTTCAACATCGTGTCCATAGATCTGAATATTATGGGTGAGAGCCCAGAGTTGTTTCTTGTCTCGTAAGTAATCATCAATGAGATCAGGACAATCGGCAATGTCTTCCTTGGAAACAATAAGATGAAGGTCCAGATCAGAATACTTAGTATAATTGTAATTGGCATTGCCACCTACTAGCACTACATCAATTATAGCACTGCTAGGAATTTTTGCAAACTCCGCCCACTCCTCGGCAATACGAACTAATCCCTGCCTGACCTCAGGTTTCATTGCTTCGCCAACCCAGATCTTAGGATTTAATTGCTGGTTATATCGGAGAGTAAGTTTTAAATCCCTATATGTTTTCATCAGGACAGACTTTATTTGTATTTATAAGCAAGAAAAAAGAGGGTTACCTGACTGTGACCAGGACCCTCTGCGGCGACGATATTCAATTGTATTTATAGAACAAAGTGTTTATCAAGAACTTCAATACGTTCTTCTTCATGTGCGATGATATCAAGTTGCTCTTGAATGGCAGCAAGAACATCAGGATGTTCACCAATACCAACAGGGTTCTCTAGATAGACTTCAATGTTTGCTTTTGCTTTGGCAATGTTGCCAGTAGCATCAGCACGAAGTGCTTCTAGAATTTTAAAACGTAGAGTGACAGACATTATTTTTTAGGAGTAAGTTTATATGCACCGAAAATTGCACCACCAACAAGGGCAATCATTAAAATTTCCATTAATAAAGTTCCTCTTCTTTTTCAGTTTCAATTACACAATCAGATGTGGGATAGGACACACATGTAAGTAAAAACCCTGCTTCAATTTGATCATCATCTAAAAATGACTGATCTTCTTGATCAACAGTTCCACTCACAATCTTACCAGCACATGAAGAACAAGCACCAGCACGGCAAGAGTAGTTCATATCAACACCTGCTTCTTCAGCAGCATCAAGGATATATTGATCACTCTCACATTGGATAGTGTGATCACCCTCAGTGGTCTTGAGGGTAATGGTGTAGGACATTTACTTTCTGAGAATAGATATGGTATATATTATACCACACTTTGTGTAATTATTAATTGCCCGTCAGCTCATATTTTTTCTTCTTCTGATGATCAGGAATAATTCTCTTTAATCTAATCGTAAGAAGACCGTTGGTGAGATCAACACTTCGGACCTCAACATCATCAGCAATAGTTCTACTCCAAGTAAATGCACGACGTGCAATTCCTCTTTGCAAATACTCATGGTCTGGTTCAGAATCTCCAGGTTTAGTACACTGAACAAATAATTTATTTGATTCTGTTTCAACTTTAATATCTTCTTTAACATAACCAGCAAGTGCTAGTTCTAATCTAAAATCAATACTAGATTCTTTGACAAGATTATGGGGTGGATAATTTGCATCTGATTCATGGACTGTAGCAAATCTACGAATCCATTCATCCATACCAATACCAAATCTTGATGCATCATTTAATAGCGCATCAATATCCGCAATGTTATACTTAACCATTATAGTAGCTCCTTAAAAAGCGAGTTTGTGTTGTGTGGACCCCGAAGGCATCCACAAATATTTATATCACAACAAAAAAAGCAGATACAGTGTAAACCGTATCTGCCTATAAGGGTTTCCGACTTTTGTAGAGACCGCACGAAAAGAGTCTCAAGTCTATTTATGTTTCTGTAGGGGCAGAAACTACTTTCTTCTTACCAATGTTATATTTTGCCTCCAATGTCCATTCAGACTTCTCCTTGTAGGCAATAACTTTGATTTGATTAAGAGGAGAAACCTCTTCAATTGCTTCGGGTTTAACTACAGTAACCAATTCCCAGTCAACCAGAAGTTGTGTGATACGATTACGACGCTGTACATCATTTAATGTCAGGTTAGCACGTTTGCCATCCAGGGCAAACAGTTCCTTAAAATGAACGATATAATAACGACCCTGCTTATGAAGAATGTGGCAAGATTGATATAGTTTCTTTTCCTTCCGAGAGGCAACGCCAATTCTAGTCAGAGTCTCACGAACTTTAAGAAAATCATCGGGTTCACTTAAAGTAACTTCCACCATATCGGCAGGTTCCCAAGTTACTTCAATATCAGTGGATGTAGTCATTGTTTACCGCCTTTAGTCAATTTTTGTTTAATAGAACTCAGTTGTGTATCGGAAAGAATACTAAGAGCGGACTTAGCTTTCTCGTTACTATAACCATAGTAAGATTTCACTGCATCCAAATCATCAATCTTTTCTTTCTTCAACCACGGAGAGAATCTCCGTTTTGGTCTGACAATATTTAGTAAAAATTCATATTGTAGTTTCTTAGACAGGTGGTGGTTAATATTAACCTCATTCGCCACCATAATAGTATCTATAAAACCTGACAAACAGCGGTTTACGATGTAAGGAGGATATGCATTTTTATTCTCATCAGTCATGATATTTCGTTTCTCATGATTGATAGAATTTAACCAATGTTTAAGTTCGGTTTTCATTTCAAATAATAATACTGTTGAGGTTGGTCCGACTGAGGTCCAGGCTTGCTTTTATATGCATGAACGTCCATTGCCATAGATATTCTAATTTGATCTGTGGGATTAGGATCTACCCAATGATGAGTATCACATTCAAAAACCATCAACTCCCCTGGATTATTAACTTGGTTCTTTCCTTCAAACCAAGTTCCAATTTCAGGATCCCCACCAATAAAAAGGTTGACACAAGACCATGGAAATGGTCGTTGATCTTTTGGTATTGATGGGCGGTGACAATGTGATGCAATACCTTCACCTTTCCTAAAAGTATTTGCCCAACACTGAATCCAGACCTGACCAACAAATACTACCTTCAACTTAGGAAGGAGGATCGGACCAATCACATCATCAAAAAGATAATTATTAATCCAATGTCTCCCAGTTAAAGAATTATCAGAAGTTCCCTCATGTAAATCTTCACCAAGTGACTTTACATAATCCTCAGTCTCTAGAATTCTATCATAGATTATTGAGCATTCATCTGCGGAAAGAAACTCAGGAACCTTAAATAATTTCATAGTTAGTCAACAGTAATTCAGCACGGTCTTTCTGTTCGTTCATATAATCGCCTGTAGAGCGCATAGTATAAGTTAGGTCATAAGTACATGCAAACCAGTCTTGGAAGCGATCCTTGACCATCTGAGTGGAGTTATAGGAGATCATGTGGCGAGCAAGGTGGTTATCGCAATCAGCAGCAAACTGATCATGATCAAAACGCTTATGTAAATCTCCCTTGTTCCCATAGAGATTATCTTTAATATCATAGGGTGGATCAGAATATATAAGACAACGTAAATTGTCTGTAAGAAGTCCTTCATATGACCAGTTCGTAATTTTCCAGTTCTGAATTATTTCTGAGTATCCTTTTAGTTTCTCAATTCCTCGCATTGAGAAGTTGGAGACAGATGCCTGCCTGCTAAAGGATGAGGACTCAGTGAGACCAGAAAAAGAGCACTTGTTAATAACGTAAAAACTAACAGCACGAGATAAATTGGATTGATCATAATCGTTTACTAATTCCTTTGATTCAATGAATAGTCCACGGGCAGATTCCTGATCAGGATACCTGGACTTAAGTTCTTGCAGACGACGCTGAAGTTTATCACCATCATCTTGTAATACTCTCCAGAAGTTATACAAAGGTTCGTAAAGATCGTTCACCCACACAGGAATGTCTGGGTTCTCTTTAGTGAATGCGATGGCAACACTACCACCACCAAGAAATGTCTCACGATATTCTTTGATCTCCTTAGGAAATCTTGGAAGAAGATACTTAGTGGCGCGAGACTTACCGCCAGGATAACGAAGAGGGGTTTTCAATGCTTTCATAATCAAATAGAAAAATCAAAGAATAAGTTTTTTCTTTTCAGGAGTTGAGATAGGAGAATACATTTGCTCATACTGAGAAACAATTTCTTCTGCTGCGTCAGCAACATATACCACAAACTTAGTAGACACTGTGATATCTTTTACTTCCTTACTAATCATCGGAGACCATGCTACAAATGATAGTGTGCCCTGCTGTGTAGGAACACCTACAATTCCATTCTTTAGTGTGAGGGAATTATCATCATGGTTGACGACTTCAGCAATCACATCCTCTCCAGAGGACATACGGATCAGTTTTACGTTCATTTTAAATTCAGTCTTTTGTTTGTTGACGTTGGTATTTTTTTTCTGCACGAGTCATTTTACGAACCCAAGGATCTTTCAGAGGAATTTCTTTCCCCTGTCTAATGAGTTCTTTAATGTGCTCGGGAGGATTCTTCCAAAGATCTTCTTCATTTATTTGAACTGACATTCCATCATAATTTCAGTTAGACATGCCAGAAGATTAATCTCCTGATCAGCAGCAAACGCTGCCTGATATTGATATTTAGCAATCACTAAGACTGCCATAGGAATAGTAGAAGGAACGAGAACATCATACATTGCCTCATAGATACGATGAATAACCATATTAAAATCGTTATCCAAATTTGCAACCACCCACTTACGGACAGTCGGAAACTCCTTTGCTTTCAAAGCATTCGTAAGACCTTTAAGATTAACATCACTAATCTCTGTAAGGATACCAGTATCAATGTTACCAGTATTACCATACTTTTGAAGTTGATTCAAAACACGACGCCAGTCTGGGAAGTGAGTTTGAATTAGTTCTGCAACAACCTTTGGATCGTATGCAACATTCTCACTCTCAAGTATAGACCGGACACGGTTGAAAAATTGCCCCGCAATAGTTGCCTTTTCTTTTCCTTTGAATGCAAAATCAATGACGGAACATCTTGATTGGATGGGGTCAATGATTTTGTTTTTGTAGTTGCAGGTGAAGATGAATCTGCAGTTGCTATGATACGCCTCAATAGAACTCCGTAAGAGGAGTTGTACATCATTGGTTGTATTATCTGCTTCGTCAATGATGATGACCTTGTGCTTACTTCCTTGAAGTGATACGGTCGTTGCAAAAGTTTTTGCTTGGTTCCGTACCGTATCCAGAAAGCGTCCTTCGTCAGATCCATTAATTACAATATAAGATAAGTTTAGTTCTTCACATAATGCTTTAGCAGCAGTAGTTTTACCAACACCAGGAGGACCAGTGAGAAGAAGATTATTCAACTCACCAGCAGCAACCTGTTGCTTAAGATCACGTTTGATGCTATCAGGCAGAATGCAATCTTCAATCTTACGAGGGCGGTATTTTTCCACCCAGAGATACTGGTCGTTCATAATATAAAAAAGTTTTAGTTAGAGTCGGGCTCAAGTGCAATCCAATATGTCAAAGGAATCGCCTGATGCTGAAAACAACTAATCAAACGCTTAGACATAGTGACCTTGTAATCACCCTTAAAGATTTTCAAGTTCTCAACCTTCATGTTGAGTACAAATTCATCAGCAGTCGCACCAACATCAACAGAAAAAGTATTTGAAGTATCGTTTTCTTTATCACGAACTACCACAGAGATCTTCTCACCATCACCAACAACAGAAAGATCAGGGAGATTGTTGACTGCTGCCATACGAATCAAACGATCAAGATCTTTTGCCGTCAAAGTAAAACTCACATCTTCAGAAGGAAGTGTGGGATTATCTTCTGGTGCTTTCTTAATCAGACTAGGATCTGCAAAAAAGTACTTCATAGAAGAACCCGTGTCAGTAATTTTTACATGATGATCAGCACCAAACTCCATGTCTGCACCATGCATCAGAATCATATTGCTGAGGAACTCACTCAAATCATAGATAGCAAAATTTTGTGGAAATGCTTCTGTGACATTTGCTTCAGCAAGAATATTTTCTGCGATAGAGAATGTGCGAAGTCTATTGCCTGCTTCCACGGCGATGGATTGATTGATTGAAGAAAAATTCTTCAAAATTTCAAACGTATCGTTAGATAATTTCATAGTCATTGAGGGTATTCTTCAGTAATGTTGGATTTGTCAGAGAAATGGAGAAGGAGTAATCCGTAGTGTAGGATCTTAATGATAATGTCGCGACGGGCAGTACCTTTACGATCATAGCGTGAAGCATACTTTAGAATGTTACTTCTACAGAATGCTTCAGCATCACCACAGGACTCAATCAAATCTAACGTTTGAATCTCATCGTTGCCAGCAGAATAATGTTGCCATACGTCCCAGAGATGTAATCGCGCAACTCCTTTGAGAAGCGCTCTTCATTGTATTTCATAATTAGTCTCCGTTAGTCAATTGTTCCATTTTACTAAAATTTTTCACTTTGTCAAATTTGAGAACACGGTCAAACTTCTCAACCATATGCTCTCGGTGCGAGATAATAAACAGATTAAGGTCGTTAGTAAAGTTCCTCAAGATATATGATAACTCATCAGTGCCGCTGCTGTCAAGTGAGCTGTCAAAGATCTCATCAAGGATGAGAAGGTTGGTGTCCACGCTGTTTTTGAGTTTGGCAACTGACCTCCATGTTAGCATAAGAGCGATGTCAATGCGAGACTTCTCACCCTCTGAGAACGATGCATAACTAAAGTCGTCTCTATAACGAGACTTGATAGTCTCCTCAAAACTCTCACTGAGTGTGAAGTTCACAAAGAAATCCATCTGCTGTAGGTATTGGTTGATGAGTTTGTTCATCACCGGCAGGTATCGTTTGATGATCCTGGTCTTGATACCAGTGTCCTTCAGCAGGTTAGCAGCAACATTAAAGTAATCTTTATTCTCCTTATGCAAGAACAAAACTTTCTCATATTCTTCTTTCTGATTTTTCAGTTCACTTAACTGCTCTTGCTCCTTACTAGAATTGCTTTTGTTATCAGCAATGGATTTAATCTCTAACTCAAGATCTCTAATCTGACGATTGATATGATTAATGATTCCATTGTTCTTATCAATGGCAGAATAATTATCTCTGATATCATTAGAGATTTCTTTATACTGATTAATCTGAGTCTTTACATCACCAATTTGTTCGTCAAGAACGCCCCATGCTTTTTCTGTTTCAGAAATAGATTTCTTATTTTTATCTACCTTACTTTGCTTAAAGTCAGAGTCTAGTGTTTGCTTACATGTAGGACATGTATCATTGTTAGTATAAAATAAAAGTTCTTTATTTAAATTAGAAAGTTTTGTTTTAAACTTTATCTTAAACTCTTTTAAACTATCATACTTTTTAGATAATTTATCGCCGTCAAATAAGTCACTCTTTCTAGTTTCAATATACTCTGTAATTTGATGATTTTGTGATAAGATCTCTTCGCTTTGAGAAAATAATTTACTTATCTTCTCTTGTTTATGTTGTATAAAATTGTCGCTCTGTGTTTCAATCTGTTTAATTAAATCTTCATGAGATTCAATGCGATGCTTTACCAAGTCAAGATCTTTATCCGTGAAGCGAATAGCATCGTTTAATTGCTTCATGCGATCCTTAAGATTAGTATTCATTGTAGAGAATACCTGGATATCCAGGAGATCTTCAATGATATCGCGACGGGATGCCAATGGCAACTGCATGAATGGAACAAATGTAGAAGATCCCAGAACAACAATCTGTGTAAATGACTTATAGTTTAGTTTGAGGATTGTTTGTTCTAGGAACTTCTGTTGATCTGCTGCTGCAGCATCTTGGTTCAGCATTTCTCCATCAACATAAACCTCAAAGAGATTAGGTTTCATGCCACGGATAATTTTATAAGATTTCTTAGCGATTGAAAACTCAACTTCAACACAACAATCTTTGCCATTGATAGTGTTTACAAGTTGAGGTTTATTGATCTTACGGAATGGTTTATTAAACAATACAAAAGTAAGAGCATCTAACACTGTGCTTTTTCCAGCACCATTACTGCCAATAATTACATTGTTACCATGTGTATTGAGTTTTATTTCTGTGAAGTTATTGCCACTAGATAAGAAATTTTTATAACGAATAGTTTCAAAGATAATCATAGATCATGTGATGGTGGAATTATTAGTTCATTGGGTTCTATTACAGTGTAATTATACCCGGTGCTTTCGCACATTTCAATCATTGACTCAGTGTCAACTTCAACAGTTGACATTATTGGAAAATCATCTGCCTCCAGAAGACCAGCAAAACGTTCAGCATCTTCTAATTCAGTGAAGAGCAAAAGAGTTCTTTCGTTCTTACTATTTGAAACAGCATATGCTCCTTCAGTTTCCTTACCTTCTAGACACAGTATATACATTATACCACCTCAAGTGCCTCAACGTACAGAGATTTCATAATCTCTTTTAACTTATGACTATCTAGGTTGGTATTAAGTTCATCAACATACTTCTCCAAAATAGTTAGAGTGTCTTCATGCTCAAGTTCTATGTCATCATCATCATCAACTTCTGTAGAAAAGTCTTCAATAATTTTAAGATCTAATGCAACATCTTGTAAAGAATTAATAAGATAATCAAACTCAGTATAATCTGTTTTATTTTCTACAACAACTTTTACTACAGTATCTTTATATTTTTCAACATCTATATTATAATATTCATTTTTAGTGTCATCATAAAATATTTTATGAAACATTTCGTAAGGATTTTTAATATGCTGTAACTTTAGAGTTTCAGTATCAAAGATATTAAATCCACGTTCATCAGCATAATCATTCCAATACATCTGATAGGGATTACCAATATATTGGAAGTTTCCTTTCTTACTTCTAGTATGATAATGACCCGACATCACCATCTTAAATTTAGAAAACTCGGAAACCTGCCTACCATGATTAGCAACGTAGGTAGGATTAGTTTTAAATCCTTCCATCTCCAGGTGTCCTAAGACAACCTCTGCCTCAGTTTCCCTCATAAGATTTACTGTTTGTTCTTCATTCTGATCGCAGATCCAAGGAAGATAAACCATCTTACGACCACCAACAGTAACCTCAGAAGGTCCAGTATAGACACGGAGATTATCATACTCCTGTAGAAGGCACTCCAAAGAATTAATCTCTAGAGTGTTCTTATAGAAAGCATCATGATTACCGACCATCATATCAACAGTCACCCCCAGATCCTGCAAAGGATTGAAGATGTTTTTCCTAGACCAGTCAAGACTCCAGAAATCAATGTTGCGACGAATATCAAACACATCACCCAGATGGATGACATGCTTAATTTTTTTCTTCTTTAATGTTGGGAAGAAAATATCATTATAGAATTTAAGAAAAAAATCATGATAATCTTGATTACCTTTCTTAAATCCGTAGTGGGTATCAGTAATCAGGGCAACTTTCATTTTCTAGTTTTTTGCTCAATGTTTTGTTTGATACTATTATAATCAGAAGCGGAAAAGTTTAGTTCATTCTTATCAGCATAGAGGACTTCATCGTATCCAGAACGCTCAAGAATTTTGCTTTTAATTTCTAGTTGCTTCTTTTCTTTTTGAATTCTTCTCAAGAATGCATAGTAAATAATTTGAGTAAAGTATGCAAAAGGATTGCCACGATTGGGATCAAAGTTATCAATGTACTGAACACAGTTCTCAATACCATCACTAATCATGTCCTCACGGAAAGGATAGTTGATGAAGTTAGGACGGTAAGACAGATGCTGTGCGATCTTCAAGAAGCACTCACCGATATAATTTGGTATCCTAGGGCGAGTGGTCTCTTCTGTCAAGGCTTTTTTTACAAAGTATTTGTAATCAGAGAGTGCCCTCAAGAACTCTTTATTATCTACATAATGTTCTGGTTTCTTTTTGGATCTCATTTTGGTTCATCTTCCATAAGTTATTGTACCAACATTATAACATATGTAAGAGGGCTTGACAAGATTGGATTTGATCTGTAGAATAACTCTGTAAGGGTTCAAAGGAAGTAATAGCTTTAAGTTAATAAGTATCAAATAAATTCTCAAAAAATATTCTAGCATCTTCTACAGATGCTCTGTATCCTTTGTATTTTTTTCTATTTAATTTTTTAGCAATTTGTTCCTTAGCTTTTTCGTTTATTTGAACAACTGCTTTTTTATAATGACTTAATCCTGGTTCTAGTAATTCATTAACTGTTATTATTTTAGTATCAGTTATAAAGAAGATATTGTCTGTTGATGATTTAATCCATTTAGATAATCTTAATCCTGTTATTTTAATATTGTCTCCTAACAAATCGTGTAGATCACTCATGTCCTCTAATATTAATGGGTTCTTAATTAATAAACCTTCTTCATGGACTTCAACTAAACCAACAATTTCTTCTCCAGTCATTAATTTTATTGTGCCGAAGAATTTATCGTTCATCTTTTAATATTTACTGGGATAATTTCATAATTAAATTGCTCTTCATTGTAAATTTTAATTCTTTCTTTGAGGTGATTGAGAGTATAGTTATTGTAACTACCTTTAGAAAAATCATCAGCAATGTCATAAAGCACTGCCTGAGCTTTGTTGTCTCCTTTGCGAAGGACTCTACCAATAGATTGTAGATTCCTAATTCTTGATTTGCTAGGTGAAGCAAAAACAATATTATGTAGATTTTTAATGTTGATACCAGTAGAGAAGGTTCCGTAGGAAGCAATGATAACGCAGTTATCATTTACCTCTGCTAACTGTCTGATGTTCTCACGTTCAGATGCTTCCACACCACCATGAACAAAGAAAACTTTCTTGGTATCTCCGATACTATTATTTATCATATCAAAAAGTGGTTCACCATGCTTCTCCACATAATTGAATAGAACTAATGTGTTACCACTTAGGTCACCCACAAGATTTTTAATAAACACATTACGTTTATCATGTGTTACAATGTATTCCATTTCATCTTGGTATGTTTCAAACTTATATGATTCGTGCCTCAGAGCAAGGATTTTAATCTTTAGTTGTGAGAGTTGATCTCGCTTCATAAGATCAGCAGTACTAGTAACCCGATCAGATAATCCGAACAGACCTTCCAAAACCAGACGGTGAGTTTTTGTTCCGTCCAGTGTGCCTGTGAATCCGATACGATATTTTGCTTCATGGAGTTTTGTCATAATACTTGTTAAAGACTTTGCCTTAAACGTATGGCACTCGTCTCCGATTACAGCAGTATATGAATCAAAATACTTTTTAGGTAGTTTGTAGATAGACTGCCATGTTGTGATAACTACAGGTGCAGTTGACATTTTTGCTTCACCAGCATATACTTGGTGGCAATAATCTTCTGCATTCCAACCATAGTTTTCAAAATCTTTATACAACTGTGTTACAAGTGAAATACTCGGAACAATAATTAATGTCTTAAGATTAGCAGCAGTAAAATATCTAACCAAAGAATATATCATAAAAGATTTGCCCGACCCTGTAGGAGAAACAATGATCTTCCTATACATTTTTAATGCTTTGAATACAGCATTATATTGATAGTCTCTGGGTTTAATCTCTGTACCTTCAGTAAGGTAATCCAAATATTCTTTTACAGTCTCTGGCAAAATATACGGATCTCGTTCAATAACCTTACCGTAATATTCATTATCTTGATAAGAATAAGTATAGTCTCTTTCCTCTGCCCACTCTATCAAATAATGTAATAACCCAATATAAAGTTGACCATTACCAGGAGAGAACAATCTAATTTTACCGTCCCAATATTTTTTCTTATACTGAGGCATGAACTTTGCATCAGGTACTTCAAATGTAAAGTACTCTGATAACTCCATACTTATGTGTGCTTCACATTCAAGTTCTAAGTATACTTCGTTTCTTTTCCTGATAACAATGTCAGACATTACCTAATTCCTTCAATAAATGATTTCCACTCAATAGCATTTTTTATTTGGAATGACCGATTATTAATCATCCTGATTACACTCTCAAGGTATTCAATGATGATGTCATACATATCAATCTTCATCTGTAAGTCTTTGACTTGAGAATCTGATTCAATATACATTGGTAGATCTGACTTGAGTACTTTCAGATCAAACGGTTCTTCTTTGTAATCTTCCTCGGATCCTCGTCCCGCATAGTATTCAAACTTGCGTCTGTTAAGTTGTTTGAGGTCCAGTACTGCTAATTTCTTTTTGAATTTGTAGTCTGAAAAAAAATTTAAATATTTTGAATGTAGTGTGGGAATATTAAGTGCAGCGGTATCAAGTTCAACAGGATCAATTTTTGAATCCTGTTCCCACATCGCCTGAATTTCTTCAAAGGTCATTAACTAATCACATTTCCATCATACTTAATTCTATATATGGTATATTTAAAGGTGACATTTGCAGTCAGGTACTGAACTCCTTGCTCAGTTGCATCAAATGCTACAGATGTTAATGCAGTAGGCCATGCATTCTCAAACTCAATTTGAATATTTGAATTAAAGTTACTATTTAAAATTTCTAAAGAAATATTTCCTTCTATTGGATCTTTGTCAGTATCAAATTTTTCTGCAAGACCAGTCTTTGCAATCCATTTATGTATTGATACATAATTTGTCATGTCCTCATCAATCAAAAACTTGACACTAAGGTCTTCATACTCTGTCTCAGTTCCAGCGATAGGAATGTCCCTAAATGGTGTGGTGACATTAATCTCAGGAATTCTTATGCCAGGGATGTTTGCTGACTGACATAAGAATGCTACCTTAGGAAATTTTTCAATTGATAATTTGAAACCTTGTGGCGCTAGGTAGTTAAGATTATCAATCTTATCTTCTAACCAATTTGCCTGGGTCATCGTTAAAAATACTTTCAAATATTTAGATAAAAAAAGACCCCTTTCGGGGTCGGTAATTAAATAAGAATTCGTTTACATATTCGTTTACATTTATGTTGATCTAAAGAATCACATTCTACTAAACATTCGTAGTAGTCATTTAATTTTTCGTTTTCTAAACGTAATCCATCCACAGTATCATCAAAATGTCGCCACTCATTTAACTGAGATCGGGATAAAAGATTGTGCATTGAGTCACCTCTAACATTTAACTCATAACCAAAAAGTAGGGGTCATGTGTACCTAACAATTCTACTACTATGTATATAAAAATGTTCATTTCAGCACAATTAAGAAATAAAAATTTATGCCTACGAGTATATACCCATAAAAAAAGACCCCTTAGAGGGGTCTGTGTGGACCTGTGAGAGGTTATATCACATGAGGTTAGTAACACGAACACGTCTGTAGTAGACGTTGGTGTTGACGTTACCACCAGCAACAGGATCGGAATCCGAAAGGGCGGTCGCGCCTTTAGCGAATGGATTAAGAACCATGCCGTAGCGTGTCTTAAATCCGATTTTGGGCTGGAAGGTGTCAGGACCAATTGCACGAACCATCTGGAGAGGAACGTATGGGCAATAGAACAGACCAGCATCATAAGGGGAAGTACCCTTATAACCAGCGATGAAGAACTGAGCAGCATTGTTGCCCTCAGTAGGCAGTGCCGAATAAGGATCAATGTAAACGCGGATGCGTCCGTTCAGCGTACCAACAAAGGTGCTGCCGGTGTCATCAACATTAAGACCAGTATTCAGAGCAGGGTTGTAATCAAGGACGCCTGCCATGGACAGAGCAGAAGCAACGTCTGAAGAACAGACGAGCATGTTGCCCTTCCCTCTACGAGTCTCTTTCGCGATGGCGTTCATTTCACGCTCAATTTGGAAGAGGAGACCCTTGAACTTCTCAACGCTCCAACGTCCGTTGGAATCAACGTCCATGTCAAACGTGCCTTGAGTAGCAACGTTCTGCTGAGCACCAGCTTTAGCGGAACGGAATACGGTACGGACGACTTCTCTGTTGATTTCGGTAAGGATTTCAGCAGAAAGGATGTTGGCGAGTTCAGTCTCGGCATCCAGACCATGAATTGCTTTCAGGTCTTGTGCGAGTTCAATGCTGTACTCAGCTTTCAGAGCGCGTGACTTAGCAGTAACGGCGATCTTCTCAATGCTGAATGCCATCTCGGGGAATACGCTAGCAGCGGCTTCGCCAAGTGCTTCGGCAGTGGTTGTTGCCATAGCGCCTGCAGAACCATAGGTGCCGCTGTCATTCAAGACACCGGGGTTTGAACCTGTAGGAGCAGTACCACCAGCAGAGTTAGTGGAGTTATAACCAGTACCAGAGAAGGCAGAGTTAACTTCGTTGTAGAATGTCTCATCACCAGTCTGACTTTCAACGCGGGAACGCATTGCAAAGATCAGTCCAGTAGGACCATTCATTGGTTGAACGCCACAAATATCATAGGCGATCAGGTTAGGCATTGAGCGACGGATCAGTGAGATCAGTACGGGGTCAAAACCTGCGACGTTACCAGCGCCAGTTGTGGCGGAATTAATAGGACCAGCGTTTGTAGGCGCTTCGGTCAGCATTCTCTCCTCACGGAGGAATTTTTCTTGGTTTTCCAGAAGTTGAGTGGTGACAGCCTTCTTGTAAGTATCCTTGATCTCGGGAAGATCAGAATGAGACAGAACTGGTGCCCACTTCTCCTGGAGTTGTTCGGTATTGAACATTAGGTTCTCCTTAGAAAATTAATTTGTTAGTGAACTATGATTTATTTATAATTTAAATCACTTATTGTAGCGTGCGATGGCAGAAACATAACGCTCCATGCCAGCAGGAACATCCTTTTCAGCAACGGGATCCGAAGCTTCTACGCTCTCATTGATTGAAGTTTTGGGGAAATAATTTTCCTTAATAGTTTCAACTTTCTCTCTAAATGACTCTTCAGTACTAAACTCTACACCCTCAGCAAGTGAGGAAAGTTTTTCTTTTTGAGTATCAGCGAGTCCCTGAGATACTTCGCCAACGATAGATTCTTTGACGAACTCTCCCAAAGAAGAATTTAATTCAATATTTTTGTCAATTTGTTCGTTGAGTTTTGTCTCCATCTCATCTAATTTGTTTGTCATACCCTCAACCATATCAAATTTCTCTTCAGGGATATCCATGTAATGTTCAGTGAACACACCCTTCAGAGCAGTCATAAACGATTCTGCAATCTCAGTACGAATACCTTCGTTGATTGCGAGTTTGTTATCATTAATCCATTGTTCTACAATATAGTTCAAGAATGAGTCAACCTTAGATGACATTTCTTCCTTGATCACGTCAAGTTGCTCATTTAACTGAGCAGCATAGTTTTCTTCTAAACGTGTTGTTTCTTCATCAATTCTAGAAGAAACAGCAGCGGTGAAGATTGTTGTTGCCTTTTCTTTAAACTCTTCAGAAAGTTCCTCGCCATTGACGAGTGCGTTGATGTCATCAGTAACATCAATTTCTTCTTTCTTCACAGTAGGCATTGCGTCCCCGCCACCACGACTGACACTCTTGCCAGACATATCCTTACCACCTTCTAATTTAGGCATAGGATCTTGCTTGCCTTCACCCGAGTTAACTGCGGTCTTAGACTTCTTAACAGCGGCAGCAGCTTTAGCGCCAGAGTTTTCAAACTTGCCTGAGTGACCTTCCGAAGAACCGGCAGCCATTGGTTCTACATTAGCAACTGCAACTTCAGCACCTGATGCACTAGGAAGATGTGAACCTTCTGCTGGAGCTGCACCTGCTGTTACAGCATTGTTCATTTCTGTAACAGTTTCCGCATCAATTTCTTTAGATACGAAATCTTCAAATTTCTCGTTTAACGAATTAGCCATTTAAAATAACCCCTAAAGGACCTTGGTTTTTCTATTACTTATTTATTAAAATTATAAGTTAAAGAGCAGTTTCTCAAAGCTCTCAAGGATTTTACCCTCAAGTTCTCCGCGTGAAACCCTCTCTAAATTTTCTCTTACTTGCTGAAGTTCTGCTTCTTTAAACATTCCATTGTTCCAAACCCATTCTTTTCCTTCCATGATTCCATTGACAAAGGCATCAGGAGCAGAAGGATCTGCTACAATATCTGCAGCAGTAGTAAGCATAAAATCATCTCTGACATAATTAGAACCACCTTTGGATTCTAAACTGCCCACACCTCTAGATGAAACACCTAGTTGAACACCTTCCCTAAGAAGATTTTTAGCTATTGATCCCATTGGAGTCTCAAGCAATTTTGCCTTACCAATATAGTTTGCACCATCCTGGTAAAGTTCTACAATCTTATGTGATACACGATCAAGGTTGATGGTAGGACCATCAGGATGACCTAGTTCACCAAGAGCACGAGACTTTTGTACAAAATTTTCATTGTAGTTAGTCACTTCGCGCTGAAGAACAGGCATGGGATATACACGACCATTGCGATTTTTGATATCGCCCTGGAGAAATACTCCCTGGATATATGTATACTCTTTTCCATCTTTCTCTTCAGTGAGAAGTTTAATATCTTCGCTGTGCTCTACGATAAGTTTCATGGTTCTTCTGGTTCGGGTTCGGTGGTTGTTTGTTCTGTAGATGCTTCAACTTCAGGAACTTCGGACTCAACTTCAGGTTCTTCAACTTCAGTAGTTGGATTCATAAGTTGAGCAGCATATTCTTTTTTATAACTATCTAGTGTTTCAGATGCTTTTGCATAGAGCATATCAATCACTTCATCAGATGCTACAGAGTTTTCCCCATTAACAATTTTGTCAATCAATTCTTTAGTTACTGTCATAATAGTAAATTATTATAGTATTATTTAGTTTTCAACTTCTTTAGAAGTTTGTGCCTTCATTGGAGGTTTTGATGATGTGTCAACAGGTCCACCTGCTGGCGGCAATGCAGCATTAGGATCTTCCACTGGCATCACTGGAGTATCCATCAGTTCACCTGATTTTTTCTCAACTTCAATTTGAATGCGGATCTCTTCAATCTCGGATTCTTTTTGTTGGAGAATTTGACGTTTGATATGATCATTGGAATAATATACTCCAAGGAAAGGTTGCATTCTTTCTACGAGATTTAACCTCTCGCCAATCATTTCAATTTCTTTTAGTTCAGTAAAATGGTTATCAAACAGATAGTCATATTGAATATGCTGCTCCATCAGTTCCCAATCATCCACGGTAATAACACCTTTGAGGATTAATTGAGTCTTCAACATATCATTAAAGAGATGTGAGAACTGCTTACGAAGTCTACCGACAAATTTAATAAACTTGAGTTCGTCACGTAGGATCTCATTAGAGCGTCCTAGACTAAATCCCTTTTCTTCGCCCACGCGAGATGGTGGGAGGTTGAGAGATTTGTAGAGTTTCTTCAGGAAGTATTCAACGTCCTTTAGTTCTCCAAGGTTCTGAGCACCAGGAAGTGTGGTGATTTCTGTACCTCTACCACCTTCGCGGCGAGGCAACCAGAAATCTTCCAGCATACTCATGAACTTTTTATCGTCACGAATCTCACCAGTGCTGGCATCATATACCAGTTTATTTCTATAGCGAGACATAACCTCTCTGAGGTATTGCTCTGCCTTAACTTTAGGAAGATTACCAACATCAATGTAGAAAATTCTACGCTCAGGAGCGCGTGACATTCTATAGATAACCAGAGAATCTTCAATCATTCTCAATTGGTTAACTGCCTTCAATGCCTTATGAAGATAAGACAATGGCAGATTTTGATTCATGTCCATCAGTCCTGACGTGCAGAACGTAATCGCATCGGGTGCAATCTTCACACCGAGTTGATCGTTCCCTGCAAGACTAACCGCTGCTTTGTGGTTGAATATTCCTTTGGGATTGTAAAGATAGTATTCGTTTACATCACCATAGTTTAGTTTTTGATTATCTCCTTGTCCAGCAGTGGGTTTCTTCTTAACCTCACGCATTTTTTTGACCTTCATTGGGTCAATGTAGCGAAGTTCTTTAATCCCTTCAGTGGGTTTATTTACATCAATTACCTTATGGTAATAAAGTCTTCCGTCAATATACCAACGTCTAAAAATATGATAGCATTTTTTATCAAACTGCAGTAAGCGTTTGATCTCATTAAATTCTTCTCTGATTCTCTTCTTGATTGAATCGCTTTGATCAAGATTAGAGAGTTCAATTTCTACAGGTGAATCATCACCATCCGCAACAATTGCTTCGTTGACTACTTCATCAATTGCGGAGTCAACTTCAGGGTGCAATGAGACTTCACGATACTTTCGGATCTGCTGAAACTCATTTTTGGATACGCCCTCCATGTCAACGTATTGACCGTAATAACCTCCAGCAGAGATTGTTACGGTCCCGTCGTCATTATTAGGAGCAACAGGAGATACTAACCCCTGCTGCTTCTTTTTCTTTTGGTCTCCTTTATCAAGGGAAAACCCAAATAACTCCGCCATTGTATAAAGTTAACTACGTTTACTGTAGTTATTTATTCAGGATCAGATAGAAGCACCAGCGCCAATATCTACAGTGCTATCAGATTTCTTAGATTCCCACCAGTCATACTGGAATTCAACAGTGTATTCAGCAATAGTATTATTGTTGTCATATGACAAATCAATCTGAGCAATGTTAGTTGGGAAAGCATTCTGAAACTCATATGATCTCACAACGCTATGTGGATCAGTGAGTGATGTAGCAGTGCTTGTACCACGTTCCAGTTGTGAAACTTTTAGTGTGGAAGCAAAATCATCTGTGTAACCTGCACCGTTTTCATGCTTATTCAATTTGTTCATCCACTTTTCAAAGTATGCTCTTACTGACATGTCCTCATCAGCCATGACTGTAATAGTCCATGATTCAAACGTTCTGTCACCAGGAAGTTTGATAACTCTACCTCTGAAAGGAACTTCTACAGTTCCGATTGTACTAGCAGGAATGCCAGCAGAACGACAGAGGAATGTGAAATCGGCGTCTGATCCTTTTACTGCTGCTACATCATCTAAATTAGATTCCAGGTTTGTTACCTGGACCATGAATAAATTGGGGCGGATACCGTATCCAATTTTGTTCTTGAATGAAGTTAAGTTTGCCATTGTTTGATTATCTCCTTAAGTGTATTTATTTTCTAATCAAACTCTGCCGATAACTTCATTAAAGCTAACACCACTGCGAGTAGCAACGAATGTTAGAGTAATGAAATTAATAGAGCGAGAAGGTTTGATGTAGATGTCAGCAACAAATTCATTACGATCAATAACATCAGGGGTGTTATTTGACGTATCCGCAACTATGAGGAAATCAGTCATACCTCTTCTTGCTTGGATATCACGCATGTAGTTATTAACCTGCGTGGAGAAGTTCAAGCGAGTAGTCTCATCATTTAATTCAAACAGAACGTTTCTTGAGAAGTTCTTGACTGTTCTCTCAAGAATGAGGAACAAACGGCGAACGTTAATTCTGTCAAAGGCAGAAGGACTGCGAAGAGCAGTTTTGTCGCCAAACAGAACGATACCCTGACCAGGGAACGAAACGATTGGATTGACACGATTAGAATAGAGATCATCTCTCTGTGCTTTATTTGGATTAAATGCAATCTTAATTGCATTTCTTAGGTTTCCTCTATTGAAACCAGCAGGGGAATACCATGCTTCCGAGACAGCAGTTGTGTTAACACAAAGACCAGCCATGTCAGCATTGGTTGGAATATAACGATATTGATCGTTAAATCTGTCGTAGATATACTTGTAGTTGTTATCAAATACAGCGTAAGAAGAACTATCGCTAATTGCCTCAAAGAACTTAGTTACATTCTCTGCTTGAGCAGATGTTGTAGAAGCATTTGCGCCAACAACATCAGATCTTTGTGGTGAAATGAAGGCGATGCAATCTTTTCTCGTGTTAGCAAGGTTGATCAGTGCGTTTGCTTTGGCAAGGTTTGATGGTCCTGCAAGAACGTAGTCAATCGTGATAGTTTCTGTGTCACCAAAAACATCAAGATAAGTTTGAGTCTCATTACCAACAGTATAAGTGTTGTAATCAGTACCAGCAGATAGTGTATACGAACGAGGACCGTATAAGTGGAATGAAGAAGCAGCAGTGGCAGAACCTGTAATTGCTACAGAACCAGTATAGCTGTAAACATCAGATCCATCTTCATATGATCCAAGGAACACATACTTGGAACGACCCTTGATTACATCTTTATAATGATTTGCTTCACCTTCGCTGGTTCTAGCACCAGGAGCTTTTGAAACGTAAAGAATTTTTTCTAGAACAGAATTTGCTGTTCCAGTAATACCACCTGTTTTATCAAGAACTACGACGTGCATCTCATCGTTAGCACCACCACGAGACGCGACAAAAGGAGAAGTACCAGGACGAGGAGCAAGTGCATTCCATTTGATGCCTCCAGCAACAGTATATTGCATGTCATACCAGTTGGCGACACTTTCAACATTTTCTGTGCTTACTGTTCCGCCTTGTACGAATTTAGCAGAACCGGCATCAAGAACGACAGAGACTTTCGTTGTGTCGCCAGTGTTATCTTCATATGCAACACCAGTAGCAGTTCCGTCAGTAACTGCGTCTCCTTGTGAGAATGCTACACCGTTAGCAAGTGTCAGAATTTGATCTGCACCACTGTCAATGGTTACAACCTGAAGTGCGTTTCCATGAGTTCCTGGAGTTCTTGCAGCGAAGTCATAAGATTGAGCACTACCTTCAATGTTTGCTTCGTATGCAGCACGGTTGTTAATTTTTACCGTTGCGACTGCTGCTGAGTTAGCATTTGTGAGATGAGTTGAAGATGCATCAGCAATTCTAGCAACCTGCAGGTTACCACCATAGTTAAGAAACTCAGAAGCAGTAAACCAAAACTCGTAATTATCTGCAGTAGGTTTACCAAATTTTTCTACTAATTCTTTCTCACTCGTAACTAATTCTGCTGCGCCGACATCCCCTTGCAGGAAAGGTGCAGCAATAGCGCCGATGTTAGTGATTGTTTCTTGGAGACGTGAATTAGTAAAATCGCGCTCCTGAACAACAATCCCTGGCGATACTTGTGTTGCCATGTTTACCCCTAAATTTCAGAAATTTGTTCTGTGATTATTTATTAAAACCTATCTTTTAAGAGGGGAAACAATGCATGAACTACCAGTCTGGATATGACCAACTACGGTTGTCACTACGTTTTCTATTTTTGGTTACTCTATCTACAGTACATTCCTTACACTCATAGGCATATGCTGAAGGTGTTGCTCTTCCTTTTCTGGTTCTATAGAAATCGCTAATTAATTCTTTAATTTTCCCACAAGATTTACATTTTCTTTGGGTAAAAAGTAGGTGTTCTAATTCAAACTCCTCTTCAAAATTCATTATAGATAAGAACCCATGTAAGTAAAGTCAGAAGCTACATCACCATACTCATCTAAGAACCAACGATCTCCTTCTTTATCCACAAAACTTTCTTGTTCTTCTAGACCATCGGAAACAAAACCGAATGGTGCCATGTCCTGCTCAATCTGATTCTTTTGCTCATCATAGATTCTTTGACGAACATCATTGTCCGTCATTTCTTTAAAGTAATCTTGTACTGCTAACCATGCAAAAATTACTAGACACATCGCAAGATCATCATGACATCCTTCTTCTGCCTCAAACGATTCACGTTTAGAGATGAATGTCGTGAGTTCTGCGATAGTCTCATAGTCTGGGATGACTAGTTTGTCATCCTCAATAAAAGTCTTTAGGTTCAAACATCCAATCTTCTTCACGGTCTTAGACATCTTAACGCCAAGTTGTGTTTTCTTTCCAGAGAATCCTGTTCCAACAATCTGACCAGCACGTCCTCTCATGGCACACATAAGAATATGATCATACTCCAGATCATAATGCATCATAGATGCTACCTGATCTCCAATATCATTAACTTCAGTTAAAATATATGCTCTATTATATCCATTGGCAATATCAACAATAATTGTAGGGAACATGATAGCTTTGATTTCATTGTTCCTGTATCGTGCTACCAACCTGTAAGGGAACTTTGTAATGTCAAAAACCAAAAATGCGCTATAATCACTGCCCACACCACGGGCAACGTCAACAGTAACAATGTAATCGTGGTCCTTTTGCGGGTTTTCATATACTACTAAACCTTTATTATTACTAGTGATAGGATCATCATACACCATTGTCCGCAATTTGCTTGCAGCAATTAATGTATCTACAGATCCCAGAAACTCACACTCAAATTCTTGAGTGAACTGTCGCTGGGAAGTGTTTGCAATCGTTTGTGCTTTCCAGTTAGCATCTCTGCCAGGAACTTGACTCCAGTGTACTTCTGTAGTGATATATTCGTTCTTACCCCTCTCAGCATCATGCCAGAGTTTGTAGAACATATTCATCCCGTTAGGGGTGGAGATGATAATAACCTTGGTAGACTTACCAGAGGAGATCGTAGGGTATACTGAGGAGAAAAACTGCTCGGCAATGTGAGTTGGAACGAAAGCAAATTCGTCCAGGAAGATGATGTTGAATGACATACCTCGGACAGCAGAACTAGAAGTAGATGCTGCCATGATCTTAGAACCATTCTCAAGTTCTAGAGATCCTTTATTCCATGACACAATACCTTGCTGCATCCACTTAGGAAGGTTCTCATAAGCAAGTTGCAACCTACCGAGAAGTTCTCTGGATGTACTTAGTTTGTTTGCTAGGATACCGATGTTGACATTATCATTAAAGATACAATAATGCAGCAGGTAAGAAACCACAGTGGTACTCTTACCAGTCTGACGTGGTAACTTAGCAATGTTAAAACGATTGCCATGGAACCTTTCAATCATCTCTTCTTGAAAGTCCCACATCTTAAATGGCACCAGACCCTCATCTAGTGACACAATCTTGATATAATTTTTAGTAAAGTAGACGGGATCGTCAGCACATTTCAACCACTCCTGAACCTGTTTAGGAGTGAAACTCATTTCCACGTTCGCCGCTTTTAGATTGGGCGAACCTTTATAAACTTTATCAGCCATTTATCAACAGTTCCAAGCTCTCAGTGATTTATTGATCCTGCTATCGGGATCTCTAGATGTTTTCTTACTAGTCAATTTCTTTTTCATACCCTTCATTCTAGCGCAGAAGGATGCCCTCCTGGGATTTCCAACCTTTTGCTTGGTGCTTTAAGGTCAGATCCTGGATTTTCCTTTTCATAAGACTCTGCGTCCTTTTTCGTTAAGTCCTCCTTGACTTACTTTTTCCTGACTTTTTTGTCCAGGCTGCTCCTTCTTGGGTGAGTTCAAATTCTTCTTTAGCAGTCCTCTCCGACTTTTTGAAAGCATCCTTGTCTGGATAATCGGAGGATCCAGGTTTAGCAGGTGCTTCTCCACGCTTTCTTTTAGCGTGAATGTTAGCATAAAGTCCACGTTTCGCTTCGCTTAGTTCTCTAAATTCTTTAAATGACTTCATGCCAGCAGGGAGGGTTTACTAGGATATTTATTCAATTAAGGTGTGCGACAGAGGATGCCCACACAGAAGCAGAAGAACCTGTAGTTGCTTCAAGTGTTTCTGCAGGAAGTTTTTTTACCTCAACACGCTCACCAGCGCCGATATAAAAATTATTTCCATTACTGTTAACGATCAAGCAAGCAGCAGTATTAGTGTTGAGAACTGAAACTAATGTTGCCGAAGATACATTGCTTGCTGCAGAGTCAAGATCAACAGCAACTGATACGGGTTTGATAATCATTGTTCTAAATTTTTAATTATTTATCTTCTAATTTATTTTTTGCTTGCTTCAACATCTTAGCGAGATCAGCAGTAGATCCTACAAACATAGTATTGTTAACTGTTGTTGGTCCTTTCTTTTCTTCCTGACCTAGATCTTTCATCTTCTTCTGAAGATCAGATAATTTATCAGTGATGTCAGCAACGTTCTTAATGCCCTGGAAGGCGACTTCGTATGCTCTTGGGTGGTTACTGCTCCTAGCAACGTCTAGGAGTTCCTCAATGGCAACCTGACCCTTCTGAATGAGTTCATACAACTCACCACGAGCATACTTATAATCTGTCTCTATATCAGCACTAGTAACATCAACCTTTTCAGGTTTAGGTTGCTCCTCTTCATCCATAGGAGTGATGTCAAAAACATCTTCCATATTCTTCTGGAATTTATTGTCCATGATACGTTATACCTTCATTAAATCCGAAGTCATCATCTGGTTGTAATAGAGCATCATCTGCTGCGTTAATAGTACCGTCGTTATTTTTATCTTCTAATGCTTTAGGTGTAACGTTATATTCCATTATCCTAGCATTAGTATCCTTATCGCCAAGAAAAGTAGTAGCAATAGACTTTCTAATGATGTCATTGGCAGCAACAGGACCATACATAAAGGTCTTGACGCTAAATCTTAGTGTATAATAAATGTATCTTCTGGTAGAGTAATCACCTTCATAATCATCAGTAAAATCAATACTTTCTAAGATGATTGGAATATCTCTCTTCTCATTCATTTCAGGAATAAGATCCACAGTCATACTAAATTGTGGTTGAAAGAATGGAAGAATTTGCTCAAGAATCTGCAATGCATCATCTTGAGATTTTGAGATTACATTCAACTCAAATCCAATATTATATGGAACAGGAAGATATTGAGTTTTAGTTGTTGTCGTTTTACCATCACCAACCGCTCTATTTCTCTGAATAGGAGGAACTTTCCTTGTGCTATCATATGAGATACCGGTCATTTCAAATGACAATCTAGGAACAGTAATCGTTACCTTCTTGTCAAGATTTGGAGCAGCAGCAAGTCTTGCTAAAAACTTTTGAATGGGACCATATGCCAATGGAACTTTTTGCTCCATGACATCTTTGCCATTAGCATCTAAAGTTTTTAATTGAATGTTATTAAAAAGCGTACCAAATGTGGTAACTGTCTTCCTAATAATTTTGTGATAAAAATAATTTCCTAACATTAGAAGCTACCTGTAAAATTACCAAATTCTCCAAACGGATTCCTTTCAGTGAAGTCAAGAATATCATCTGCTTCATCTTCTAGTTCTCTATTTTCTGAGAACGAATCAGTCATATCAAGAGTGTCAAATGATGAGACTGACCATCTTGCATTAGAATCAGCGCCAACTAATTCTTCGTTGACATTAAATGTCCCATTTGCATATGCAACACTTAATGTTCTAGTGTCCTCGTTCCACTCTGCAACTTTTCCTACAATGTTTGCAGGAGATCCATCAATAACAATAGTGGGTGCATAACCAGCAACACTTTCAACATTGCCAAAAACATCATATGTAATGTCGCCATAAACATATGGAGTTGTTGGTGAATTAACTTTAGAGACTACACCATTAGTAATCTCTGTTGTTGATGTACCAATCAAAGAATTAGTTGGTGTGAACCAACGTGCTACTGGTGCAGTTTCATACTTACTACCAGCATTGGTAATAGTAATTTGACCAAGAACTCCATCTACTGCAACTACAGTAGTTGCTGCAGCATTGAATCTTGTTCCTGTAACTTTCTCATCCTGAATCCAATATCCAGAACCACCGGCACTGAATACAACGGGGTATACACCAGATTCCATTTCAGTGTTGTCAACAGCAGCAATTCCAGTATCAAAGATACTGTCACCGTACTCAAAGACTTCACATGTCATGGTATATGTATATAGACTTCCTAACTGATAGAAAGGTTTTTGGTTTTCTACATACTTAATTTCAAATACTGTTTCATTTAATGGAAACCAGATAAGGTCACCATCATTAGGTCTTCCGCTGACTATTTTGTTTGTGGAAGTCTCTACAAAATCTTGCCATCTTCTTCTAGATACTGTCAGTTGAATTTCATCAGTTACACGAAGACCAAATTTAGACAGCATATCTCCATTGCCACCAAACTGCTCAAAGTTTTCAAGATACATCTCAATGAGATAACTATCCTTAAACTGTGAGTAGTAGATGTCATTCCATAACTTATCCTCATGAATTTTACGAGGAATATAATAGCAATCCAGACCATACATCTTGATCTGTTCGTCTACAAGATCCTGAACTAGACCCTGCTCACCCTTTGTTCCTTGTGTGAAGTATAAATTCTTCATCTTAACCGACCATATCTAGTGGTGGTAACTCTGCTGCTAATTTAAATTCACCAAGAATAGTTTCAATTTCTTCTTGTGCATCTTCATAGAACTCTCTTCCATTTAGAGTTGTACCACCAGGAAGTGATACGTTCTTAAATTTAATAAGGTTTTGTCCCCACTGACGTTTGATCAGAGCGGTAAGATATCTCTTTAACCATACATCATTATAAATTTCTGCTGCATTATTAGGATCAATCATTCTATAACAGTCAAGAATTAAATGTTGTCCTGCAGTAATATTACCCCAGTCAGTATCAATGTATAATCTATTTTCTCTTTTGTTAAATCTAATTGGTTTGAAGTTACCAATTACAAAATCAAGAGTTTCAAGATACTGCTTAACCATATAGTAGTTCAAGATTTCCATTGAACCAAAATTATAAAAGTCATTCAAGAATAACTGGTACTTCATACTAAAAATATTTCCTGATGTCGCTGATGAACTATTATCATAAGCATAGACTTGCGTTACTCCAAGTACATGCTCAGGAACAGTAATATAGTTATTCTGCTCCTTAAAATCAGTACCAGCAATTGCACTGTTCGCTTTCGCGTCAGTAATCATCTGTTCAGTAATTTCTACCTTTAAAAATGTTTTGATGCTTCCATCAAAATGACGCTCTTGGAAGAATTGAATAGCATCGTCCATGAGATCCTCAATCTGATCATCATCTACATTAATCTCTAGGACGGGAAAACCTAATTTCCTTAAGCAGTAGTCAACTAACTCCTGGCGTGTTGAGGGTCGTGCCATGAATAAAAAAATACCCTAGTTTCCTAAAGGTATTTATCATACTCTATTCTATACCTTCTGGAAATCCACTACATTCCACACATTCTTGATCTGGAAGATCTCCAAAATTTTCTGGATTTCTTTCTCGGTATGCAGCATACTCTTCATCTGTATGAATAACTTCTCCTTCTTCATTCCTAACTAATTCACCCGAAAATTCACCCGAAGAATAATGCCAGCAGACATCTCCCATTTCCTGAACTTCTGCTTCAAGTTCTTCATCAAATTCTACTTCATTTAAAAACCAATCTTTTACACGAGTAATATTATCAAATACTTTTACTTTATCCTGAAATTCACACCACCACATGAGTTCATCTACTGGCAATTCTGGTTCTGATTCATAATCTTCGGGATTTTTTCCCTCAGGAAGTAATGCTTCAATAACCATATGCACGTCCGACCCGTGCTTCTCCTCAATTGACTGAATTACATCATATAGGGGGATATCCGTAACAGAGTTCATTCTTTATGCACTAAATAAAAACACAACACAATATATAGTCAATTGACCTGACTTGAATATGTGTTATAATATAGTATAGTATTCCGATAAAAAATGAGTCTTCAACTTTGCCTCCTAGAAACTGGAGAAACTATTATTGCTGATGTTCGCGAAGCAATTGATCCAGAATCAAATGAATCCCTTGGGTATCTAGTAACTAATCCATTTAGTGTAAAACACATCATTAATAATGTAGTTAATGTTGAGGAGATGTCAGAAGAAACTAACACTTCTCCTGAAAATGCCGCATCCCTATCATACTCTGTATGGGCACCTTTAGCTCGTCAAAATACCTTTAATTTTCATACAGATTTTATCCGTGTAATTTATAATCCTGATCAAACTGTTATTGATCAATACACAAATATCCTTGAAAAATGGTTAGAAGAACACACTGTAGAAGTTGAAACTGATAAACACTCAACTACAATTACACTGGGATCAGACGCAACGCAAGCTGCATTGAGAGAAGAATTAGAGTCTATGAATAATGATAAAAAAGAAGGTGACTTTAATCCAGAGTCAATGACTGCTGCTGGAGAAGAATCTAATGCAAACTGAATTAACTCCTGCTCCTGCAATTAAAAAAAGTAAAATTACTACTTTTGATACAACACTACTTATGGCGAGTAGACCTCCTGAAATTGAGGAGATGGATAACTGTATTCTTGTTGATAATTTTTTTCATGCATATGAGAAAATAGAAGAAAACCTCTTAAAATTTCACTCAACAAACTGTCATGAGATTAATGAAATTTTATTTTATGGTGGGAAAAATGTTGAATATTTAGGAACCAAGGGTATTGTTCAACCTATCCCAAGAGATTTTTCAGTTGAATTTATTAAAACAATTTATGAATATCTTACTGAAAAAGATTATTTAATTCCTAATATTAACTCTGATGAGACCAACCTAGTTGATAAAATTATATTTTCAAGTGCTACTGAAGCAACATTATATTATGACGAAATGATTGTAGATAAAGGATTTAATGTTCCATGTCCTAGTGGTGGTGAATTTACTAGTACAGTGTTCTTATGTGATGATACAGAAGAAAGTAAAATGGGAGTTACTTTCTACGATTTTGTTTTTGAGGGAAGATCATATTCCTCAGTTGAAGATTTCATGCTTGAGGATGATGATACCCGAGAAAAGATTTTTAAAGTTCTTGGGGAATACAGTCTTGCTTCAGGAGAATTAAAACTATTTGAAGAATTTACTGAGTCCGAACACTTTAAACCAACAGAGTATATTGAAGCAAAACAAAATAGAATGATTGCTTATAAAAGCAGTTTTTTCACTGTTAATAATTTTACTGCAGGTGAAAGGTATACTTTAAATTGCTCATTTAATGCTACTAATGTTGGTTAATGGATATTAATAATTTTTCTAGATATTCATCTGGAGACATAGAATCTTTGATTGAAATTAATCCTGATTCTGAATTTGAATTATGCAGGTTTGAAGGAATTAAATATATCAAAGGTCACAATGTCTTAAAACGACCAGATGATTTTGCTGAGTTTCTTTCTAAATTTCCTGCTGAAGATAGGAATGTGAGTCTTCAACGAAATCAAGAAACTAAAATTGATAGTTCAGCTCCAGGTTTTCAGCAATACCTCAAAGAAAATTATTTTGCTAAATTAAATGAACATTTTTTTAAAGTTGGTCATCAGTTAAAATTCCATAGATACCCTTTAAATAGAGTTAGTTTTGATAACTTTACTAACTGTTGCTATCCTGGAATGAAAGCATATCAAAAAAATTATCTTCCTCACACAGATCGTTTTGGAATTGCTTCAAATTTATATTTAACTGATCCTGGAACTAAAACATCAACTTCGTTTTATAGAATTAAATGCTCAAGTGGAAATGTATACCACAATGAATTTGAACTTAGTCGCGCTCCCAAAGAAGATGCGTTAGAACTTAGAGATAGATATGCTGAGGAAGGTGCTAATGCTGGTTGGGAACCTTGGGTTTTCTTTAGGGGAAATAAATTTTATGAATTTTATTTTGAAATTCCAGCAGAATATAATAGTATGAGTATGTACAGAGGAAATGCATGGCATAGTATATGTTATGATGCATCAGAAAAATCTAAACTACGATATTCTTTTGTTACTGCAATGTTTGCAGAATAAAAAAGGGGGCATATGCCCCCCATTTTTTTGGTTTTTTATACCAGGATCATGCCTGAGATTCTTGCCAGGTGACCCTTGCCGACACAGCGAAGGGGTTAGCAGTGCTAACTCCAGTAGCGTCAACGATCTTCGCAACAACTGTGAGGATGTCAGGTCCGTTGGGGAATGTACCATCTCCACCTAGGATTGAGTTGCCCAGTGCAGAGATCTGACTGAGGTCGTAAGCGGTTGAAGTAGATTCACCAGTACCACCACCAGCAGCACGGAAGGAGAGAATCGTTGAACCACCCGCGACAGTTTCGTTAGAAGAGTGTCTAACCAACTGACACAAGGAAGGTTCTTGAACATTCTGATATGCGTCAGTACTCAGTCTTCCGTTCAGTTTGAGACTGATTTCAGTCTCATGCGTGGTAAGAATACCAACGGAAGCAAGTTTAAGTTGCATTCTGTTAACGATTTCTCTTTCGCCCAGTGCGCCTGTGATTGATGAGTCAACCGAAGGTGCGAGTCTGATTGAGATAAGAGGAATATCCTGAGGAATTGGGTTGTCAGTTCCAGAAGGAGCACCGATAGACATCGTAGTTCCAGAAGGAACAGTGATACAACCATTAGATCCGCAAAGAGTTCTTTGGATGTTATCAGTGTGATATCTGTTGAATACAGCGTTAGTTCCTTCAAAGTACTGGATGTATACTTCATAGTAACTAGATCCATTCCTACTTCTAGAGTTAATTGCTCTACCAGTTTGGAAGTATCCACTCGCGATCGTGTTGTGATACAACAGTGTGTTAGTAGCGAATGCAGATGCGTCAGATTGCTGGAAGAACAGTACGAGGAAGTACTCTCTGTAGTAATAGCTACCTTGGTATCTTTCACTACGAATAGCAGTATTTGATTGAGTGTTCTTATCAACAGCGGATTCGTTAGTAAACTTCTGGACGTTGCCAGATGCCGTGAACAAGTACGCTTCGTCATCCTGATACATACCATCCATAATAACTGAAGTACCCCAGTGGAACAGAGTTCCGACATAACTTGGTAGTTCATTATTTTCAATCTCATAACGTGCAGGCAGGTTACCTGAACGGAAGTAAGATTCAGTCAAGCGGTTGTTGTGCTTGAATTCATGGACATACTTGACGTGACCGTTTTGATCCTTAAATCCGAAGCGGATCTTACCAGCACCATACCAGGAGTAATCCATGTAGCACATCTGGATCTTGCTGACATCAAGATCAAATCCAGAAGGACCATTACCATCTGCTTTATCAACATTCCAGTCGGGTTGACCAACCTTAGTATCAATTGTCTTAGTACAAATAACGTTTTCAGCAGTAACGCCACGATAAGCAGGTTGAACTGTAACCTGTGTATTGCTGGTAACTTTAACGACTCTGTAAGACATACCGCGAATAACGATCTGCTCACCCTTATTCAGTTCCGAGAGGAACTTAGTATTTGTACCAGTAACAATGTTATCCTGATTCGTCACACTAACTGTACCAGGAAGCTGAAGAACTGAACTTCTTCTTACACAATTCAGAGTTTGACCATTGAATTCATAGAAGAAACCATTCTGATCATCAAACATACCAGCGCGGATGTCACAACCAGACCAGGAAAGAACCTGTGCTTTAGGGAATCCACCAGAATTACTTCTAGCAGGTTCAACATCAAGAAGATATTTAAATTCATAATCATTTTGAATGGAGGTTACGTTAGAAGAAATATTCCACGCCTGATCGTCCGATTCAATAATCTTAATATCAAGTTGATTTGTAAGATTATGTGGTTTTGATGTCGTTACGAGACCTTCAACAATTTCATGGAATACAAGAGTCTCAGAAACAAGACTTGCTTCACAGTTGCTGCTGATTCTAAGTGTGGTTGAGTTAATGACCTCAATAACTCTGGTTTGTCCTCCTTCTGGAGTAAGACCAATACCAGAACCAGTAACTTTCATATCAGGAATAATACCTGAAGTATCAGCAACCGTCAGTTGATCATCACCTTGAGTTCCAGTAGCAGCAGTAGATACTGTAGTACCACGAGTAGCATATGAAAGATCTAGGACAGGAATCAACGGAATAAAGTTGATCGCGTATGAAGTCTGGATACCTTTACCTGACTGATAACGGAAGTACTTACGAGTCTGTCTAGAAATTTTAGAGTTGGGTGACTTAGAAGTACCGATTTCCATACCACCATCAAATGGTCTATGGAGATAGAATCCATCAGGACGTACATAGATGTAGGAAGGAATTAGATAAACTACATTAGTAGCAGTGAAATCAACAGCAGTCTCTACGAGGAGAGTGTTGTCATCTGTAATAGCAGTAATTATTCTGGACTTAATCGTACCAGGAGTACCACCAGTCACATCAACCAGTTTGATAGTATCACCAACCTTGAAGAATCTTTCAAAGGATGTATCTGTACCAATAATACTTCTTGAACCAGAAACAGTTTCAATTGTTCCTGCACCAGTAACTTCACCTGAAAGGTTGGAACTTATAAATCTTTGAAGTCCACTTCCAGTACTAGTGAAGGCGAGAGGAACTGGTGGTTCTGCAGTTGCATCTGCTTCAGTAGCAGCAAGTTTGATGAAGTTGTGGTCAAGTACAATGACATAATAGTCAGTATTATTAGTCAAACCACTAATATCAGTTCCTCCGTTGTTGTCATAGATGACTCTTGTTCCAGTACCAAAGAAGTGGTTTGGAATGTTGATACGCATGTCAACAATATCAACATCAGTATTACTATTAAATGCTTTTGATGTTGGAGGAATTTTGAATGGAATTGTAACTTCCAATTCAGTCTCACTAATTGCTGTAGTAGTTGTGTATGAACCATCAACAACACCGAAATCAGCAGTTGTGTTCTCAAATGTATGAGCACCACTACCACTACTTGTGATATCAATCATTGATCCACCTTGAGTAGCCGACAGAGTAAATCTGTTACCACTGATAGGATAGACATAGTAAGAAGTACCATCAACCAGACCAGGGCTACCGGTAGGAGCAACACCAGTTGTGTTATACTTCAGAAGTTCACCTGCAGAGAACTGGTTGTCTGCGATGTAGATAGAGTTTCTGCTTGGGTTTGTCAGGACAGCAGTAAATGTAGTGGTGCCCGTGGCACCAGCAAGTCTCATTGGAGATGCACCTGTACTAGACTTAATTCTGAATCTATCGTTGTTGATTCTATCAATATACCATGTTCCGCTACTGGTGGAAGTTCTATTACCAGCATTATTATAGTAATAATGAACAGCACCTGTGGATGACAAAACTACACTATCATTGGTATTAAAACCATGATTCTGTTTATAGAAAGAATCATTGGTAGAAGTATTTCTCTTCAGAAGAGCAATATACTGGTTTGTCTGACCATCTTCATTGACTGAACGGAAATTCCATGTGGGGTCACCGTCATAACCAGATTGGTAATACCAGTAGTACCACTCATTACCATTCAATCTGAATTGGTAATCACTCTCGTCATAGAGGTAACATGAACTGTTTGTCCAGTATGTTTTGGAGTTTCTTCCTTGATATCCACCTGAAACATAACCATAGCTATAGTTACCATTGTTATTACCGTTAACACCTTGGTTCTCATGGTCGGTCAGGAAGTCATAAGTTCCTTGCCACTGTGTATTACCGAGGGGAAGAGTTTCGTGATGATAACCATAGGTTCTCATCTCATAACCTCTACGATAGTAATCCCACTTCATGAGATATCGTTCAGAGTGGTTGGAACTAATTCCATCACCATAACGTGTGGTGCAGAAGAATGCGGCAACATCCCAAGGAGTTCTTCCTAAACCGTAAGTACCATCAACACTAGCAAAATCATACCCAGAATAGGTGTTTCTATTTGATCTATAGTATGTACGATAGTAAACATAGAAATCTCTTCTAGGACTATATTCAGACTCAATATTATAAACTAGACCAAGGTTATGTGAACCGTGAGCAAAAGTACCACCTGAAGAGAGATTAAGTCTATAATTCATTCTTTGCGAATGATTTAGATAGAAAGAGTTATCGTCAATTCTTTCAATATAATAAACCTGCATTCTGGAAAGACCGCCGATGGGAAGGTCGCCAGGATTTGGGTAGTAAAGAACAGCAGCACGGTTATGGAAACCATGACTAGTCATCGTAATGGAATCACTTCCATAGTTGATGTCAGTCTCATCAAAACGTTTCGTATATGTAGACTCATAATTATAAGGAACTCTCTGAGTAGGATCTTCAGCAGTAACAATGTTTGCCTGTTCAACGTGGTCAATAGTTGGTCTTCCATCAGGAGCAGTTACTGTAGAATCAGGAACTTCCAGAACCTTAGGAGAAACTGTGTTAACAAAGTAGAAGTTTGTATTGTCAGCAAAACCATGTTCTGATCTGGTTGTCAGAAGAACTTTAGTATTTGTTCCAAATACAATATTATAAGAAGAACCCATACCAGCGTGATTCTGGCATCTATAATAAAGAGTATTATAAGATGGTTCTGCTGATGTTATCAGAATTCTGGTATATGCACCAGCAGTTCCAGGTGTACCATTCGCATATACATAGGTACTATGAACATTACCACCAGTTGCAGCATCAGCAAACTCAAGTGGATGATTATTATTACTTACATCAGATTGATCAAAGATATAAATTGAATTTCTGATTAAAGTAAAGTCTGGTTCAAGATAGCAAGTTTCAACGGTATTGCCAATAAAATATCTATTTCCACTGTCTACTACACCATTGTTTGCGGTAGACTCAATAGTATATTCTACAGCAGCACCTGTAATAGTAAGAGGTTCATCTACAGCAAAGGCACCAAGTTCAATATCAATTACAGTGATGGTTGAACCATCAACTTTAGCAATTTTACCAATAGCACTTGGAGTTGTTGCTGTTGCTCCGACAAGAACATCAATATCAAAAGCAGTTGTTGCCGTGAGTTCAATTGTAGGTTTTACAATAACAGTTTTTCTAAACAAGTCAGAGGTAATACCTTTAGTTGAACTCAGATTAACCTGAGAACCTTGGAAGAATTTACCAGGAATGATAGAAGTATATGTACCTTGAAGATTCTTGGTTTCTGGTTGGTTCGCTCTAGCCTTGTATGTAAAAGTTTCGTTTGAAGGAACTGATTGAATCAGATATGCACCTTCAGCAGAGAGTGAAGAAAGACCAGTTACTGTGATAGGAACACCAGTAGCAAGACCATGTTCAAATTCACAAGTTACAGTAATAATTTCACTATCCTTAGTTGAAGTTACGCCCGAGATAAAGGGAATAGTAGTATCAGCAGTAGACGCATAGAACGAAGGAATATTGTTAATGGTCTGAATAGTTTCCCACTTAGAAGCTTGGGGACCATACTCAAAGTCGGTGTCAACTAAGTTCTCTGGGTTTGAAACTCTGAATTTAGAAACAGCATCAACATAAGTCTCTGAGGGCTCAATGTTAACGTAATCTTTTTCATAGAAAATCTGCAGTTCATCAGTGCTCTGCATAGTAGAGCAGTTAAAATTCAATACAAAGGTAGTTTCCTCTGCAACTTTGTCATATGTTCTAGATCCTAGACCTAAAAAAGCATCAGCAAAATTGTAGATATTGACATTATCTGTTACATTCGTTACGAGAAGCAATCGCTTAGCAGGAATGTTGCCCTTGACCTTGACAGTGTTGGTCGTTGGCTCAAAAGTGTAATAAGTAATTAATTTCTTTGCCATTTTTTAAAAATCCTTTCGGTTATGTTTATATACGTGTCTAATCAAAGACCAAATGCTACGGACATAGCGAGCGATCCCTGCCTAGTAGCGAGTTCAGTTCCTCCAGCTTTCACACCATCATGAACAACAGCAGTATTTTTTGTGGTATCAACAGTGATTTCACCTTCAGCACCAATAAAAGTTTGATGTTGAGCGGTTGTACCCCTTCTGAATTGTACTTGAGTGGTCATTCTTTTTAAGCCAAAGATTTTCTTCTTTTATTTATACAAATTATTATATTATGGTGCTATAGATTCTAATTGGACTAAAGAGTTTGAGGATAACTTCTGCTTCACCTTGCGTGGTGATTCTAAGAGTTCCCGGTTGAGTAATTCTAGTGACACTACCTGGATTACTGCCATTGAATGTAAACAGATTTGTGGAGACGATTTCTCCCTGTGCTCCAATCTCTGTTTCATCATAATCTCTAGTTCTTGTAATAGTACTACTATTGAGACCAAAGAGTGAACCAGAACCAAGATAATTATCTGTCTGCTTCTCAATTTTTTCACCACTAACGAATGTTGTGCCAGAACCGACGTTACTAGCAACAATTTTAATATCTGTTGCCTCACCAGAAATATTTGCATTTCCAGCAGCATTGTAATTTCCTTTCGTAAAGGACTCTGTTGCACCATTGCGGAATTCAAAGAGAGTGGTATTTTCAACATCAATTGTTCTGGATTCTGCTGCTCCTCCGAATGCAGATAAAGTACCTTCACCAACAAAACTGAGAGCAACAACGAAGTTTGCATCACCATTGACACTTGCAGATCCAGAAGCATTGAACCCGCGAGTTCTGATAACTGGTTCGGCAGTTCCACCAAATTCGTAAAGAACAGTTTCTTCTGCTGGATTGAATCCAACAACTTCTGCTCCACCACCGAATGTTGAAAGTTGACCTTCTCCAGTGTAAATTCTTGTCGCTCTGTTTTCGGAATTTCCAGAAACGAATGTTGCGCCGGAACCAACTTTTGTGCGGGTAAATGGTGCCTGTGCTTCTCCAGAAACTGTGAAGAGTCCAGTAGATTCAGGAGCGACGGCGGCAACCTCAACTCCACCACCAATAGCGAAGAGTGAACCAGACCCAGCAAATGCGCGAGTTCTGATAACCGGTTCACCAGATCCATTGAACTCAAAGAGTCCTGTTGATTCTTCGGCAACAGTTGTAGATTCTGCTGCACCATTGATTGCAAAGATTGAACCAGAACCAACATGATCTCTAGAACCAGAATTTGTAGAATCTCCACTGATTGTTGTGGAACCAGTTCCAGTGTTAATTCTAGTAAACGCATTCTGATCACCGCCAGCGGTAGAGAAGAGAACTGTGCTTTCAGGGATGCTTGCGGTTCTAGATTCTGCTGCACCATTTGTGCCAAAGAGTGAACCGGAACCAGCATGTGCAGCAGTGCGTCTATTGACACTTTGACCACTAAGATTTTCAGATCCTGATGTTTCAAATGCGCGTGCGCGATCTGTATCTGCAGTACCAGAAGGAACAAACAGAACTGTAGATTGTGGAACCTCAATTGTTCTGGACTCAGAACCACCACCAAATCCAAACAGAGTACCAAACTGGAACAGGATAACTCTGATACGGACGATAGGTTCGCCGCTAAACTTGAATGCTCTTGTCTCAGTTTCTGGATTGAATCCGACAACTTCAGCAGCACCACCGATAGAATTAAATCTACCAGATCCAGTGTATATGCGTTGGAATGCAGGATCAGCATCACCATAGAAGTTGAACTTAGCAACTTCAGGATTCGTGAAGATGTTGAATCTAAGAACGAGGTCTGGAGAACCAAACAATCTTGGAGATCCAGCAGGGCGAGATGTCCATGCAGGATTCCACTTAGATGGTGAAGTACCGTTGACTCTGAAGAGAACTGTATTTGTTGGAGGCGTTACGCTGGAAGCTTCTGCTCCACCACCAATTCCGAACAGTGAACCAGAAGTTCCTGGATCTCTATCATCACCATAATATCCATAAACATTAACTTTTTGAGATACTGATATACCAGCAACATTTGCTGATCCACCGATCTTGCCGTAGATGGAGTTGACATAACGAGGTGATGGACGATATCTGAGCCATTCGGACCCAGCATCGTGGGTGTACATTCTGGAGAATACACCATTAGATACATATGCACCCTTGAATCCAACATCAACATTACCAAGAATTCTTGGAGTTCCAAGAAGATGTTGAGTTCTCCAATGTGGACGGAATCTAACCGCAGCATTAGGAGCGAGAGGTGTCTCCTCCTTAATCTTAATGTTGCCAGTTCCGACCCAATTCTCAACATGCTTCTCAACTGCGCCACCACGCATTTTGAGCAGGAAGGTTTCTTCAGGTGTCTGAGCGATGAATGCTTCAGCGGCATTCCCGACACCAAACAGAGATCCACTAGAGAATTCACGGAATATTCTCTTCTGAGCTGGAGTTCCACCAGAAATTCTGAATAGACCGAATGGGTTTTCTTCTCCAGGAAGAGTAACCAGATCACCATGATCAACATTGGGTGGCAGATATGCATCACTAATAGATCCAAGATCATCAATTGTAGTAGCATTATCAGTAATGGATCCATACTGATCTGTTCCAAATCCTTCAACAACAGAAGAATTATTATATGAGAATACTGCCTTCTCAACCTTATCACCGATATGGAAGAGTGAACCTTCGCCCGTATAAAGACCTTTGCTGAAGCTCTCTGCGAGAGATCCAACGAAATTGAATAGAGCAGTAGTTTCTCCGGCACCAGAAGTAAACTTCTCAATAGCGGCACCAGAGATATTAATCTCAATTGTTTGTGAGACTTCAGAGAATGTCTGCTTATGACCTTTATCGCCACCAGTAATTCTAAACAGACCAGTGACAGGTTGTCTGGTCTGAGTAATTACTACAGAACCATTATCAACTTCACCATCTGAAGTGATAGATGTAACATTGCCAAGGTCACTAGTTACAGTTGAATTGTCAGTAATAGATCCATAATCGGGACCAGTACTAAACTCAACAACAGATTCTGTGGTATATCTGAATACTGCTCTCTCAACCTTTTCACCGATATGGAAGAGTGAACCAGAACCAACAAAATCTCTTGCTCTAGGAGTGTCGGCATTACCTGTAAGTTTGCCCTGTTCGTAAGGACGTGCTCTCCAATGAGGTGAGAATTTGAAGTCTGCAGGATCCTGTTGCTCATTAAAGATTCTAAATCCAAATGGTCTTGCAATATAAGGTCCACGGACAAATTGATTTTCAGAAGAACCACTAAGTTGTAAGAGTCCAGTAAGAGGTTGTCTAGTCTGAACAATAATTATCTCACCGTTATCAACTTCTCCTCCTGGAGTGGTAGATGTAATACTACCAAGATCATCAGTTGTTGTTGCATTATTAGTGATTGATCCATAATCTTCATCTGGAGTAAGATCAACAATAGATCCTCCATTATAATCAAAGGTTGCACTTTCAACCTTATCACCAATACCAAATAGTCTGCCCTTACCAACAAAATCTCTTGCTCTTGAACTTTGAGCAATACCAGTGGCAGAAATGTTACCACCAATATCATCTGCTTGAGCAACACGCTCAACCAGAGAACCAGATAGATTAACAATTCCACCTCTAGTAACATAAGGTCCACGAATAAACTGAACCTTAGGAGCAGCACCAGTAAATTTAAACAGACCAGTAAGAGGTTGTCTAGTCTCAGTGACTATAATCTGTCCAAGATCTACTTCACCATCTGGAGTAGCCTGACTTGTGATAGTACCATAGTCAGTAGTTGTTCCGGCAGAATTGGTGATTGATCCATAATCTCCACCTGGAGAGAACTCAACAATAGATGATGAATTATAATCAACCGTTGCTTTTTCAGTCTTAACTCCATGACTGAACAGTGAACCAGATGCAATAAATGGTCTGGACTGAGCATAAGTATTGAACTCTCCGTCTGGACCATTGCTGATCTTCGGAGTGCCGAGAAGATGGCGCGATCTCCAATGAGGTGTAAATCTGATATCTGCAGGATCTTGCTGTTCGTTGAAGATTCTGACAGCAGGACTCTGACGATTCCAGATAAATTTGGGGAAGAATTTATCAACAGCAGCACCTTGGATTTCAAACAGTTTTCCGAGGGGACGCTCATCACCAGTTACATCTATTACATTTCCATTATCAATGATGTTAGATGCTGGAACAGGAGTAGTGACCTGTCCATAATCACCAGATACAGTTACGGCAGATCCAACACTTCCAGCATCAGTAAATGTGAACGATTCTGCAATAGAAGATTCGTTGTATGCAACAGTTGCTCTTTCAGTCTTGACTCCATGACTGAAGAGTGAACCAGATGCAATGAAAGGTCTAACTCTTGCATAAGTGTTATTCTCTCCACCAAGACCATTTCTGATATCAAACAGTGCAGTAGATTCACCTGCCTGAGATACAAACTTAAGGTTGCTGTATCCACCAGTAATTCTAACCTCAGCAGTAGCACCAAGATATGCTTTTGGATTAGAGTGGGCAATATCACCACCCGTCCATTCAAAGAGTTTTCCGAATGGATTATTAGTGATGAGATTGGTGATTGAACCATAGATGGTATCACCAGTAGATGGTTGAGTTACATCACCGTAATCTGCAGTTGTTGTAGCAGAAGAAGTGACAAGACCATTATCAATAGGATCTTGTACTACCGCAATTGATTCCTCAGTATAATCAAATATTGCTTTCTCAACATTACTACCAGAGTTATTGAGAGATCCAGAACCAATCCAAGATCCCTTAATAACCTTGAGTTGCGACATTCCGCCGCCAAGCTTGAGGAATTCTCCAGCACTTGTCTGATTCGGACTGAGACCATAATGATAAACCTGAACTGCAGGTTCGTTGAATTGTACAGTTGCACGACCACCAGTGGGGTTAAGTATACCACTGCCAGCATATGCTCTTGGAATAGGTGTTACTGCCCTACCAGTGATATTGATATTACCGAACTTGGTAAAGTATGGGATCAAATCACCATAAGATGTGTCACCAGTAGAAGGTTCGGTTACATCACCATAGTTCTCGGTATTTGCTGTAGTCTGATCTACAGAACCATAGTTTAAGGTTCCTAGAGTTGCTAAAGGATCAAATACGATATCAGATTGGTAATTAAATACTGCTCTTTCATCCTTCTGTCCGATCTCAAACAGAGATCCAAAACCAACATGTATTCTGGCAAATGCATCAGGAATGACATGGTTGGTGATTGTAATTCCACCACGGCTTCTCCAATGAGGCAGGAATGCAAAGTCACTTGCTTGACCTGCATTAACAACTGCCTTACCTTTGTAAGTCTTAAATGCTCCGCTACCAGCGAACGCTCTTGGGTTGGAGTGAGCAATGTCACCACCAGTAAGTTTGAAGAGACCAGTGAGAGGTTGTCTAGTCTCAGTAATTACTAATGAACCATGATCAGTATCGCCACTAGATTGTGCGGTTACTTGACCATAATCTTCTGCTGTAGATGCGGATGTATTAATATCTCCTGCATCATCTCCAACAGAGAAGCTTACTATTGAACCTGAATTATAATCGTATACCTTCCTCTCAAGTCCTCCAGAGAAATTGAAGAGTCTTCCGCTACCTTGATATCCTACTCTTGCAAATGCTTCTGGATTACCGCCACTGAATGTTAATCCAATGACATCTCTTCTGATAAATTGTCCTGTTGCTAGATTACGACCAACAACGTAAGTTTGTGCTCCAGATGGTTCCTCAAGTTGATCAACACCACCTGAAAGAACTGAGAATGAACCTGAACCGTTATATGCACTAAACCTGTTACTTGTAACCTTGAATCCTCTAATCTTCAGGGATCCGAAAGGTGTACCTTCTCCAGGTAAAATGTCTCCAAAGTCTGTTTCACCATCAGTAGCGATGGTGATAATCTCTCCATACCCAACAGAAGAACCTACAGTAGCGGTTACCTGACCATTGTCAGTGTCACTACCATAGGTCTTAAATGACTCTTCTGTGAAGTCATACAAGGCGCTATTAGATGAAGCGCCAGAAATACGCAGAGGTCCAGAACCTCCAATATAAGGAGCAACTTTGCGCTCTAAACCATTAGCAATCTCAAATAACGTACCTGAACCTGTCCAGGCTTGTTTTGTAATTACAATTGCCTTCTCTCTAAGGACAATTGGTTGTGCCTTAGCAACAAATACTACACCAGCTGAATCAGATTCTTCGCCGCTGATATTAATATTTCCAAATGGATATGTAGTTTCAGTCCATACAACAAGATTATAATTTTCTGTTGCAGTTACGTCATCTACAATAAAATCTGTTCCTGTTTCTACAATGAACTCATTGTTTACAACACCAGCAGTGCCATCTTCAACAATAAGATCAAAAAAGTTTATGCCACGATCAACTGTGGACGTGGGAGCATCACCTATGCTACCCAAGTCCTGACTATCAAAATATTCAATTGATGTTGAATCGTAGCGAAATGTATTCATTAAACGTTCTACACATTAAAAGGGGGTGTAAAACACCCCCCTCACAAAATACAATAACGAATAAGATGTATACTATATATCAGTCAAGGCTGACGTTCAATGTGATCTTGATTTGGTCACCGTTGTTCTGAATTGGGTATGGACCATTTGTGAATCTCTCAGCAAACATGATGCTGCTGTGGAGAGTCAGGTCACCAGTTCCGTCAAGAGCAGGTGTTGTGCTGAAGCTGTTAGCATCATAGACTGTATGAACAGTGTAAGTACTAACAGTTGTGCCGGAATTAGTGGTGCCTTGAGCGATGTAGATTACATCACCGGCAACCAAAGAATGGGCAGTAGCATTAACCTTACTGTAAGACAGAGTGATTGATGAGTCAGTAGCAACCTGAATGTTGTCAGTCAGGGCGTTGTTGATGTAAAGAATTCTGTTGAGAATGTCAATACCAATAATAGTTGTAGAACCAGGAACAGCGGAGTTACCACCAACAACCATGCCGACAGTGATGTCGTCCATGATGTTAGCAACGTTGGCAAGAGTAATAAACTTATTGCCAATAACGCCGATAGCGGGATCAGTGTTATCACCCTTAGTAAGAACTGTACCAGCAGCAGCAGCGGCAGCATCCGTTACACCATGGATGGTGACAGGCATGTTGTTTGCACGAGCCAAGTAGTAACCATAAACGTTACCAGCAGCAGCAGTAAAGGTGAATGTTTCTTCTGGGTATGTTGCAGTTGTAACACCACCACTGAATTCAATTGTGCCTGAAACAGCACCAGAGTTAGCAACAGTCAGAACGATAGTTGATCCATCTACTCTGGATACTTTAGCACCTGCACCGATACCAGTACCACTGACAAGGTTACCTACACTAACTGTGCCAGTTACACTAGCAATTGAAATAGTAAAGGCACCTGCAGAACCAGTACCAGTACCGGAGGCAATAGGATCACCAGCAGTAGAGATTGCCCAACGGTTACCATTCAGAAGAATACCGTATGCATCAGAATAATTCTGATCAGCACGGTTGTTATTTACTGTAGGATATCCAGTGTTCGCAGCAGTACCATAACTGTTAGTATTACCATCAGCATATGGTTCATAATAAGCAGTTGCGGAAGGTACGTCACCTTCAGCGGGGTCTGTGTTTGAAGTATAAAGCTTCAAAACTAAATTTCTAGGGATCTGGTGAGTGGCGTTCAGCAGATAACGGAGCGACTCTAACTCACCAATATTTGGTACTAAAAGTGCCATTTAAAATGTTCCTCTTGTTTGATGTTGATTTATCTGTTTATATTTATAATTTTACTTTCAGAGCGATAGCAAAATTACTGATTGAAACCGTAGTATTTATAACTTCATACTGTATGATGTCTCCAGCGTTCAATTGCTTTGACCATCCAGTCAATGTAATATCAGTACTTTTTACATCACTATTTAATTGTGGTCCATTCCCACCACAAATTGATGCTACGTTAGGAAAATCATCAAAAGAACATTTCCTAATATCAAGTTCTAAATCTCCAATAGCATCGGCAACAATGACCCATGATTGGATAACTCCAGTAACATCAATAGTTAGGAAACCTTTGTTTCCTGTAGTCATTGGTCTAGAACCATTGTCTATAACATAATTAATAGTTCTAGTTAGATCAGCAGTATTTGCAAGTGCAATTCCAAAGAATGGTGTAACTGTACTTGCAGGAGCAGTAGCAAATGTAATTTCATTGCCTGATACTGTGTATCCCACTCCTGGTTGCAAAATAGTATTGTCAACGGAAATGATCAGTTGCTGGTCATTTAATGCATAATATTCTTCCCCAGAAACTGCTAACTGAAAAACTGTTTGTGCTCCATCAAATTGTGAACGCAAATCATCCAGAATTAAATTCTGGTATTGTATCCCTTTTGATGGTGCTTCATAATTTAAACCAATACTAAAATCATTAGCAACACTTTGTGTGACATCAAAATTAGTAGTACTTACTTCGTAATTAGCCACTATACTGTCACTCCTGGTGTTACTGTCGCAATTCCTTCAATAAATCTGGTCTTTACTCCACTCGCAGAAGTCAAGACTAAATCATAAACATATCTTCTTGCTTTGAGGGCAGATGTAACTGTATCAGTCAAAGTAATTTTAATTACTCCTTTACTTCTGTCAGTAAAAATTACTGCAAACGGTGTTGCAGTACTTGAAGTATAATAACTTGTCTTCAGTTTTGCCTCTGCGGTAAACCCCAAAAGATTTACCGAAGCACCATCTGAGTTTTTGATAGTAAAGGTTGCTGAGAAGTCAGTACCCTGCTCTATCACTAAGTTAATTGTAATTGCAGACATGTACTAAAAAAGACCTTCCTTGTTATTTATAAGGAAGGTCTTTAAAGTTATTCTGCCGCTACAGGTTCTGCTTCAACAGGTTCTTCGGTTTCAGCAGGAGGATCTACTAGATCCAGAGCTTCAAGAGCACCTTTGAGTTTAAGTGCAAGTTCTCGTTTTGCCACGACCTGCGCCTCAAGATTTTTAATTTCAGAAATTGCAGTTTCAAGTTGGGTTGTAAAGTTTTCGCGCAGTGCGCTTGGTTCAACAGACATGGTATTACTTAGTTTCAGTTGTTATTATAGTACAATTTATTTAGTGTGTCAAGACAGGTCCCATCCTGTTTGACCATTAGCATTATCTTTGAGCAAATAACCATCTACCATAAAACCTTCAATGTAAGTTCTTCCACCACTACCATTATTCTGGATTGTTATCTGAGTAAGATTTCCTGCTTGCTCAAATCTATGTGATGATCCTGTACTAGATGTATAAGTTGTTCCGTCTATAGTGACAGTACAAGTTGAATTATATCCATCTTCTGAAAATACTCTAACGAAATTAGTTACAGTAATACTAAGAGTAAGGGTGCATAAAACTTGGTTTCCACCTGTTCTTGCCCTTGGCGAAGTTTGCAAATATCCATTAAAAGCATTTGAAGCAGCTTGATCAAAACCTCCAGTTAAACTATTACTCCATACGGTTCCATCATTAGGACTAGTGGAAGTCATGAATCTTTCTCCTGCTTGCAGAAGAGTTCCACAAGCACTTACACCTCCAGGAGAACTACCATCTGCTGGCCATGAACCAGAAGTTTGGTTATGCATTACACCACGCCATGCTTCAGTCCAATCACTATTATTATCACTACGCTCAACTTTATATGAGATAGATCTAATACTACCAGAAAATACTGAATCTACAAATAAATGTGTGAAGGAAATTGCCGAACCATGATCATATGTCTCTGTTGTGTTTCCACCAATAATAGTTCCACTGTCACTACAGTTTGAACTAGTATATGTTTTAAACCATGTAATATTTGATGAACTATCACTAGTAGAAAATCCAAAACGCGCAGCTCTAGGAGCATGGTCATTATAAGGATTGGATCCACCAGTGGCACCAGTGGTCAATCTCCAATAACGATGTGAGCTAGTACCAAAATCACCACCACCACCAGCAGCAGCACCACCATAACCAAGTAACATTTGTTGCATCATTAGCTCAGACCTCCACCAGAAATATAGGCGACATTTGTTGCAATAAAGACAAGAGTTGCTACTCCTCTAGCTGCTAATGTTTTATCACTATCCGCCCCATCAGCGGTATTATATAATGTAAATGAACTTCGTGTGATTGTCATACTAGTTGCAGAATTATTCATAATAGTAATCATATCACCAGCTGAAACTGTACTAATGTCAGCAACAGTTATATTTCCGCCAGTTCTAACAACCATTTTCCCAATATCACTTCCAATCAAAGTATAGTCGCTAGTGATTGGATTGTTGAGTCCAAGTCTTCTCAGTGGACCGAGTGAGTCACTGATTGAGCCAGCAAATATGGCGCTGCCGTCCTCATTCAGGTCAATTGTGTATGCAGTATCTTCCTTGTTTCTAATAAATACACCGCTACCAATACCGCCTTTGACAAGCACATTAGCTTTAACAGTCAGATCACCCTCAAATGTGGCGGTGCCATATGCACCCTGTAGGTCAATTTTAGTCGTAGTTCCATCACCTAAAATCAACCTTGAGGATGAAGTCTCTTTGTATAACCCTCCCAGGTTTGTGCTGCCAGCATTGACCTGGAATGCATAGGTATCGTCGGTAGGGTTGTTTAGAATAGTACCCGCAAATGTGCCTGTGCCGTTTACACTAAGACCAATATTAGTTTCCCACAATCCACTGGTATTATTGTAAGTAATCGTCTTATCAGTAGCTCCTTTCAGTGTAATACCACCACCATCTGCTGTGGTATCAGAAGGAGATGATACATTACCAAGTTCAATGTTCTTATCTTCTACGGTTAAAGTAGTTGAGTCAATGGTGGTCGTAGTTCCTGAAATATCAACGTTACCTACAACATAAAGATCTTTCCAGATAACAACTCTTTCATTTCCAGTATCAGTTCTAAATTGCAAGTAATCAGTAGTACTTCCATTTTTTCTAAAACTTAAAGAATTTTGTAAATTACTTGGAAAGTAAATGTAATTTTCTATTGCATTTGAAAATCGTAAATGGTTTTTTGCAACTATTTTAGTATTAACTGTTGTTGTGCCGCTACCACTAGCATTTCCAATTATAACATCATTATTATTGATTAAAAGATTAAATGTATTTGCTGATGAAAGAAGTTCCCCACCATTAACCGCAATCTTACCAGAGCAAGCAAGGTCATCACTGAGAATATTGAAGTTAGTATTTCCACCTCCACCAGAAACACCCATGTTGATGGTAGTTGCTGCACCAAACGCATTAATCTGTGTTGCTACTGTATTGAAAAGAGCTTGTGTAGTCTCTGATCCAACAATCGTAGGATTTCTAAGTGTCAGAGTTCCTGTAGTTGCACCAAGACGAATGTCAGTACCAGCACCAAATGCCTCTACAGTTGTTGCATAATCATCAAATAAATCAACTGTAGCTTGAGTACTAGGAACTCTAACGTCACCTGAGTCTACCTGAAGATATCCTGTAAATGTTGAGTTTTCATCAACAGTCAGTGTATCAATGCTAGCAGTACCATCAATCCAAATATTATTCCACTGTTTTGTTGCAGAACCTAAGTTATAGTTTGCAGTACTATCTGGAACAATACTAGATGTAAGTTCGGCATTAAATACGATGTTATCAGTATTAAGATCACCAAATGTTAGTGTGCCACCTGATGCAGCACCAGCTCTAAATGTAATATCGCCGTCTACTTCTAAATCACCACTAATTGATAAACTACTAGTAAGACCAATCTTACTTGCATTTACCTTGTAAAAACCTTGTCCAGAATCCCAAAATAAACTTGGCGATGCAAACGTACCAGGATCCATCCCATGGGTCTGGTTGATTAAATCAACATCACCATTGACAATTTCATTGATGCCATTTACGAGCACATTCGTTGGCGTTAATAACGTTGCTGCATCACCAACATCAGTACCGATGAGGTTAACCATCTGACGCTGTTGCTCAAACGTAAAAGTTGTAAGGACTTCTCTAATTGCCATTGGTAAGTTTCTTTAATAACTGCTTGATTTCATCAAGTTCTTGCTTCAAAGTATTTATCTCCGAAACCATCCCTTCTCTATTTGCCTTCGCTTTCATATAACGTTCATAGTCTGCCTGACTAGAATTGATCACAGCACCACTATCAGGATCCCTATAGAGATTGCTGTGACCTTCAACTTTTACTTTAATCATGAATGTGCAATTACTCGGAGATCTTCAACTCGTGGAGCAAGTGCTGGATCAGTACCAGCAAACACCAATTTAATCGCAAACGCTGAGAATGGTTTCAAATTATTTGCGGTATAAACATATTCCAGATAAGAATTCATGTCTTCCATTGATGGGGACAATGATTTACTTTGTTCTGGAGTAATATTTGAGTTAAAATCAGAGAGTCCAGTACCATTAAAATACTGCCACGCCATTTCAGAGAAGTTATCAGAACTTCCATCAGGACGAATCTTGAAAAGAACCTTGACATTTTCATTGCTAAACAAGTTAGCTGTTAACTTACAATCCAAAGATGTTGCGGGACTATCCAAACTTACCTCTTTTGTAATATACTTAGAGGCAGTAGAGCTATTAAATGTAGTTTCGTCAACATAAAGGAATCCATTACTTTGGGAGACTGCGCTCACAAGTCTAGTAGTTACTGGAGAAGTTCCTGAATTTGTATCATCAATTCGGTCATTTACAGAGAAAAGATTGTCAGTAATTACTTTCACTTTTAGATTTCCAGTACCGGAATCCCATCCGATAACAATACCAGTTTTGATTACTATTCCTCCAAGAACTGCACTTACAGAACCCTGAGCAACAGGTTGTCCATCAACAAATGTTCCTGTAATATCAATTAATTCAAGTATACCACCATTAACATTTACAACCTGTCCAGATGCACCGGAACCAGCTTGAGTTAATCTACTAGCACTGTCAACAGTATTGATAAATGTTCCGCCAGTTACACCACTCATAGTAAATTGTCCAGCTTGAACAACGTCAGGAGAAACTGTAGATACAGTAAAATCAGAAGTTACTGGTACAACTAATGTTTGTGAAATAGCACCAAATCTATCTTCATTTCCTTTTGGATTATCCATTCGTGAAGACGCTGTAATTAAGTTACAACGACTAAGATCAACAACAGGAGAAAGATTATCTTGATCAGTGCTCAATGAAATAGTATAAGTTATAGACTTATTACCATTCAAAAGTGAAGCTTGATTACGATAAACTTCATTGACAGATGATGCAATCACTCTAGTTTCTTCAAAATAATAATTATCATTTGGACTTAAGTTAAACGTAGGTGAAATTGTATATTCGTTGGTTAGTGTAGAATCAACTGGTCTTCCGAATGCAGTTTTAATATTTTGAGATACCGATGATGATGGGAATACCATCATTGAAACTTGAGGAGTTGCAATTTGATACAACTTATTTGTTGTAGATATAACATTAAAACCACCACCAGATCCACTACCAGTCATATTGACATTTGCAGCGTTCCATAATGTTGTATCAATCATTATACAATAATCATCAAGACCAGTATTCTGAACGGAGTGGAATCCATTGATCAATGTAACAGGAATTCCATAGATTGAATTGTTTGCTCCAGATCCTACGACGTTCTTAAGAATAGTAAAATCTCCATCTTTCATTCCATGATTTGGTTGTTTCACACGAATAACTTTTTGGTTAGTACCAAACAATGCAGAAGATCCATCAGTGTTATCAACAGTAATAGGATTGTCGGGAAGATTCACAAAATCAAGATCTTCATTTCTAAATTCAATTGATGCACTTGAGTTAGTTTGAAATAAACATCTATTTACATCAAATTTAATTGCTTCAGCAGTATCTTCGGACCATGCTGTAGAATTCTGAGATTTGAACAAAGCTCCAACGTTAGATTGAGCAGATGCAATAACAGAACTTCCAAGAAGTTTCTCTCCAATTTTAGCACTGTAAATTTCATAATCCGGTGATGAAGATGAGATTACAAATGCATATTTTGTATCGTTTTGGAGATATACTGGTGATGTAAATTTAAATCTAGTCCTTGTGTTGCTATCAACTGAAGTTGAAATTCCCATCCTGACAGCAGGATTAGTTATTCTAATAAACGATGTTGCTGTTGCTTGACCATCACCTCCTGAAATTGTGACGTTAGGTGGGGTATAATAATTTGAACCTCTATTTGTTAATTCAACTTCATAAATTTTTCCATTATAAATTTTTGCGGTAGCAGTGGCATTTACGCCAAATGTTCCTCCATTTTCACCAAAAACGTTGACCGATGTTGTATCATTGGCATAACCACTTCCAAATGATGTTACTTTAATTCTATCAATAATACCAGAATCTTCATCAATATTGAATGTTGTTGTAGAAATAGCAGGGGCTCTCTCTACAGTAAATGCTTCACCTGGAATAAATTCTTTACCATTATGATTAGAAAGAATCAAATTATATCTGGTGTTAGTTGTAGTAACTGTCAAATCTGATTTGACTGTTCCTGATGCTCCTGATGCTGATCCTTTGATAGTCTCACCTTTCAGGATAGTCTCACCAGATGGAACATCTGTATTAATTTTAATTCTGAGTTGAGTGTCGGACTCAAGTGTAGATTCACTAAATGGAATTATATTTCTGGTGGGTAATCCACCATTAGTGTCAACCAAATAAACTGTTACTGGTCTATCAGTTTCCTCATCAGTAGGAGTCTGCTTGTTCTTGAAATATAAATCCACACTAGATACAAACATTCCCCCATCAAATCCAGAAACTTTAAAAGTTTGTGCAAGAGGATCTAGTAAACCAGTTTGATTTACATTGACTAAAGAACTTCCAACATATTGAACTGTGTCAGAATTTGAAGTAGATCTTCTATTAATATAAGGAACTCTTGTGGATTGAATTGATGTAGTAGAAGTATTGGGGAAACCACTTACAGTATATACTGCCTCTGCAAATGTAGCTACATCACCAGAATCGCTGGAATTACTACTGCTAGAAGTTAATCTAAATGACTTACTGCCAGCAACAAAAGATCTCTTAGTACTTGCATTATCATAGAATATACTTGGAGAGTTAGTCATATCCAAACTCTTTCTACTTTTTCTAGGTGCAAATCCATTTGGAATCAAGAAGAAACCACTAATATTACCTTTGTCATCTGTGACGATCTTTTCACCAAAACCTTTTTCAGCATAACCAGCTTTTCCAGTAAATGGAGTGGTTAAGCTAGTAACATTATCTGGGTTGACCCATGAAGAAACACTAATGCCATCAAAGAAAGCATAGAGTTGAGTATCAGGTTCAAGACCTTTCGCAACAAATTTTACAAGTTTAGTTCTAATGTAAGGAACATATGGTGTGGAAACAGCTCTTTGACCTCTGTCTACAGAAGATGCTCCATATGGAGACAATCTGTTCTGGGTGCCATTTCTACTTCTAGTTCTAGTTTTTCCTTTAATAACTAGATTAGGATCACCAGCAAATTGTGAAGTAGTAGTATTGGTAGAATTATTCAGAGTATATGTTGGAGTTCCAGTCCAAGAAATTTGCCATTCATTCCATAAACTGCCCCAAACATTGTTATCATTCTTGATAACATCAAATATTGAATTTTCATTAACAATTAATTCAGGAGATGTTACAGTATCTTTCCATTCATCAATATCAGGTTGCAGCAACATCATTCCAGAATACTTGGAAGTTTTACCTACGTTTAACTTAAGTGTTTTTGTTGAATACTGATTAGTTATAGTGTTCTGCTCAGTAAATGGAAGTGTGACTAAATCACCTTTCTTAACATATCCACTTGCAGTTCTCTGCAGATCAGTAAGATTTTTCTCCTCAAGTTTAGTTTGAGAAGAAGCAAAACTTGGTCTAAGAACACCAGTTTGTGTATCAATAGAACACTTATAATCTATAGACGAAGTATTTCCTACTCCATGTCCTTCAAAGTTATCTACAAGAATACCATTCTTGAACCTATCATTACCAAACTCGTCTCTAACTTGAGTATTAAATGTATCCTGCTCCAGGAGACTTAATACTGTATAGTATTCAAGTTTTTCAACTCTCTTCTCAAGTTTACCGATATCACGCATCGTATAACGACGGTTGTCAAAATTCTTGACAGTAACATCGGATAACTTATAAGTATATGCTGGAATATTCAAATGATAAAGAAGAATTCCATCAGAAATTTCTTCTGGAACCTGTGGATTAAGAGAAGGAGTTCCCTTAGCAACAACAAAGTTACCAGATTTAGAAATATAAATGGAATCAATTCTATTCAAATAGAATTCATAATTAGACTCAAATGTAGTTCCAGAAATAGGCAAAGGAGCAGAAGATGATCCTAAACCACTAAATTTCAAAGCATCAATTGTTCTTGAATCACTATACCCAGGAAGAACTGTTGCGGTATTAAGACCAGTAAAATCAGATACCCTTGGTCTAAAATCAACAACATCTCTTAAAGAAATTTTTCCAAATACTGATGAATCATAATTGGGAATATCTTTATACTCAATATTAGTATAAGAGTCTACGGTGAAATATCCACTACCAGCAGAGCCTGTACCAACACCGCCAATATGATCAAAGTAATCATACACTACTAATAATTGATTACTTGGAGCAATCTCGCCTGGTTTTAAGATAATTCTTGCAAGATCATAATGAGTATCTCTTTGACCACCATCAAATGTAAATCTATCAGTAATCTCAACATCATTATTAGTTGCAGGCGCTGTTGTTGACGACATAAAAACTGATATTAGTTTAAGACCATCAGCATATTCAAGAGGAATTACGGGATCATTAAATCCAGTTGCAATATTTGATTCTACACTAGACTTAAGGACTTTAGTTTTTGGTGAAGTATCAACTTTTCTGACAGGAGCAATAAGTTTAAATGGTGTGTTTGCAAACCCAGTAAAACTACTCATATCAATGTTGATACTCGTGCCATTAGCACCTATTGCAACCTTACCAGAAATATCAAGAAGATTTCCGCTAGTCGGATTAGACATAACATAATCACCAGCCGAATAATTGAGGAACTGTTCATTGGTTCCAACAGTTACACTTGCTAAAGAATTGGAATCAAAATTACCTAAAAATTCTTTTGCTACAGTATAGTTGATATTCGTGTCATTAGGATCTAAAACCTGAGTTTTGACATCTTTATTAGGGAGTGCATATAGAAGTGTGTTAGAGGCGACTCCAGACAACTTAGAACGCTTCCTTTGGATACTCTTGGTAGTGAAAGCAGACAATATTTCGCCATATACAAAAATTCTTGCTGTAGTAGTAGCTCCATCAATACATGCAAATTTTACAACATATTTTCTGACACGTCCAACATTATCAATAACAGAAATAATATCTCCCTCAACCAAATCAAGATCTGGTCTTGACCCAAGATTATCTGCAGTAATGAAATAATCACCTTCAATGGCACTAAAAGTTGATCCGCCTGCAACCGCAAACGATGATTCTACTGAAGCAATATCGCCAGCAAAAGGATTTCCTGTGGTAGTTCCATAGAAACTTCTAACGAAAGATGAATTATAAGGTACTATATTTTTGTAGTTCATAACAGGAGTAACTACAGCTCCAGAACCTGTTGTCGCGACAACCTGAATTTCGGGAGCTGTACTGAATTTACCAATAGCAGCTCTAGTTGTATCAGTAATTGTAATTACTCTAAGTTGATTATTTGTTACAGTAATATTTGATGCTTCAATTGTAGTGAGTTGATTCACTCCGCCAATATTAATAGCAGTAATGTCAGCAGCATCAACATATGCTGCTCCAAAATTTTGAATCTTGAATTCTGAAATAGTTCCTTCTGTTTCAATAAAGTTAAATGGAGTTGATGCACCATCTTGTTCAGATGCAAGAGTTTCTCCCTCAGAGAACTCTCCAACAACTCTGGAAAGAATTAATTCTTTAGAGTCCGCAATAAGTTGTTCAACAATACCTCTGGCACCACTAGTTTGTCCAGTAATGAATTTACCTACACTAAAGTTTAGTGGATCTTTACATTTAATTCTTACAAAATACTCTAATCCAAATAAACCATGCCTAAACAAACAATCTTTATCATATGCACCATTTGATGAATTTCCGGTAAGATATTTAAAAGATTTTGTTTTACCAATGCCAACAAAAGGAGTTGTAACATATTCTGCTGATTTCACAGTCGCCGTGACTGCACCAATCGTGATAGATCCACCAATAGCAAATGCACCACTGCCGCTGGTACGCTTACATACTACAAAAGCTTTATTTTGAGATTCATTAATATGATAAGCAAAAGCAGTACCAGTTTGACCCGACAACGACCACGTAGTTGTACCGCCACCATCAGTTACTGGATTTGTAGTTGCAGAAAGGGATGATAATGTGAAAATAAAATATGCATCAGTTTCTGGCGCATTAGAATCAAGATTCTTTGTAGTATCACCAAATTCAGTATCTGTATGTCTATCATACAGGACTACTTCTTGATTTGCATTTGTGCTAACAAGACCTAAACCAGTAACATTTTCTGATCTAGATTCAACATCAGGAAATGAAAGTAAATTCTTTACTGTATAATTAGATCCCTCTGAAGCAGAAATTGAATTATTTTCTTGAGTCTGTGTATCTCTAGCTTTTTCAATAGAAACATATCTAGTTGAAGTTGTTTCAATCTCATATCCCTTGACATATGCTTTGCCAGGTTCAATAACTGATACAAACTTATCTGCAGACCCTCCTTGAGAAACAGTATATACACCATTATTGTCGGTACTTGCAAGACTCTCCTTGAGACTAAGCAAGAACTCTTTAACTACATAATTGCCAGACTCATCAAAAGTCCTTCTAGCAAGAATATCTTCAACGAGACCATTAGTGTTGGAAAGTTCTACAACTGGTGTAGTAATTCCATTCTTAATTTGAAGTAACTGAACAAAATCTCTCTGGTCAGGTGCATCAATTGGTCTTGAGACTAATGTAAGTCCAATCTTAAGTCTATGTGCTCCAGGAGCAGCAAAGTTAGAATATCCCTGTGCATTATCCAGAAGTGAAAGTTCTTCTTCTGGTGTTGTTAACTGTTCTGAAACAATAAATCCAACTTTATAAGTCGGAGTATTATTGTATTTTTCAAGAATAATTGTTTGTGAAGCTGTCTTTACTAAAGACCCATTAATAAAATAGATACCTTCATTTACAGAAACTGCTGTACCAAACCCCATCGCATTAGAGGTAGTTGGTTTCACATTTCCACTAACACCAACAATTGCTGTGGGAGCTCCAGCAGAATTAGAAGTAATTGTTTCACCTTCTATGAAGGTGAGGGAAGTGTTTGTATCGCCACTACTTTCATACTTAACAAAAAGTGTAGCGGAATCCGTTGTTGTTGATGCAGTAGCATTGACAACAGTAGCGACAATACCAGAAGTATTGCCAGTCATTTTTTTACCGATGTAATCGGTAATTAGCAAATTATTTGTAAAAGAACTAACCTTTACAAAATTAAATTGCCTATCTACAATAAGTTCCCCAGGTACTACAATAGAACCTTGTTTAAAATTTGCTTTCGCAAGACTTTCTACTTGATTCTGTAAAATTGATTGCAGCGTAGTGAGTTCCCTAGACTGGATAGAATATCCAGGTCTAAAGAGAACTCTGTAAAAATTATTATTCGGATCAAAATCATCAAAATAAGGAGCTTTATTTAAGTTAGTACTCTGGGGCATATTACTAGACTAGAATGTTGTTTTGATCTTATATGATATATATCAGAATTCTACGACCAATTTCACATCCTCAATTTGATCAATTGAGCGAGAAACTGTTCTTCTGTTTTCAACATAAATGATATCGCCTGTATACTTTTTAATCTCAGTATTAGCGTAACCGTTAGTAAAAGTTAGATTTGAAGTTGTAAGACTATAACTTGTTTCTGGAGTTTCAACTGCCCCAGAAACTGCACCTGTAATTGCATTAGCACCTGAGAAAGCAGGAAGATCTCCTTTGCTATCGCCAGTGATAATGTGCTCATAAGAACTCTGATAGAGTTTCAGAATCTTTGTGCCTGAATCCCATGAAACAACTTTGCCCTTGGCATTAGTAGTTGCTTGGGTTACAGTTTCATCAATATTAAATGATGCAACTGTTGCTGAAGGGAATTTAACGGCTACAAGAGCGTTGTAGGTAGAAGATGTTGCAGCTCCGCCGCCTGTTTGCTCAGGATCGCGAAGAACTCCAATTCTTCTGAAGTCAGTGTCAACTGGGAACTCAAGATTCTCATCGTATTGAACTCTAGAGTTGACCATGACACGCTTAGTGCCAAGTTCTTTATTAATGTTATATCCATGTCCACCTGAAGGAGGAATGATTACTTCCAGAAGAGCGACAGATCCAGGGGCACCAATACCAGAAATTTCAGTTGCATTTACATTAATATAACCGTAGGTGTAACCAGATCCAGGAGTTGTGATAATTACGTCACTAACAGCACCACTAGTTACTTTAACTGTTGCGATTGCCTGAGTACCACCGTTTTTTGCCCAATCTCCACGGACGGGAACATTAGTGTATCCAGTTACGTTGTTGTCAGTGTATCCAGTACCACCGCTATTAATAATAACAGTATCAACAGCACCATCAACTGCTGCTCCCTTAACATCAACACCGTTTGTGGGATCTCCTGCAGATCCAACACCCCAGACAGCAGGTACGGGAATATACGATGTAGTGAAAAATTTAATTACATCATCTGTTCCAATACTATACAAGAACTTCCATCTGTAACCATCAGCAGTACTGAAAATAGTTGTTCCAGTTCCTGAAGGAGCGACTGTAGAAGCAGTTCCGTTAGGGTTGGCAGGAGAAGAACCGTTGTAGATACATTTGTAAATTTTATAGTCATTTACAACATAAAATTTACCGCTATACAGGTGAGGAGCATTTTCACCAGCAGAGTTTGCCTTGAAATCAGCACTATAATTAGAACGATACATGGAGTATGTGACTCCAGATGTCCAATTATGTCTCGGAACTACTAATCTCACATCCGAAGACTGAATTCTCTTGAGAGAAATCATGTCATCAAATACTTCTTTTTCGTAATTGAAACTGTCAATGGGAGTTGGAGGATTATTTTCGTTTGGAGCAGCGAGATATGAACCACTGTGCTGACTACCTGCGGGTTGACCAACATATGAGAGAGCGCCAGCTACAGTAGCGGTGTCCCAGGTTTGGGGTCTACCCATGAAGAAGTACATATTAGTGGCAGCCGTCTCAGAAAATGCTTCCTCAAACTGTTGAGCATTATGAATTCTAAATTGTTCAGAAATTAAAGCTGGCATTGCTATAAATGGTTTACGGTTTTCCTTGTGTTATTTATATTTATCACCCTCGCCAAGCGAGTCTCAAATAATCACCATCTGCTTGTGCTGATGCTGTTGTTCCTTTAGATCCTCTGACGACTGTGAAGTCTTGACCAGAGATTGATGTGTATTCCATAGTTTCATCACCAAATTCCAAATATCCTGCGGGTGGGAAATTTGCCACATTACCTGTTACTGTAACGGTAGTAACAGTGTCATTAATGGATCCATTAAGTGTCAAACCATATGCAACATAGGCATCAAGAGGAAGATTAATAATAACCCCACCTGCGGAACCATATGCAACACCTGCATGTGTAGTAAAGTCTCCAATTGTGATATTTGGAGCATAACGTGTCATATGTTCAATAGTAACTCCCGTTCCGAGGTAATTCGCAAGAGGATCATTAAGTTGTGTGGGTTCAAACTTGAACTTGAGTTGATCAAATGTATTCAGGTTATATGCAAGTCCAGGTTGCGAAATGTCTTTATTAGTTTTAACTTGTGTCTCAACATGAGTAGTTCTTTCTGCAGTAATCTGAGAAATCACCAAAGGAAGATCACTATCTTCATCATCTTGATTTACAACACCAAACCCAATCGCGGCATGATTATAATCTATACTAGTAATGGTATGATAAGGTCTGGTGAATAAAGGTGTTTGTGGTCTAATAATTTCATACTTTTTAGCAAAAATTAACTCAGGAGCTTCAGTATAACCAGATCCACCATTCGTGATTACAACATTGGTAACTTTACCATTAGTAATTTCAGCATACGCTTCTGCACCTGTCCCAGGATTGTCACAAGCAACCTTGAATAGAACTTCTGGAGCAACATCATATTCAAGTCCAGAGTTCGTAATTTGAATGCCAGTTACTTGATAATCAAATACAGGGGGGACACCTTGCGCTGTTGCAATACCCACAGTTCCACTAACACCGATTGTGTTGCCTCCAGAAATAGGAACACCAGTTACCGTTGTATTTGCAACTGCATTCTTACCACGAACATATGAGTTATCAGTATAAACGAATGCGGTATAGAGTAAATTATCAGTATTCTCAAGTGCTCTTTGATCAATTCTAATAATCTGTTTAGGAGTTTCTCCATCAATCTTGATAAGATCTCCAGGTTTAATAATATCTCTAGTTAGAGCAGTTTTATTTCTGTATTTGCATCCATCAGGACTGTTCTCACCAATATACTGCAGATCTTCATATACATCACCATTCCAGATAGAAATTGTTTTGTCAAAAGTTTTCCCGTAAAAATAGAGACAATGACAACTTTTTCCTGCCTGAGGTGCTTCAGTGAAAGTAAGAACGTTATCAACAATAGTATATGAAACTCCTTCTGATTGAGGAACACCATCAAGCAATACTAAAATTTGGTGTACATCAGGAGGGATAATGTTATCAGCACCAAACTGCAATTCAACAGATTTTCTACCACCATCTAAAAGATGTGAGAAGTTGTTTATAATTTTATATTTACTAAAAGTATATCCAAAGAAATGCCTTTCTCTTTGAAATGCATCAGTAAATACAATTTGATTTGGATTTACTGATCTATCAATTGTATAAGATTCTCCATAAATCTGCATTACTCCATCAACAAAAATTAGAAGATTTTCATCTGCTTCTGTTACAACATTAGATCCATTTTTCCTAAAAAGATCATATCTTTTGGATGTGCCATCAAAGAGAATATCTTTGAGTTTATAGGAATACCTAGCATCATCAGCACCATCAACAAATTTGAAAAATGTTGAATAAAAAGTAGTTCCTTCTTTTGGTTTTTCGTAGAATGTTATATCAGAATTTAGATACTTATATTGACCTTCAACATAAAGAGCATTAGTAATATCGGCAGAATCAAGAGTTCCAGATGTTGTAAGGAAGTCAGGAAGGATAGTAAAGTCTTTATTATATAATTGGTTTGTGATGGCAAGTTTTGCCAGATCTCGCGCTTTATTAAATGCAGTTGTAGATTCTGCGACTTCACCTGCAATACCATTAGTAAGTAAAGAATTACCATCAATATAACGCTCTGTGGCACCAAGAATGTTGGAGTTACCACCAGATCTCATATCAGCAATAATGGCATCAACAATAATTCCAAGATCTCGCTTACACTTACCTTCTCCGAAAGAAGGAACTCGCATAGACTCAATTGGTAGTGCTAATGGTGATACTAACGATCCTTGATTGAGATACAACGTCACAATGCTGACAAGGTTGTCAATATTGCTCTGAACATCAGCACAAGCACCATTACTACTATTTGTAATAGGAGCATTCACCACAGGTCTTACAATGGCATCGGTTGCTGCTCTGATAAAAGTATGTGAATACTCACTACCTGAAATAACCACAACTTGATTCAATGCACTAGCAGTAGCACTTACAAATGTATGAGTGTAATTGCCACCAGATATAACAGCTCCAGTTGTTGCGGAAACAAATGTATGTGGATCAGTATTTGTGGAAGGGACAGTTGTTAATACTTGGAGAGTAATTGTAGTTGCAGTTACTGACTCAATATTAATTGCAGTATCATAGAATGGATCATTACCATTAGATCTAGGATATGTCTTTTCTGCAGCAGCACCAGTAGCACCACCAAATCCACAACTAAATGTTAGTGAGTTGGGTGCTAATTTAATACTTGTGCCAGCAGTTAAACTATGAGAACCAATTTCAAGAACCATCAATCCTGTGCTAGGATCGTATGTTGTTCCTGTAGTTGGAGTGAATGTTACAAGTGGAGATGCTCCAATGTTTACAGTAAGTTGATCATTGGTTGCAGAAATGACATTGAGTCGTTTATTAGAAGCAGGATCAGTTGATCTTGGATATGTTTTATTGGATGTATTTCCATCCATTAAGCAACTGAATGTAAGACTCCCATCTCCAATGATAATACCATCTCCTGCGGTAAATCCATGATTAGCTGATGTAATACCTAAAATTCCAGTGGTAGCATCATAGGTCGCATCAGTTACTGTGTAAAGTCTTGGGACATATGTATGAACTGAGGTATCAGTAGAGCCACCAACATTAATTGTGATAGTAGTTGCAGTCTTTGTGACAATAGGTACTGCTGTGTCAAAGGTCTTATCTTTTTTCTTTTTGATACCATATAATGTAGAGCGAACAAAAGTATGATTGGAAGTGTCAGAAGAAACTCCAACTTTTACCTTGAATGAATCATAATAAACATCATAAATTGCAATCCACTTCCCACTAACAGGATCAGATGAACGAGGATAAGTATGTTCAGTTTGATCTCCATCTCTGGCACATGTAAATACCAAAGAATCATCATCAAATTTGATGAAATCTCCTTTCTCCCATCCATGATTTTCAACAGTAACTGTAAGAACTCCGTCTGAAGGATTATAGACAGCATTGCTTACAGTTTCAGTAAGAATAGTTGTCTTAGGATATGAATGCTCAGTCTGATCATTATCTAAGGAACATGTGAATGTAATTGATTCTGGTTCAATCTTAACACTTGTACCTGCTCCTTAACGAGTGGTTGCTCCAATAGTTAACTCAACATCTCCTGATACGGGATCATAATCAGCATCACTAATAGTAAAAGTTTTTTCTGGACTTGCTCCTACAGTAATATCAAACGTATCTGTAGTAACATTAGAAACTGCTAAAGATTGCTCATGGTTTCCATCAGCAAGTCTTGGATATGATTTTTCTGCAACATTACCATCCATTCCACAATTAAATGTTAATCCGTTTGACTTGATTACAACATCATCTCCATTATTAAGACCATGATTGGCAAGTGTTACTTGAGCAAGACCTGTTACAGCGTTATAAGTGACATTTGTTGGTGTTCCTACCGCAGTACCCCAATAATTTGCATTAGCAGCAGTAATTGTAAGATCCTTTTCCAGCAACTGATTAACAATTGCCTGCTTCATAAGATCTCTGACCTTATTGAATGCAGTGACAGACTGAAGAATCTCGCCATCAAGACCATTAGTAATAAATGTTGTTCCAGAAACGTTAAAGTATTGCTTGAGGAACTTACGAGCATAGACATTACCACCTGTGTGGATGTCTAATGCCATAGCATCAACAAATAATCCAATATCACGCTTACACTTTGCTTCTCCAATTCTGTCAGATCCGATAGTTTCTACTGGAAGACCAGTAATAGATCCTGCTGTAATAGCATCATTTACAATACCAGCAAGAACTGTAATAGCAGATGTTACGTTAGCACATAAAGGAGCACCAAGAGGATCGGGAGTGATTGTAGTATCAGTAATTGTAAGTTGATTAGTAAACGCAAGGATCATATTATCCTTAGCGGCAGTAAATCCATCAACTGATGCTAATTCCTCACCAAGTAATCCATTCGTAAGAGGATTTCCAGCACCGTCAAAATACTGTAATGCAAATTTACGCGCATACTCGTTACCACCATTAACGAGGTCAAGTGAAGTATAATCAATAAACAATCCGATATCACGCTTACACTTAGTTTCTACAGCAGCATCTGCAGGATTTGATCCACCCTGCATAGTTGTCCAAGCATTATCAATGATCTCAGTTCTATTTTGCTGAATGAGTCTGTAAGCGTCCTTGAAGCGATAATCACTTGCAGTAGTAGGATCTAACGGATAAACAAAATCAGGATAGTCTACGGCGATCTGAGCAGCACCTCTGTCAACTAATTCCTTACGGTTGATCATAATTAAACGATAAGCATCTCTGTATCTGCTATATCCATTAGTCTCAGGATCATTAGGATAGAAGAAATCAGGATACTGTAGAGAAATTTCAGCATTTGCTCTATCAATAATCTCAAATTTATTCGCATTAATTAAGTTAGCACCATCTCTATGTCTATTTGCACTAACTGGTCCTTTAGTTGGATCAGTCCAAATACCACCATTTTTAACAGGTCTTGTTAGAGATGGATTTGCAGTATAATATGTTAAAATTGTTGTTAGGTTATCAATCGTTGATTGAACATCAGCACAAACTGCTGGATTATTATTAGTTAATGTTCCATTTGGATTATTAATAGTTGATCTGAAACTGTTGGATGATGGAACATCATAAATTTCAAATTTATCATTAAAGTTTATGTTCGCAACAGAATTTACCACACCAGAAATATGAAGATACTTTTGATCGGGATAAGTCGTTCCAGATACAGTAACTGCTAATCCATGGTCACCATCAGTAGTAACAGTCATCATACCAGCGTCATATGAAATGCCAGTGATATTTTGTGTTTGATATGGTTCTTGGAATATCTCATTCAAAGAAACCATGACAGATGTATTTGAAGTATCTGTCGGAAAATTGCCATCATTTGTAGATAATGCAAATACAGATCTAGCCCCATCAAAACTAGCAGAAATATCTGCCATTTTAATAGATTCAATCTGATTATCTAAGAAATTAAGTCTTGCTGAACCTGATCCCCCGTAAGATTTGAGATTAGCAGTTTTTATTGTTGAAAGTTCATACTTTTTAAATACAATGTCTGATTCAACACTGATATTTGGAAGTTCAATAATAACTTCGTTCGCATGTGGGTCATTGGCAAGACCAATACTAAATGGTCTTCCAGTTACTGTGTCTTCAAAATCTACATCATTTTCAACTGCGACCTCGCCAAACAATTTAAATCCAAGTGGATGAGTCGTTTCATCTACATATTGCTTATAATCATTTAAACTTCTTGTGCTTCTGATAACATAAGAGAAATCTTGGAAATAGTTACTATCAGTAATTTTTTGAGAGGACGAACTAATCTTACCAAGATCAGAATCATAGAAACCAACTTTGCCAATAAAAGATTTAACTAATCCAACAACATCTGGATTAGTTACATATGTAACTGTAGATGTATACTGATTAATTTGACCAGTTAATACATCATTTATTTCTAATTCTCCTTTGACAACAACAAGATTAAGTAAATAAATTTGGTTTCCAATTAATCTAATCTCATCAATTTTAGCCTCAAATCCACCAGATGTTGATACAACTTCTGATAACTTATAAGTATTGCTTCCTAAACCTTTGATGATAACTTTTTTGTTGAATAAAAGTGATTTACTAAGAGTTCTGTCAGAAGTAAATTGACTTCCATTATTGCTGAACCGAACAGTCTTAACTTTACCAATGTTACTACCTTCAGCATAAATTTTCGCATTAGTATCTACTGCAGTAATAGTATCACTATCTGCATAACCATTTCCAGGATTGTCTACTGTTACTGAAACAATTCTTTCATTGAGAATAACTGGTGTTAATTTTGCACCAGATCCAGTAGTAGTGTTTATGAATATTTTAGTTGATGAAGAATATCTAGATCCATTAGACAATACAGTGACATCAGAAATAGAACCACTAACCAAAGTCAAACTAGACCTAAAATCATCTAACAAACTGTGTGTAATTCCCTCAACTTTAGGAAGTTTTTTATACCCCTCACCACCATCAATTACTGAAATAGTTGAGATTTGTCCAGTTGAAGTCAATGATGTTGTTTTATATGAAACTAAATTTAACCATTCGCTTACTTCTGGTTGGAATGGAGCAGGGAATTGAAATTTAGTGGAGTCAATAATATTAATTTTTTGTGTTCCTGCAGGTGATACAAGAAGATCAAAGTATTTGTTATTATTAAGAACTCCAGCTTTTTCATCATAGTAATATACCCTTGATACGTTAGTATCCAACAGAGCTACTTTTTCAATGGTTGCTGTAGCACCTGGAGTTCCTGGTGTTCCAACATATATGACATTTGCTAATGTGTTGACATTAGAAGAGTCTTCAGAAAAAATTAGATTGTGATTCAGGTTAGATCCATCACTAAGGTCAAATACATATCTACTTCCTCTGATAAATCTAAACTGAAAATCTCTCACATAATAATTTCCTGTTCCTGTAGGATCAATTTCCCAATATACACTTTTTCCTGTTACACTAGCAATATCTATTTGCTTGCCAGTTGGTGTTGATGTATCAGTAATATTAATAGCATCTGTAATAGTTCCTGACGTTACTCTTACATCAATTGTTGAATTTTCTTTATTAATTTGATAAATTACACTAGCAACACCTGGACTAGTAATTGCATCACCGACAGCAATTCTATAATCTGGTTGATCATCTGGAATATGTAAAGTTACAGTATTTGTTGTGGCATGTAATCTCAAAGGAGTTGAGAATTGATTTCTATCAACCGTAAGTTGACCAGAATTTACATCAATTGCTGTAATTTTTAAAATTTCATCATTAATTTTAATATAATCGTTTTCTCTAAAAGATGCAGCATCTACAGTAACAATATTTAAATTTGTGGCATTAAAAGCAACATCAGCAACTAAAGATGTCGTGACTGATGGTTTGTTGTAAGTAATTGTCTGATAGTCCGAGACCCTTACTTTTAAATTTTTGGTAATATTGACATTTTCTAAATCTAATGATATAGTTACTATATCATCCTCGGAGAGACCATGTGGTTCAGAGGTTTCGGCAATAACATCATATTTGGTATTTACATATTGAGGAGCACTAATTTCAGAAGGCCACGGGGCATTAGGAATTCCATTTGTTGACGGAATGGTAGATCCCGAAGCAACTTGATATGATACTTTAGGAACATTTTTTCCATTTACTTCTAGAACTCTTCCAAATAGTCTAGATCCTTCTGTATCGGTATTATCAATGTATAAGAAATCATTATTTTTAAAAGTATTTCCAGATTCAGTTACAGCAAATGAATCTACAGATCCTCTCTCAACACTCCCGACTGATAAAGATGCATCAAATCCTTTGGAAGGTGTATTTGCTGTCCTAATCCTTCTTGCTGTTGTAGGGATATTAGAATCATTACTTTGATCAAATTCAATATCATAATTATTTTCAGCAGGAACTGATTGGAAACTTCTTCCAAGAATATATGGATAAACACCAGATCCAAAGTTATTTACAGTCAAGAAGTAGCAATATCTACCTTCAGGGTACTCTGGTGTCTTACAGAAACGACCATTATTAAAATCTAATGATCCATTTCCCTGGACAAAATCATAATCTTCAACAAAAGCACCAATGGGATATTTTGCCGTACTTGGTCTAGTTGATGGAATAGAAGATTTTAGTGCATATGAAGATGTTTGTCTCACAATACTGCTAGTTTCATCTACAGCATTAACATACCCATAAGGACCGTAAATAGGATTCCCATCGTATGCCCAACCTAAAATAGGTGAATGAACAAATCCCGAAGTTTTTTCTGCATAGTTAGCATTAACTCCGAAAACATTATCTCCTAACGCATTTCTTAAAATTTTTGGATTTTGTGGATATCCATATTGCAATGCATATGCAGCATTTCTACTAGAGTATAAGTATCCATTTCCAGTATCAGATTTTACTTGTGTTACCGGAATCCAATTTTCATTAACATCTGGGGAATATTTTGTCTTAAATACTCTGTCAAAAGACCATTTTTTAACATTTGCTGTAGCAAAAACTCCAGATCCTTTAGATATAATTCTTATTTGAATTGTGTTTACATCTGAATAGTCAGTACCACCATTAAGAACAACAATTCCAGTAACTTGATTATTTGTTACCTCAGCAATAGCAAATGCACCTTTACCCCTTCCAGAAGTATCAGTAATCTCTACATTTGGAATTGCAACATAGTCTTGCCCACCATTGGCAACTGTAATAGTTTTAATTTCACCTTTTGAAAGATGAGCATCTTGAGTAACTGATGCTGTTGCATTAAAACCATAGGTTACTTCAAGTTCATGATCTGAGGTATAATCTGTTCCACCATCAACTACAGAAATACCTGTGACTCTACCATCTACAATGTCTGCGTTGAAAGTAGCTCCATTTCCAGTAGCATTCTTTATTCTGAAAATTGGTTGAATGTCCTCCTCAAACCCAAATCCAGTTTGAGCAATACTTACACTATCAATTGATCCAAAAGGAACTTCTTCATAGTCTTGAGCACTAAATGCCTCAACACCATTAATGAATAAACCAACAGGTCTATTTCCAACAATCTGGACTTGTGTATTTTTTTCTTGTACTAATGGAAATGATTTAAGAATATTTTGATTTCTTATATCAAAACCAGCTCCAACAAAGTTACCAATTGGATGTGCAGGAAGTCCTGCACTAGTCACATAAGCATAATTTAGATCTTTAAAAACAGCAAAAATTTCTGTAGGAATGTTTTTTACTGCATTATTAATCTGAACGTCGGCACTAGACGAACGATTTCCAACCTCATTTAGTCTCCAACTAGTAAATTGTTGTCTGGAATCTGCAGCACCATCTGCAGATAGTTTAATTTTTTCACCTTCTTCAAAATAATTTGATCCATCATTAATTCCTACCTCAGAAAGAACTCCGAGGACTCTCATTCTTATCTGATCCTCTAACGCAGTTTTTCCTGGAGCATATCCAAAAATAAACTCAGTAGTACGAATTTGCTGACCATTTGAATGTGATACAGCATTAGTTCCATATACTCCTCTACCACAATCAATAAACTGATTAAAAGTTTTAGTTCTATATGTAATAAACTCACCATCAATCTCAATTACACCATTTAATTTGGGAAAACTGAGAGTGCTATCAACAGTAATTACTGTATCCGTATCAGAAATATCATTTCTAAGGATAGATTCTTGCGGAATAGAAAATGGTTGTGAATCTAATACATTTAATCTAACTTCATAGATATTTTTAGAACCAGAAGCATAGTTTGAAATATTATTGATCAATAGATCATCAATGATAGCAGTTGCCTGAATAACACCAGTAGCATTACTCTGTCTAATTTGAGCACCAACTAAACTATAGGGGTCTCCTTGAATTGTTTCAACTTTGATAATATCATCAACAGTAAAATCAGAGAATGAAGCTTTGATAACTCTATCTTTCGGATACCTTACTGTAATTTCTTCATCAAATAATGCTCTGAACAGAAATTGAATAGAAAGATCTGTTCCTTTATAACTATAAAAATCTTTAATATTTCTGATTAATGTATCTTTACCAATTTCGTCAGAAATATTTTCATGAGGAAATCCAGCAAGATATTGCTTTTCGTAGTTTTTTAAAACGAAAAACAGAATTAAATTTGAGTAATTTGTTACTACAGCATCTACTGCATGATCTTGAGCAATACTTGTTTCAACAGTAGTATTGAGTGAATTAAATTCTGTAGTAGCACTAAACCCTCTTTCACAATCAATTAAAGTTTTATTGGAAATATCTACAGTTCTGTAGTAAATAAGTTCACTACCAATTCCAATAATACCCCCATCAGTAGAAAGTCCATCAATTTTATCTACTACAATAGAAGTAGCAGTAGAATCAATTGCAGTCTGCAATTTATAAGTTTTAACTAGGTTAAATTTTCTTAAATTATCAACATTAGTATACTCTAAGAAATTATTCTGAACATCTAAAATTCCACCAGATATTTCTAATGATTTGTAATACTCTTCAAAGAATTTTACAAAAGTAGGAAACTCATCAACAATAAAACTTGGTAGTTGTTGATCTACTAAGTCTGAGATAGTTAATTTGTTGAAATTCATTTTACGCTACTTCTTTGAATATTGAGAAAGTACTATCTTGTAGTTCAAGGTTTAAATAAACCTCTCGGACTGCAGTGATGTCATCATTTCGTGGTACTGCAGTAATGAAAATATTATTGTCTGCATCAGTACCACTAATAATCTGAAGTGAATTTATAATCACTTTTCCTTCGTCATAATTGACATTACCAACATCATCAATCAAGACTACCTTATCTGCAGTAATAGGATCAATACTATATATTCTTATTGTTCCGTCCTCTATATTTTCAAAATATGCATCAACGTTCTCATACCCACTAATTCTAAATTTAGTGCTAGTAATCGTCGGTGTACCATCACAAAATTTTGCAAATGGATTTACATAGCACAAAAGATATTGAGCTTTAGTATTAATTGCGGGAACTAATTTTTTTCTAAGACGAAACTCAGTATTATTGCCAGTAATAGATTCTTGAGCAGAATCAATTACTGTAGTAACTTTACTTTTCCTAATAAGACCGCCAAACTTACTAAGATCTGCAGATTCATCATATTGAGTAAGATTATCAATAACTAAATTTCTAAGTTGCTCTGCAGTTAAATTTGTTTGAGTTTGGTTATAAAAAAGTTTAGATACTATTAAAACCTCAACAATAGAGGGGTCAACAATGATAGGAGTTACTGAAGCAACAGTAAATTTCTTTAATTTTGTTAAAATATCATTTTTTGTTGAATTACTCAAAATATCACTATATTTTGGTTTGATCGCAATTTTTACACGACCATATTCAGGTGGTTCTTCAGTTTCTCCACCATATACAATAATATCTGCAATTGCAGAATAAAGGTTTTGTGTAATTATTTTATAATCTTCTAGTGTTACTGCTCTATTTTGTGCAGAATAGAATTTTGGGGCATTTGCTTTAATCAAGTCATCAGACTCAATGCTATCGCCACCAGTACTGCCAGATTTTACACTAACTCCAATTCCTGTTAAAATACGAGAACTTTCTTCATCATAAATTTCCCCAGAAAATACAAAATTCTTAATATCATTACCAGTTTCACCAGATGATGTTAAGTACGAAACTTCAATTACCTGACCATCCTTCAAACCTTTTCCAAGAACACCATCACCAAAAATTAATTCATATCTACTATCATCAATCTCCTGCACAAAGAAAACGGGATCATTTGCAGTTGTATCTAAAATATTAGATACTTTTTCAAAAATTTCTTTATTAGATGAATTTGCATTTTCTCTTGCTGATACTCTAATTGTTTCAGTATCAATATTTGCCGTTGGAATTACAAATTTTTGATTTGGGATTGTATTATCCACAACAAATGTAAATGTTAAGTAAACGCCCTCGGTAATATCCAAATTACGAGCATCACTTCTATTACTAATGTAACAAATATTGTTGATAACCGGACTTACAGCGTCTTCTAGTATTGCAAATTGAAAGGTTTCTGATCTAGCATCTGGATTTGATGCAATAAAACTGTTTCCTTTCTTTAATGTAAGAAATCTAGGCACCAGTCTTTGGTCAATTGCAGCGACTGAGCTAAAGTCAATTTTTAACTCTAAAACAGCAGTAGATGAAGTTCTAGATTTTGCAGTATACCCCAACTGCTTCGCAATTCTTACAATATTGTCCCTTAAGGACGCCGACGACAAGAAATTTTCATTAACTGCCATCGTTGTATTGAAAGCAGTATAATAAGTATTATATGCTAAGAGGTCAACAACTGATGACAGAGTTGACCCTTCAAAATCATAATCGGTAAAAGCAGTATTACGCCTCAAGTATTCAACCAGAGCAGATCTGATATCAGCGTAATCTAGAGAACTAACTTGTGCAAATGCCATTGATTATATCTTTGATGAGGAAGTTAACGATAATGTAGTACTGAATATTTGTGCCGAAGTGTCTGGAATAATATAATCAATTTGTATATCATAAGTATATTCCGCTTCATTCAAATCCACTAACACTTCTATTAAGTTAACTCTTGGTTCATATGTAGAGATTAAGTTTGACACTTCATCTTTAAGTGAACCAGCGGTAGCAAAATCAAAAGGTTCAAATAACAAATCAGGAATTCCACTACCAAATGTTGCATCAAAAAATTTTTCACCCTTTCTGTACGAAAATAAGTTAAGGAGAGATCTCTTAATAGCATTCTCATCTTTGAGAATATTGAGATCTTTCTTCAACGGGTTAATTTTGAATGTAAAACTCAGGTCCTTATAGGATCTTGACGGATTTAACGCCATTTGATAGTAGATTTTTCAATTATTTATAGTGGTTATTTCAACCTAAAGATAAATTGAATGCTATTGAGATTCTATTCTCGGAATTATTGTTAATATTTACTTTATGCAACATGTCTGAAGGGAAAAAAACCATTTCTCCAGAAACTGCAGTTAAGTCCCATCCAACAGTATATCTATACTGTTCTCTTACTGAGTCAGTTACCTTACTAAGCCATTTAAAATTAGAATATGCGGAATTATTAATAACAGTTAAATCTCCAGACTCGGGAGGAGCATCTATCCAAAAAACACCAGCAATATCGCAATCTGGATGAATATGACATTCATTAAAAGAATCTTTAGCATTGACATTAATCCAAGCACCTTTTAATAAAAGTTTATAACCTGGATTGAAAACATTGGATAATGCTTTCTTTGAGTGCTGCATCACAAATCTTGCATACTTAGAAAATTCTGATTTTTCAAAAGTATATACATCAGACTGCCATCCTCCAACATTTGATTTTTTGACACCCTCATTTCGCTCCATCTCACAATAAATTGCTTTAATTAAGGGTTCTTTTATACCATCAAATTCAGGTTTAGTATCATGTTTTACAATTAGTGACGGAAAAATTGATATAACCTCAGTCATCTACCTTTTTACGGTCATTTCCCTTTTCTTTTACTTTTTTAAGGAGTCTATCGGACTCAATTTGAGTAATTAGAGTCATCCCAGACTTAATAAAGTCTTTACTTCGGTCAGTCGGTGAGTTTCCCATTAGTTTTTTGTGTGTTTTTTACAGTAGTGTAGTCATTGCCGAGGATTTCTTGCATCATAGCATCATTCCAATGCTCATAGTATCCAGATTTTGCCAAGATTTCACGGTGTTGACGCAATTTTGCCTTAGTTTGAGACATGATAAGGTTATATTTGCCATTATTTGTCTGAACACCATTAATGAAGGTGTTATAGTTAGCACAATCTTCTAAAAATACCCATTCTGGGTAAATTGTGTTATAAATTTCACACCACATTTGAATAGCATTAACGTCCAAATAGTCTTCAACGACAAAAATGACGATATCACACCCATCAGTAGGTATAATATCGTCAATCGGCACTTCTATGATCTTATATGTAGCAGAGTGAGAGTAAGGGCAGACTGCAAAATTACCTAGTTCAGGGCGAACTTCAGAAATTTTAGCAATCCATTCCTTAATGTGCTCTTCACTCTTCTTCATTTGATTCAGTTGATTCAGTTTCTTTGTCTGGATGATCTTGATCTGCAGGTCTACGTCCTACAACATAACCATAAGACTTTGGTGCTGGTGTTTCTTCGCTCATTTTCCTTGTCCTCGGTAGCGTTTCTTAGCTCCATTACGAGAGCTTGCACTATATTTAGTATGCTTACCATACCCCTGACGAGATTTCTTGGGTTGTGACTCAATATTTTCGTTACCGTTAAGAGATTTGGTGCGTGCCATGAATGTTTTAAATGTACTTTGATATTATAACACAGAAATTATGCTTGGGCAACACTGATGATTTGGATTTGTGGTGAACCTGCTTCATTTCCATAGGAGGTGTTACTAACTGTTACCTCAGCAGGACTATTTGCATTTTGGGCGGGAGTCGGTAAACCACCGATGTAAGATGCCCCACCGCCACCACCACCGCCAAAGTAACCTCCAGCATTAAACTCTAAATCCCAGCCGCCACCACCGCCGCCACCGCCGTAGTAACCAAACCCACCAGCACCACCATCACCATCAGTTCCACTACCACCTCCTCCAGATGAGAAGAATGCACCGTCGCCTCCTTTACTACCAGAATATCCATCACTAGATCCGGGTTGTCCTCCATTACCACCTTGACCACTTTTATAACCGTTCACAATTCCTCCAGTACCACCATAAGAATTATTTAAATTTGATCCAACAGAACCACTGGGTAATCCAGCATTTCCTCCTGCTGCAGGGTTTGGTCTTGATGGATGACCGTTACCCGTTCTATCTGGACCTGGATTACTTTCGTATCCACCCTCCGCTGCAAGCATAATGCATTTATTTCCTGTGGCAGATGTTCCATAGAATACTGCTGCATACCTATTAGTATAATGAAGTAGATATGATTGTCCTGCTTCCGCAGTAAATGTTCCTTCAACATAACCACCAGTACCTCCATTGCCAGATGGAGTATTACCACGAAGTTTTACAGTAACATTGTAATCAATTGCTGATGGAGTTAAAAATACAGATTCAGTCAATGTTTTTGTGGACGAAAGATTAGAGATATTTTCAACTGTTGCGCTGTCAACACCAGTAATAGATAATGCTCCAGGAATAACCATTGAAATAACTACAAGACCATCTTGATTACTACCACCACGACCACTAACATATCCAGCAACTGTTGTCCCAGGAGGAGAGGAACCACCAGCAGATCCTACATTGCCATTTTGCTTATCGGATGATGGAAGAGTGACAGATCCTGATCCACCACCGCCTCCACCACCAGTGCAGTTAGAGGTGTCATATCCACCGCCTCCTCCGCCACCATATAGTCCACCGCCGCCACCGCCGCCACGGTTACCCTGATTCCTTCCTGAACCACCAGGAGCGCCGCCACCACTTTGACCATTAGATCCACCTCCACCGTCTCTATCATTAGATGATCCGCCCGATCCACCAGAGTTGCCACCACCGGCAAAACCATTGTTAGGACCGCTACCAACACCACCACTACCAGAACCCGCTACACCACCATATCCACCTTGTCCATTCTGACCAGCACCACCGCCTCCACCTACGATTACGTGATCCTGCTGATAATAAATATCAGATCCTTGACCACCACGACCAGCACCATATCCTGCTTGACCATTAGGTGAACCCTGACCAGAAGCACCCACAAATACACGTATACTATTGGTATCATATTCACCAGGAGCATAACTTCCTGTGAGCAGCACTGTGCCCCTAGCATGTGCGCCTGTACCCCCACTAAAACTTCCTGTGGGGCATTCACCAGTGCCTTCACCCCCAGCACCCCATATAGCATAAGTAAACTCAGTTGCACTATCAGGAACTGGAATAGTAGTTGAACCAGTTTGTGTAATAGTATATGTCTGTGAACCAGAAGATGTGAACAATGTCACAACTTCTTCTGTAGTTTTACTAGCACAGAAATTATTTTCAAGTTTACAACGATACCTATCGTTATTATTAGAATTTGTTAGTGTTGGTGTGGTGTAACTTGCACTTGTAGCACCACGAATATCAGAGAATGCATTTTGTCCAGATCCTCGCTTTTGCCACTGATATGAAACTGTCTGTCCAGAAATACCACTAACTGTTGCTACAACATTAAAAGTTGCTGTTCCTGATTGCAAAACAACAGAACTTGGTTGAGTAGTTATATCAATAAATGATGCTTCAATTACAATCCTAGAATTCTGCTGTGCATTACCAGCACTACCACGATTAGGATGACTAGATCCACCAAACACTCCAGTAGTTCCAGTTGCAGTAGAATGAATAAAACCAGCTCCTCCTGCACCACCACCACCAGATTGTGGTCCTCTACCAGGATTACTGCTTCCATTATACCCATCATATCCACCAGCACCGCCACCGCCACCATAGTATCCTCCTCCACCACCACCGCCTCCGGCAGCAGCGTATGATCCAGAATTATTTCCTCCTCTTCCACCTGATAGAGTAGAACCATTCTTACCATTAGTACTACCCCCAGATGATGTGCTACCACCTGTTCCTCCTAATGATTGAGTAGCACCATATCCCCCTTTAGCAGAAATTACTGATGATGTACTACTAAATCCATCAGACCCTGTTGTACCACCGCCTGCACCACCAGTAACTTTTGCAGTTCCAGTATGAGGATAAGATCCTTGCACAGTATAATACTGTGTACATGGATATGAAATTGTTCGTGTATCTTGATGAGTAATAGTCCAATAAACAGTAGAAACAAAACTTCTATAATTTCCAGCATCATTTCTACGGAATGCCAGAACCATCCATGCCGAAGTTCTAGTTATTTGTGAATAATCAGGACTAAACCCAGGACAGAGACCACCACCGGCAGTACAACCATTTGTACTTATCTGCAAAATATAGTTGCTGCTAGGCATAGGACTATCAAATCCAATAATATAATATCTTGAAGGTGGAGCGACAGTGTATATGACACTGGTATTGCCGTACCACGCTAAATATGCATCTCTTCGGTTCGCATTATCATATGAGTGAGCCCAACTACCACTTTTAGTAACACTATTGTCAATTGTTTGATAACAGGTACTTTGATATGATTGTTGATAAGAGTAAGCATATTGGATTGGTTGCTGACTACCTCCACAAGTAGATGACGTGTTAAGACTAGAACCACCAGCACCGCCTGCAATGGCAAGAGCATTAGCATGTGATACCGAAGTATCAAAGATACCTGCATACCCTCCTCCTGCCTCTGCATAGCGTCCAGAGTCTGATGATCCTGCTGCACCACCCCCTGCATTCATTTTAAGTGCTAGAACATCGGCACCAGAAATAGGAATGTCTGCATCAGTGTATCCACCCTTAGTATCACATCTACCCTGACCCCAAAGGTGAGTACTAATCTTACTACGATCATTTTCTAATGATGTAATGCTATAATCAGTAGCAGTAGATGGATCAAATACTAAAGAACCATCTTTTTCAAAACTCCAGAACTCAACACCATTGAGTGCTGGTTGGATTCTAAAGTCAGCACCACTGACTGCCATGGTAACTGCACTGCTAGTGGTATCAGGTGCATTAGAATTACTAAAAATAACTCTATATTGATCACCATTATTGTCAGTACTTTGATTTGATGTCGTATATGACACCGTAGACCCACTAGATTGTCCTGTGCCATTAGCACCGACAATATCTGTGAATAAAGTTGTTCCTGATAACTTAACCTGCCATTGAAAATCAAAGGTGCCACTAGTAATTGTGGCAACTGCTTCAAAAGTTTTTGGAGATCCCTGTGGGATAACAATTCCCAAAATTGGTTGTGTAGTGACCTCTATCTTTCTAGTCACAGTTAATGTCGCACTGTTTGAATCCTTTGGAGATGTAACTGCATCTACATGAAAAACTTGACAACGATATTCATCATTATTGTCTGCTGCTACTGTTACTCCAGATCCAACTGTAAATGTAGGGTTTGTTTCACCAGCAATATCAGTAAATGACCCACCAGATACTTTTTTCTGCCACTGAAATGTTAGTAAATCTACATTAAGTCTATTTACATTAACCTCAGTAGATAATAAAAATGTTTTTGCTTCATCTTCAACTACATCAATTGATGAAGGAGATACAAGAATTGAATTGATTGACTTTACTAGATTCTCAATAGACCCAGGTGCTCCACCTTCTCCCGCCCCTGCCCCTGAGGGAGGATTGTTTGGATTAGCAAAAGCACTACCAGAGGCAACTTGTCCTACAGCAATATCTTGAGCACTCACATTATAGTAATCAACAGGATGAGTCTTCCCCAAGGCGACACGGCGATCCTTGGGGATTAATCTATTTTGATTACTATATGGTTCGTGATGGTGCTTTCTCATATCATAAACACATTAGGCGATCCTACAATAATTGGAAATGTGCCGGTGATACCTAATGCTAGATCACCCAGACGTTCAGCACCTAGTACATTAGTAAATATTTTTGGCGATGATGTAATCACAGGTGCAACATGAGTCGTACAACACTTGGGGCAAGGAACAATCTCTAAGTATGGTGCTGTGACATCAGAGATCCTACTTGCTGACCTGCCATTTATAAAGACATTAAAAGCCCCGGTTGCTTGCACAGGAGTGTTGCAACGATTTAAGTATACGTGACCAATTGTACTTGCGGCTCTCATTATTGTATCTTTGAAGGAGTAGTAATTTGCATATTAGCAGAAGTTTCTACGAACGTTTGATTATAACGTTTTCGTTGTTCTTCTGGTGTTCTCTGCCTATCGTTTAACAAATCATTCAAAATTTTATTATAATCGTTATTACTATTATTTACTACATGAGTAATAACATGTGTATCAGTTCCAGTTGCTCCAGAACTGTTATATCCCATGTCTGATAAGACTGAATTTTGCTGTGATGAACTAATGGAAGCTTGATATGCACCATAGTGTACAGCAAGTGCCCAATCTACTTTAATTTTAAATGTAAGGGTGGTGAACTCTCGTTGGTCGGGAATAAATTTATATAAATTATCAAACTTCTCAGGAAGTTCATATAGACTCTTGACTTCATATGTACCGCCTTCATAATCATTGGTATAACCAAACTCGTTACGGCAAAATACTGAAGCATTATATCCACCCTTAACTGAAAGAGTGTTCCAATTATTTACTGTAAACGAATGACTATCTTCCTGCAAATCTCCCCCACCATCTGAACTGGTGTTAAATGTAAACAGGAACGTACCAGCAGGAGCAGCATTTTCAATAAACTCTACACCACCACCTTGACCATCAGGTTTCGCTAATACATCACGGGTAAACCAATCACCAATCTCACTTTGGCAAATTGCATTGCCCTCTGGTCCTTGGTCGTCTACCCAATACATTCTTGTCGGGATTCGTGCGACATGAATACCATTATAGTAATTACCACCATTAGGAGCACCAGTGCTAGATCCATTTCTAACACCTGTGGTTCTGAAATTACTACTTCTACTATAATCGCCTGCACCCTCATCTTGAGTCGTAGGACTACGAGCTGCTACACTAGTTGCCTTCAGTTCAAAGTTAAAACTATTGTAAAGGTTAACATCAGGAAGAATCGGAATCTCTGCACCAGAATCATCATCGTAGGTGTCCTGTGATCCAGGAAATCCATTAAAAGCACTATAAACTACGGTGTTACTCATTTCTCTCTAGTTCTGATACTTTGTTATGCAAATAGTCCAGGGTGTCAGTCAGTCTCTCATATTCTGCCGCTCCAGGTCGCTTATAAGCTATCTCTGGATTGACGAGTCTTGCTACTACAATCTCCAGATTATTTATGCGCTCTAGTACTTCCTCAAAGTCAAAGTACTCTTCATTCGCCATGTACTTCTCCTCTACCTAGTGCCTCAGAGATAAACGCTGTGGCTTCTTTTTTAGTCCGCCAGGCTCGCGCTTTGGCGATCTCAGTTGTCCATGTCTGTATATTAGAACCCTCTGTCCAGTAAATATAAGGTTCACTCACATACCGTGAAGAGTTTGTCTCACGTACATACCATTTCTTAGTTGACATTAGATTTTTCCCTCATTTCTTAGTTGTGTAATAGTCTCGCTACATCCTCCGATAAGCTTACCGTCCTTTAGAACTCTGGGAAATGTACTCCCATATCCAAACTTACCTGTAAATTGTTCTCGGGTAAAATCGCGATTTAACGTTACTTCCATATAAGATTCGCCAATCCCTGCGAGAACTTTTTTAACGTTATCGCAATACGGGCAATTACTTCGTGTGTATACTGTATAAGGCATTTTGATAAATGAACTAATCTAATTCTACACCAAGGTCGTACTCTTCGTCAAGCTTTCTCTGTACATGAAATAATACTTCCTCGTACTCACTTGCCTCATATTCATCAGCGTTTTCAATCGCGATCTCTAGGGCGTTCAACATGACATCCATCTCATGCTCTGATAAATTTAGATGAATATTTGCTACACTCATAATGTTTATATGAAACTGACTTATATAGCAATCGGAGGTTTTACGAGAATTTTATGGGGTAAAAATTTTTTATATGGATGGAGATTCTTTCGGGCGTTTGGGAACCTTTGTAGGTTAGGGTAGTATGGGTTTTTTGGATTAACCCCCCGAAGGGGGTGTCATACTGTGCTAGACTGCAGCGAGTTTGCGTCTGATCTGTCGCTCTACCTGTCGGATGGCGTTGATGTCTGATGGTGTGCTGCTAGTGGTGATCATCACCCGCTCGGCATTCCTCCAGACTAGGTGCTTGCTTTCACGCTCTAGGGAGAACCCATAAGATTTCATGAGAACGGTGAGAGATTTTCTGTGCTTCATGTCCTCAGTCCTCAAAGGTAGGGATGGCGGCGACTGCCTCATCATGCCAGAGTTCTGCCATCTGTCCAGCGATAGCGAAGGCAGACGACCCGATGGGATGCCCTCCCTCTGCTGTGCCGTTGTTCAGTGTCCAGACGATGCGATAAGTCTGGATGTCGGTGCTCATGCTGTAGGTCATAGAAGGATAGCGAAGGGGTCAGGGTGTGGGCGTGTGCCCTTAGAGTTCTGCGAGCATGGCATCCATCTCGTCGGTGTCTACATCGTCAGACAACCAGGAGATGCCGTCGCCTGTGATGTACTCACCGAACTCGTCAATGAAACGCTTTGCCCACTTGCGGTAACCGAGGTTCTGGTTTTCTTTGGCGTGGCGATAGATCATCTCATCGTTGCCGATCCAAAGAGCGACGTTCCATGTTGCGTGGTTTGCCCATCCGTTCATGCTGTGTCCTGTGTTGTTTGGTATGTAAGAATTCTAGTCGGTCAGCGGTCAATGTCTGTCGCTGATGTGCCAGGTCGTCCACTGTCCACCTGGCTCAAGTCCTGCTCTGATACGCTGGCGACGTTCGGTCTCTGCTAGGTGCTGGCGTTGAATGTTCTCCATGACCTTAGTCATCAGAGGGGAGGGGTTGTCGCTATGAATGAAAAATCCTGTACGTTGCATGATCAGTTAAAGCGAATGGAGTGAATGCGACCGCTCTTGATAACGTAGTCTTTCCACTGTGCATGGCGGTTGACCCATCGTCCGAGGGAACGATCAGAATCCAGGATCAGGGCGAGGATCTTACGGCGTGATACCTTGGTGCAGCGATACTCACAGCTCTCATAATTATCGCGAGATTTCCAGGTGACGCGAGCGGTTCCCGTGATAGGATTGACCTTGAGCGTGTCAACTGAACTGGATTGATCGGTGTTGATCTTGAATCGCATGGTGTCGGTTCGTTTGTTCTTTTAAATTCTAGTCGGTCACCCTAGGGATCTAGGGGTTCTGGGGACAGTTCCCTGCCTGTCACACTCCCATGGGATAGTAACCGAAACGATTCCATCCCTGAGGATAGGACTTAGACCAGTTGATCAGCATGAGGCACAGGTCGTGATCAGAGGAGCGGTGATACAACTCTACTAACCAGAGGGGTGCTTCAGTCTGGTCATTCTTCTCACAGAACATGGAGATCAGTGATGAGATTGCTTTTGATCGTGTCATGGTGTGGTTCGCTTGATGTCCTTATTATAGGGGCTGTGAGAGGTGATGCTAGGTCTTGTGTGCCACTAGGGCGATCGTCCACAGGCAGCCGACCAGTTAGTGTTACTTAGTGGAGACAATAAAAAAGAGGGGATATACCCCTCTCACTCAAGCGTACTCACAAAATGTGAATCCGTTAACGAAATCATGAACAACTTTGTTGTCACGAATGAACCACTGATAGTCCTTCTGAAATACACCGTCAGTGAATGCATTGCAGAACTCGTTGATGATAGCATTCAAACGAGACTTGGTGGTGTTAGACTGCCAACCTCCATCAAATACAGTGACAAAATCATCACCAACCTTTGCAATCTTGTTACCGTGGAGATACACAGTGGAGATGGTGCCTTCGGTGACAACTTGAGTGTTAGCGTTGCTCCAGTTCTTGTTCGCTGTGATGGCAGCGTTCATCTGGGTTTCAATCTTACGCATGTTTGGTGTCGGTTTGGTTGACTTCTTTATAATACAGGGGATGAGAGGCAGCACAACCAGTTGTGTGCCACCTTGTGGATCGTCACAGACCAGCGATGTAGTCTGCGACTGCCTCATCATATTCTGCTTTGGTGTCAAAGGTGCGACCGTAGATCGTGCGAGGATATGAGGCATCACGACCAGCAGCGGCGACCATCTCACAGTCGGCACGATCGTATCCCATCTCTACGAGGTTTGCCACGTAGGGGTTATGAATGTTCATCAGAACCTCATCAGTCTCAAGTGCCATGGTGCAGGGATCTTTGAATTTGTTCATGTGTCTACAATAGAGGATTTTGAGTGCTGTGCCACGCTAGGGTGACAGTTCGTCAATCGTCCAGCAGAGGGTCTTCCTTCTCAATGTCGTCTTGCATGTCCAGAGGCATGGCGTCTCTGTCGTCAATGTCACAATCAAACGAGAGGATGGACGGGATGTCATCGGTGACATCTCCCATATCAAAGATCTCTCCCATCATGTCCTGAATCTCATCCCACATTGGTTTTTCTCTCAACTGAAGTCATCCTACAGCAGCACCGACCCCTGACATGCTACCATGTGACAGTTCGCGAATCGTCCACGGTCGGCTGAATCAGTTTATGTTAGAAACTCTTCCATGTAGTAGTCTACAGTAACTTCATAGAATGCAGCACGTTCTTCTAAACTAGCAGCGAATTCTTCTGCAAAGATATGATTATCTTCATCTGAGTTGTTATCATCACAGAAGAGATCTAGAGTTGATTCATGCATAGTATTAAACGGCAACTTTACGAGTTTCGTTAAGTAACTGTCGTTGTGTTGATTTGATTGTGTGGAGGCAATCATACAGTTGATGTACACTAGTGATATCAAGTCCACCAGGGGATTTAATATCAATCCGAGAAGCATTTGCCCAGTTGATGTTGTTCTTCTTGTCAACTGTTGTTGTGTAATAGTTGCCATCTTTTTCCCAGTATGCATAACCTTCGCATACAACATAGTTGTCAATAGTCATCGGTCTAGTTTTCATAGTGGTTGAACATCAAGGTAAGTAATTTTAAGTTTCTTATATTCTTTTTTGACCTTCTTGACTGCATTTTGGTGAGTATTTGCTGTCACAAATCCTTCTTGATTTACTCCATCAGCAGTCTCAAAATAGTACTCAAACTTGTTTGAAGAAGACATTGTAGTCTTTGTAAGTGTTATTAATTTGAGAATATTTAGTATAATATTCTCTATAGGACTAGTCAGACTTGAACTGACAAAGATATTTAAATCTGACAGATTTTAAGTCTGTTGTGTTTACCAATTTCACCATAGTCCTAATTAGTTAAATATAAAGTTTTCCACAGTACTGTGAAGTTCTTAAATACTTAACTTTTAAGATTTCTGAGGTTTTTATAATTCCTCAGGTTCTACAGTTTCTGAGATTCTATAAGTTTCTCAGAAACTATAAAACCCTCAGTTATTATAATACTGTAGAACTGAGGATTTGTCAAGTTCTATAAGATTCCTCGGAATGCCTCATAGGGACTGACCTTTGAAACCCTACAGAGTTATTATATAAGGATCTCGGAGGTTTGTCAAGTGCCAACTGTGAGAACCTTCTGACATATCTGTGAAGTTCTTATACTATGGGTTGACAATCGGTACGATGCA